GTCTACAGCGCAGGCTACAACGCAGGCACAGACTCTACCGCAGGCCTTTACTCCTCTTGGTATTCGTAACGGAGATTCTCGACTTCAAGAGTATCCAGACCCTAAGGACGATGAACCTTATCTTGTTATTGGTGAAGTAGATTCTGCTGGATCTGAATGCCCATCATGTCAAGCTGAAGTTCTTGCTTATGTCCCTAAGAGTTTTTATTGCGACACTTGCGATTTATGCTTTGCCCTTATGTCAGACTCTTATGGTGAGATAATTGACAACGCTAAAAAGTATTTAACTGACAGAAAATTTGATTCTAATATAACTTATTATCTTTGGACTAAAGATGCTCAAGATCAAGATTTGCTTATGCGAATTAAAGAAGTAGATTATAACGATGATGATAGCTCATTGCATACATCATTGCTGACTACTAATTCTGGTCCAACTTTAGAAGTTCTTGATGGTTACTTCTATGAAGGATTTGACGAAACAAGAACAGTTTGTTGTGATGTTCATTTGTACACAGTTGAAAAATGCACTTGTGAAAAAACTGTCTATTACGATGATGTAATTGAATTCGATCAAAGTCATCCATACAATGTGTATGATAATAAAGCTGCTTGTGTTGATTGCGAATTTTATTATTCTCGCAACTGCAAACCTTATTTAAATTCAATTGTTAATTTTGCAAAAAACAAACAAAAGATTGAAACCCCTATTGGTGAATGTAAAGATTTTACTCTTTATGAACTCAGCAATACTATGTCTAGTTACGATTAAGGAATAATTTATGGAACCTAAAAGAGTAGTTTTAGTTGGTGCCGGTGGCATTGGCACCTGGTTAGCAGAAGGAGTTGTTAGACTTCTTGAATGGAAATATCCTGGATCTGCTTTGATAATCGTTGATGGTGACAGCTATGAGCAAAGAAACTTAGAGCGTCAATCATTCACTCAAGTCGGCAACAAAGCTTCAGTTAAAGCTCTTGAGCTGACTAAGCAATTTAATCAGACTCTTGTTATACCTATTCCTAAATGGGTTGTTTCTGATGAACATCCTGAAACAGATGAAGAGTCTAGCAAGATTAGAGCAACTAAGTTGCTCGCTGAAGGCGATATCGTTCTTGCTGTTGTTGATAACTTTTCTGCTCGTAAAATTTTATTTGACGCAGCTTCAAAACTTAACAACGTAGATGTTTTTACTGGTGGAAACGATGATAACCTTTTTGGTAGCATCTATCATTATCGTCGTCGTGATGGCGTAGACGTTACTGCTCATCCAGTAGAAACACACCCAGAATACCAAAATCCACCTGATCGCAATCCAGGTGAAATGTCTTGTCAAGAACGAGCCGAAGTAGAAGGTGGCACCCAAATACTTGCCACCAATATGGCTGTTGCTGCAATGATTCTTGGTCGTATTCAATATACTATTGTTTCCGAACAAAATCCAGAACAGTCAGAGATCTACTTTGATCTAGGTCTTGGCATGTCCCAACCATATAATCGTATGGTCAATCAACAGCAACCCGCTTACCTATAATTAATAAACGGAGATAATAACATGGAAATGAATTCCAACCAAACAAACACCAGCACAGGCGAAGGCGTAGCCAACGTTCGTTACGGTGTATACAACCAACCAGCACCAGTCTCAGGAAAGACTGTTGGACAGGTCCGTGAGCAGTTCAGCAAGCTCTGGGGCATTAGCTCAGATGCTATTGCTTACAAGGGCAAAGACAAGCTTGACGAGAACTATGTCATTCAGTCAAACGACAACGTTGAGTTCCATCGCCGTGCAGGCGAAAAGGGCTAACACCTTTCCTAACATGATCGTGGGGGGGACTATTAAACTACTTGATAGTTTATTAGACTCTTAACAGAGTAGTCCCCCCCACTATTTTTTATAAAGCCATTAGATTATTATTTTGATACCTGGAGTACATATGCTCTTTCAGCAAATCCAATTGGGAATTCCCGCTATTTGGATTAAAACAACCGACCCTTACAGACTCGAAGAAAATATTACATCCTTTGATAAGCGTACATACTTTACAATTTCAAAAGATGGATTTTCTCAAAACATAAACTTCCAATGGAAACCAGTTCTTGTTTCTATACCTGCTCCTGAAGACGGTGCTCCACCAATAATCAAGACAACTACTGATTTGTCATTGTCTTTTGACTACATGCTTAATTCTTCTGCTGTTAAAGATCTTCCTAAATCTTTTATTTACAATTTAATTGGAGATCCTAAAGCATTTGCTAATGAATTTTCAGGCTTAGTCTCTTCCCTGCATTCTGATTACAGAAAATCTTTTAAATCTGATGACATTTCTTTAATGCCACTTCAGCTCATAGTCTTGAGCGCTTCTGATGTTCCAGAAGAAATTGCGCATTTATTTTATGTTCATGAAGATATGTACCCCACTCTTCAAGAGCTAAACGAAATTCTCAACCACATACATACTTCTACTAATGGCGAAGTATTAGATGCTGCTAAAGCCAAAGAAATTTCCAATGCTGGACTTGGTCTTACAGAATCTAAATTTATCAATCTCTGTCTTATGTCAGTACTTGAACATGGAACAATTAGTTCTTCTTACATCTATGAAGCTAAAATGGCTAATGTTAAGAAAAACGGAATCCTTGAAATAATAAAACCTAAGATTACTTTTGATCAAATTGGTGGCCTTGATAATATTAAAGATGTTATTATGCGCAATCTTTACTTCTGGAATAATCCTGAAGAAGCTGAGAAGTTTGGCATTCAGCCTATTCGTCGCATGCTAACTGTTGGCATTCCCGGCACTGGTAAGTCTGCTATATGTGAGGCAACTGCTAGTGCTCTTGGTCTTGACCTTGCCCGAACTGGTGTAAGTCAAGTCATGAATTCTTTTATCGGTCAATCAGAACAAAACATGCGTACAGTCTTTCAGCAAATTAAAGTCATGGCTCCGCTTTGCGTATGGATTGACGAGTTTGGTCGAGATATGTCTGGTGGTCAAAGCTCGTCTCAAGTAGACGGTGGCACTACCGATCGTGTTCATGGTGAATTTCTTACTGGACTTCAAGAACTTCCTAACGATGTTTTCTTAATGTGTGCTGCTAACCAGCTAAACCATCTTAAACCAGAAATGCTTCGTGCAGAACGCTTCGATAAGATCTTCTTTGTTGGCTTGCCATCATTTGAAGAACGAATTGAAATTATTAAGATCTATCTTCCTGAAGACACTTATGATTACTCTGCTATAGCTCAAGCAACCAAGTACTTTACTGGTGCAGAAATTAAATCATTAGTTAAAGAAACAAAATTCAATGTTGTTTCTGCTGAACACCGCATGCTCAATACTGCTGATGTAGTAAAAGCTGCTCCATTTATGCGTAATATTCTTTGGAATAAAGAACGCGAAATGATTAGAGACTTATATCGTTATGCTTATGACAACTGGGACTGGGCTTCTAGCTTCCAGTATAATGACATAGATGATATACTTGGTAAACAAAAATCTTCTCAAGCCCCTTCTTGGGACTTGAAAGTCTAACAATCTTAAACAAAAGGTAATTATGTCAATTGAAGAAAATGTAGAAGAGTTCTTAGAATCACTAGATTCTGATAACCAAGATGATAAACCAAAATACACTAATACACTTTATAAGAAATGGTTTAAATCTAAATCCCAAAGTGGTTTTATTTCCATTCGACCTTGGTTTCAGGGTATGAAATTTTCCATTGACATTGGTAAGACCAATGCTTCTGGAAAGCTTGAAAGTAATACTAACTGTTTTGTTGATGCTATTGACTTTGCAGCTTACCTTAAAGCTATAACCAATGGAACTGCTGCTCTTAACTTTCCTGCTAATGAAAGACTTGGCCTTGCTACACCTGAAGCATATGTTTCTTATGGTGGAACTATGACTGCTGCTGGTCAATCAATCAGTAGAATCTTTAAATGTCAGTATTGGCAGTCTGGAGACAACGTAGATACTAATGCGTTCATCTGGAAAGCTGGTCATTTTAAAGCTCGCAAGTCTGACAGTGGTGCATTTATTCCTGATATGAAATCACCTCTGTCTGTTGACTCTATTAAAGTAAGTCGTCAAGATATCGTAAGCATTTCTTATTTGCTTGATCTTTCTTTAGCTTCCCATGTCACTAACAACACAGAATGGTACGACGCATAATGTCAGATGATTCATTATTCGAAGGCATAAGCGATATAGACCTTCTCAGAGAACAAACTCAGCAACTTATTATATCTATGTCTAATAAAATAGACGAAAGATTTAAAGAGTTTGATGAGTCTATTGAGAATCTAGAGAAGCAGATTGCTACTTTAATTCTTGGTTTTGGCGAGCAAGCAGTAAACATGGAAGGCCTTATAGCCCAAATTAAATTTGCTACTCCTGAATCCCAAAAAATATTTATGGACACTATAGCTCACAGCAGAAAACAAATGCTTGAAGCCATGAAAGAAGGAGCCGGTGGTCTATTGGCTGCAGAAAGTCCAGGAGTTGCCTCAGCCATTGAGAGCCTGGCTGACGAAAAGTTATTTGACGGAACCGATCAATAACGTTTCTGTTCTATTTGTAGAATCTGAAAATTTTAATATATTAAATAATTTCTATTTTTTACATAAAATATATCCAATTGCAAAACAAGTGCATGACGAAATACATTCGTTGCATTTGTCATCTTTGCCATTTCTTGATTCATTACAAAATAAAACATTGTCCTTTGAATCTATACTTACGGAGACTTAATGCTACCTATATATCAAATACCTACAACTGGATTCACCAATGAGCATTTAGATGATATTCTTGATTCTATTGATGATCATCTTTATCCAGTTAATACTTTTATAGCTTATCATCTTTTAAATAAGAATTATTCTTATCTTAAAACTTTACCTAAAAGTTCTGAGATAACTGTAGAACGGTATGCTCAACTAACTTCAGAGCTAACTCTAAGTCAAACAGTTGTTGCACGCGCTTTTGCTGATGATATTTTTAATACATCTCACACAACTTATGCTTTCATCGGATCTAAAAAACTTTTTAAAACAATAGCTTTTGATTCCTTTCTACCAAGTGACTATGAGAATATCATATCTCAATTAACTGCAAACAATTATCTTAAGATATCTGGTCAAGGATCTGGATCTGTTGTTCTTCTTAATACACACAAGTTAGATCAACCTTTTACCGTACACAGTTTTAGTAATTCTGATAATTTTCAATCTTCTATATCTTCTTTTATCGATTCTTTTAATTTAACTAAAATTGATAATCAATACCTTTTAAATCTTTTATCTGAAAAAGATATATATATAAATTCTCTTCTTGAGCAAATTCAAAACCTTAAGACTGAGAACTATCAAGTTTCTCAAATGACTTGGAGATAATTAATAATGTCAACATCAACAATAAGAAATCTTTTGGATTCTATAACGGATCCTAAAAGTGATGATTATGAACTTGCCAAAGAGATTTCTAAAAATACTTTAACATCTTGTCAGCATCACAGTTCTCCTTCTAATCTTAATGCATCTTCTTCTTATGCTTACGCTAATAATCCCGGCATATATTCTTGTTCAGCTCCTACTCGCAAGTCTAACGATGGCCAACCTATCTCTTGTGTCTATGCAATGGAACAGTCTAATTGCCCGTTGTATAAGCCAGACTTTTCTGTTATGAATAAGGTAAGAGCTAATAATGACATTGATTATTATCTTTCAAGATTTCGTTCTTATGACGGAACATATCTTTATAGAATTTATGATAATAACTTAAATGTTTATTCTCAATTTAAATACACTCAAATAGAAATGGAAAACGACAACTTAAATTTAGAAGCAATTTCTTTATTTAATAAGTTTTTAATTGATTTGTCTATACAGTTTGTTCAACAAGATGTAGCTGAAGATGCTATGTTGATCCCCAAACAAAAAGAAACAAATTCTTATTTGAAGACTTTAGTTTCTAAGGAGTAATATTATGGATCCTGAATATTATGACTATAATTATTCTTTGTATACCCCACAGAATATATTTAATCTTACCCATCAAGCAACTCCCAGAGTTGTTGACAATGATCTTTGGATTAATTACCAGGTTAGTTTTTTAGATACTAATAAAGTAATAGAAGATCGTTCTAAATCTGCTTTTACTAGAGATTATTCCCTATTGCCTTTGGCCGTTAGGTATTCATCTCCTGACGGCAAGACTCATATTATAGAGCGCCCTCCTTTTGAGATAGAAATAGACTTTTCTACTGCAACTTCTTATCGCCCTAGGACTACTCCTAAATATTTACAATCAGTTAAGATGTGGATTCCATGGACCGTTTCAGTTATATCTACTGAGTATCAATCAGGTTCTTTTAGTAGTTCTTTTGTTTTTCATTTATACTTTAACGATGGTCCCCTTCAATCTTTTGATGATAAGTTAGTTCCTTGCTATCTTCCTAATTCTAGTTCTGGCAATATTTGTATGGGACAAGATTCTTTACCAACTAGCCAGATGATTGAAAATGGTTCTTCTATAACTGATATTTATAATCATACTTTTAATTCTTATTTTGGTGGATGGAATTGCGATCTTTCTTGTGCTATGCAAAACCTAGAATATTTTGCTCCTATAGTTGAAAAAATATCACAAAATAAAAAGAGTGCTGCTATTATTTCTAACTATTACAAAAGACATAACACTGCAAAGTATTACAAGAGTCTTTTGTATCTTTTGTCTAATATTTCTTTACAAGAGCACATTGGCTACATCACTTACACTAAAGAAAAAACTTCTTACCATCCAACACTAAGACATCATTTTAATAAATCTAATTTAGATTCTTTTATTTTAATATCTCAATCTCACCAAAATGCAACTGCTCCCTGGCATAGAATAGCAAGAATCTTGACTCATAACTATGGACAATATCCTTCAGTTGTAAACGAAACAAGTTTTAAAGTGGTTATAAAAAATTATCAAAGTTCTCTTATTCTTGATTATATTTCTAACCCTTATATTGTTGCTTCAATATACAAGGCTATGTTGAATTTTGACCCTGACAATTTACAAAACGAGTTTGATCATTCTGAGATCGCTCCTTATATTAAACAATCGGAGAATATTTAAATCATGTTAACACCTGCCGATTTTATATATAATGAACAATCTTCTTCGGAGTATATTGAATTCAACTATAGTCCTTTAGCTCTTGCTGGTCGTTATTCTTCTTATTCTGTCTCTGATTATTTCTTAAAGATATCTGATCAGTCTTCTACTGTTTCTCGGGAAATGAAAATTCAAAATCTTGAGTCTTTTCAAAGCTTTAATATAACTGTTGCAGAAAATGCAATGAAAGAACTTAAATCTGCTATTTCTCATCGTTCTTTTTCTGAAGATGAATCTCTTTTATTCCCAGGAGTTAGACATTTGTCACCTGGAATTATACTATTTGAACGTCCTCCGTGTCATAAAGTGGTATCAACTTACAATGATTACAGAGATCAAATAAGTAGTCAAACTGGTACATCGGAATACTACCTGCCTATTCCCTGGCAAGTCTATATTGCTATGTACAATCCAGAAGACATGAGATTAGTTTCTGTTAAGATGTTTTTTACATCTAACTCTTTAGCTTCATTGGACCAACCTATTTACTCTCCTCCTTTGTACAACTTTTATTCTAATGGCACTTTGTGCAGACCTTTCTTTAGTAACATGGAAGACATTGAGAAATACCCTAAAGATCTTTCTGGGGTAATTGCTTCTGCTTACGACTGGATCTGGAACAGTGGTTTTAATTTCGATATTACTGAAAGTATATCTTTCTTTTTGCATTGTAAAAAGTATGAACAGTTTGAAAAATATTTAAATCCTCAAACTATGCCTAATATGAATTGGTTGCGAGATCATAATTTATATAGTCTTCCTTCTAACTTGCCTTCTCAATGGCACAGTCCTTTCTTCAAATGCTGGGAACAAGTTCCTCTTTCTGAAATTTCTAAATTATCTTGGAATACTTTCACTGAAACTGAGTTCTATTACCAGCATATAAACAACCTCAGAGATAACTTAATTCATGAATTTTGTGATTCTCATGATTATGTTATTCACGAAACTGATTCTGATGAGGATGATTGCCACAGTGATTATTGCTCCGACAATTGTGTTCATCTTCACGAATTTTCTGAACTAGAAGCTTATCAAAAATTTATTGCTAAGCGCTTCTTATCTGAAAACCGTACTTTAACTCAAGCTTTAGATGATTCTGTTAAATTCTTGAATTCTCATAGAATCAATATTAAACCATCTTCTTACATTCAGTGTAGACAGATGTTCTCTAATATTATTCAGAATTCTGTTCTTCCGTCTTGACTTTTATATACCTTTTTGTTATTATATATAATCTAAGCTTGAAAAGGTAATACGAATGACCAAAAACAAATCATCTCAGCCTTCTTTTAACAGATCTGAAGTAGCTAAAATTCTCAATGTTTCTACATTGACTATCGCTAATCGAGAAAAAAATAATAAGTACCCTAACCCTAGAAGAGATTTAAATAATTACAGAATTTATACTATAAATGATGTTTTAAATCTTCAACTTATAACATATAATCATGTTGATCCAAAACCTGTTATATCTGTTTTGTACGACAAAGGTTATAAGGATACTAAATATCTTGGCCAAATAATTGACGAAGCTTTATCGAATAGGGTGAATACAAATGTCAACAGAAGATAATCAAAAAGAACAGGAGTATGCTGAAGGATTTAAACTTCTTGAAGACATTCCTGAAGGCACTACCACAGATGTGGTTACAGATCTCAAGATGGGTATATATAATTTATACCTTAATCTTTTGAACTACCTTATGGTAGAATATGGTTCAGCAGAAGCAGTTAGAATTTCTACTGAATTTTTAGATCAAATATCTAATACATTTAAAGATACATTAAACAAAGAATAATTGGAGACAATAGAAATGATAGATCCACGTAACAACGTAATATTAACAGCAGGCATCGTGTCTGATCCAGAAGTGATTGCTAATGGCAACATTGCTAAATTCAGAATTGCAGTTGACTTTGCAGGCAGCGAAAAAGGTGCAGGCGTAACTTCAGGATACTTTGATGTTACCTATTACCTTAAAGATGGAACAGACTTTGCTACTAAGAATGCTTCGTTTGTTTCTAAGCAAATCAGCGAAGGCAAAATGAAAAAGGGTTCACAAGTTCAGCTTGTTGGACGCTTGGTTCAAGAGCGTTGGCAGCAAGAAGGATCAGCTCGTTCGAAGATTGTTATTGTTGCAGAAGCCCTAACTTATGTTGGCTCTTCCTTCCAGAAGTCCGACACAGCAGCAACTAACGATCAGACTAAGCAAGCTGGATCAGCTAACTCTGTTCCGGATGAGTTCTAATTCATTTGACGCTTCCTTAGTAGAAGAAATTATAAACGAAGCTTTATCTGAATCTCCATCAGTTGAGAGATCTTATGGTCAACTCGGCTTTATGGAGACAGATATAGTTTCTAATATATTCTCAGCAATTGATAAGAAGTTGCCAAATGCAGATGTTGCTAACATCATTAAAGAGGCAAGAGTTTCTTCTAATTCTTTAAAAACTTCTTTAAAGATTACAGACCTGCATACAGTTACTCACAATTGTAGGAAGTGTCAATTTTCTTCTAGTCCAGTTTTACCTAAATGGAATGTTAATAACCCTGACGTTTTATTTATATTTGAGACTTCCTATTTAGATCAAGCTTCTTCTGATTTCTTCATATCTTCTTTGAAAGAAGTAGGATTCTCTTCAGAAAAAGCCTGTGTAACATATCTACTGAGATGTCCTACCAGGGATGTAGATCAAAAATATATAGACAACTGTTTGCCATATCTTCATAACGAAATTCATATTATGAATCCTAAGATTATATGTCCAATAGGAAACACTGTTCTATCTAATCTTTTTGGCACAGACCTTAAAATAAAAGACTACAAACAAAAATTAAACTGGCTAGGTAGTTGGCCAATATATCCACTCTATTCTTTAAACTATGTTTTAAAATCTGGAGAACCTGCTCAAGCTTCCTTCAAGGAAGATATCTTACAAGTGTACCAATTTATATATAAGAAAGGCAATAAAAATGGAGCTCACATACCTGAATGATAAAGCTATAGCTTCTATCTCAGACTACGAGATGTCCAAGTTTCAAAAAGTCGTTGCCCTCGACATTAAGTCTTCTGAAACATCTGATGAAGTTAGAACATATCTTCACTCTCATCTTGAACTTTGGCATTACAGTCTTCAATTAGTTAGAAGAGAAATTGAACTTCAACTATCTTGCCAGAAAAGTAAAGTTGAAATGCATAAAAATAATTTAAGAAAAAACAGTTCTCAGTATTCTGAGTCTCAAGTTCTAGATTATGTTAACAAACAAAACAACTGGAGAATGACAGCTGTCAAGTTTCTTTCTAATATTGAAAGAAGAACTCTCTACGTAAAGCTACTGTTAAAGAACAAGTGATATGAACATTTCTATAGAGTCAATACAATCTTTAGACTCTTCTTTTTTTGAAGAGGACTCTTATGAATTTTTAATATTTTATCAGTCTTACAAAGACTGGAAAGTATATGATTCTACAGAAATATCTAATCAAGTTGCTCTGTCTCTTGCTAATAATTTTATGAATTTTCACGGAAAGATTCCTTTTCCTGAAGATATTCTTAATGACCTATACTGGAGTGCTGTACCATTAAACACTTTCAGATATAAGTTATTACAAAATCTAGAATGTGGACTAGTAGATCCTACTGACACTCAACCTGGGTATATTGTTGAAGGTGTATGTTGGACTAACGGATTTGTCTATGTCGTTAGAGACAAAAAAAATATTATTCAAATCAAATTATTTATAGACTCAGAAACTTATACCAATTATGGATACCCTTAGTGGTGATATAATTGTTTATTGCCTCTGTAGTTAAATGGATATAACATGGGACTTCTAATCCCCCGTTCTAGGTTCGATTCCTAGTGGAGGCGCAAAGGGTAGCTATTGCTCAGGTCCATCGAAATACTAGAATAATAGCTGCTCTTTATAATCGAAAGTAAAAATATGGAAACATTTAAATTACACAACTTTAAAGAGAGTAGCGTTTTACATGCTGCCTCTTGGAATAATGAGACAAGAGATCTTATTATCATTTTTCGTTCAAGAGCAGTTTGGCTTTATCGCCAAGTTCCTGAAACTATCTACGAAAATTTTATTGCAGCTACCTCTTCAGGTCAGTTCTTTAATGTTAACATAAGAGACACTTATCTTTCTCAGTGCTTGTACAAACAAGGGGAAACAGTTGTCTAAACGTAAAAAGAACAAAAATACATACAAACAGAAATCTCATAATTACTATACCCATCAAACTAAAGACCCTAGGCAAATTAAAGAAATTGCTTTAAAAGTCTTTGGTTCTTTATATTATAATCCTAATCAAGAATCTATTTAAATTGTTTTTGTCCAGGATATGTAGTATAATCCTTTTGCCGATATTTATAAACGAGGATTTACATGACTACAATAATTGGAGTTCAAGGTGATGGTTTCAGTATTATTTGTACAGATTCCAGAATATCTTCTATGGACGATGGTGGTTTCGCCTCTCAAATAACAACTTTAGGAAAAAACTCTTCTAAGGTAGCAGTTAATGGTAGATACCTTTTAGGTGCTGCTGGAGATGTTAGAGCTATAAATATCCTGCATCACGTCTTTCAGCCACCTGTACCACCACCAGGCACAACAGATTCTAAGTTGGACCAGTTCTTTACTAGTAAGTTTATACCATCTTTAAGAGCTACATTTGAAGTTCAAGGTTATGCTGCTCCTGAAAGAGATGAGTCAAGCCACATAGCTGAGCAGGGCTCTACTGTCATCTGTTCCATTAATGGCTCCATCTATGTTGTGGATGGAGACTACTCTTGGACATCTGACGTCAGTGGCCTCTACGCGCTCGGTACAGGCGCTTCCTACGCTCTAGGTGCTATGTCTATCCTCTTTCCTAAAAAGGGCATTCCTAACATCGCTCAGGCTAAAACTTTCTGCCTTAAAGCTATTGCGGTTTCTGCAAAATTTGACCCCTATACTGGTCCCCCTTACTATTGTTATGTACAGGAAGAGTCATAGAACGGAATAATAATGGATTTTGATAAACTTACATGCAGCTCTTGCAGCATTGAATGGAACCGTCAGAAAACTAGAGGAAGAAAACCAAAGGTTTGTCCAGATTGTACCATTAAACCAATAGACGAAGTAGAAGAAGAAGATCCTACGGAAGACATTCCTTTGTCTCCGGAACCTCGTCGTGCAAAAACTAAGTATCCACCTAATACAAAATGGTTATGCCATTCTTGTCAAGCCACCGTTAAAATCGGTATTGGTATTAACGAGGAGCCAACACACAAATGTCAGAAAAGACTTAAAAAAGTCTTTCCTTTAGAAAGAGTTTAATATCTTAATGATTAGTTCCAATTGGCCTATGCCACAAAATTCAAAGGTATCAAAAAATGAAAACTCTAATTCTATCAAGAGTACTGAATCTAATAAAAATTCTTCTCTCTTTAACAACACTGATATTAAAAATTTCATTGCCTCAAAACAAGAGTTTATTACTAACAGTAGTTTAAACCCTAAACTAAAAAGCGAATTAAAATCTGCTCTTGATGATTTAGCTAAATTTATTAATCACAATCAATTAAAAGGTAAGCACTTTCAAATAGGTTTTGCTGTAGATGATATGAGTGAATTAGCTGTTATCCAACAAGGATTTCAAGAACAGTTTATTGATCAATCAGACAACGATCCATTTTAATATTATGAATTTTGACGAGTGGATTAAAATAGGTTTAGATAACAATTGGTGTGGACCAGCTGTATGCTATACTCATGACGGTCTTCCTATGAGTGAAGAAGAAGATGATGAGTTTGCAGACGGATCAGATCCTTGCATGCACATTATCCGTCTTTATGAAGACGATGAACATAAAATTAAAATTGAGAGTGTACACTCTCCTTCTATCTGGAGAAAACCTTATGAACCAAAGTAAAGAAGAACTTTTGGAGTGGGTTACTAAATGCCCAGAATGTGCTGTTGCCAAAATCGAGATTCTTCAAATGGATCTTGATGAATGGAAATCGATTGCTCAGTATCGTGAGCAAGAAATGCACAGATTAGAAAACGCGTTAGCTCGTGGTTACACCTAATTAATTTAATGGAGAAAATATGAAATCTTTAATTCAAGCTATTAACAATCTAACCAATGCTATAGTTAGATTGGCTACAACTGATAAAACTGTTACCCCAAAACCTGTTTCTCAAATAACTACTTCTAATCCTTACACTGGAACTAGTTCAGTTAATGTAACTCCATCTTATGCTTCTACGGGTACAGAAGGTTGGTTTTCTTTAGATGCTTCTGAAAAAGAACAACTTTATTATATCTATAAAGCTATTAAGACTAAAGCTACAGATTCTAGCTATATTCCCAATTATACTAATTCTGACATTGCTTTTACAAAAATGATGGATAACCTTCATGCTAATTGGCCTTCTTTCCATGCCCCAGTTCAAAACCTTATTCTTTTAAAAAGAAAATCTATTCAAGATAAATATAATAAAAGAATAAATCCTTCTTCTAAAGAAGTATGGAATTTTCCTCATCAACACGAAAATCCTTAAAGTGAAAAGAGATATATCTTTTGAAGCTAAGGATAGATTGATTAGAACCTGGGGTCCTGAAGTTGTATTACAATGTTCTTGTGGTCAAGTACCATCACACTCTATGTGGGGACAATACTCAAATCCACGTTGTCCTGTTTGCAAGCAGGTGTGTCACGTAATAAGTCAAGAGTGGGGATTTACTTCTGATGGATCATAAAGAAATGCGAGATGCTATGACTAGAGCACTAAACCAGATACATAATGACTTTTGCAATAACTGCAAGAATCCTTTTGATGAAAATCAAGGCGGATACACAGATCTTATAACAGTTGATAAAATGTATAAGCTATGGTATTGTGACGACTGTTTTGAAGTGGTTGAAGATGAAGATGATTATTTCAAAGATTAAAAACCGTAGAAAGCATAAAGTTATTTTTAGGCTTCAATCAACCGGTAAAAAGATTTGCACCGTTAAATTTACGGATAGAGAATTTTTGAGAATAACTCTTGCAGCTATGTCTGCAAATATTACTCTTGAAGATTTTTTTATTGACATAATAAGAAACGCAGGAAAAAATGACACACCATAATCCTATTGCAGAGGCAATAAAGAAATTAAAGCGTCATCCTAATAATTCTGATCAACCTGATCTTACCCAAAGTGAAACAATAACTAATCAGAGACAACTTATTAAATTCTGGGTAGATCACGCTAAAAGATTAGAACTAGAAAACCAAGATCTCAAACTTCAAATATCTACTCTACGTGAAGAGTACAACTATACGCAAATCCCTGAATAATTTTTAATACAATAAAGGAGATGTTATGACAAAACCTACAATGAGTAACTCTGAATACCTTGAATTATGCAAAGAGCAAAAAATTAATCATCCCGATGTAATGGGATTTTATTTTCCTAAACCAATTCCTAATTTTGAACCACCTATGATTACCGATAGTGGCACTTTAAGAGAACCATCATTTCCTATGGTATCAAAGTGTTGTTGGGACTGTGCATACTTGTATTATTTTGAAAGAACAATAGAAGAAGTAAAAGAAATTTATGGCTATGGCAATAATAAAAAAGATAGAAGCTATTATCTTAATGGAGAACTCATAGAAAGAATTCTTACTTCAGAACAGATTGAAGCTAAGAATCTTGCAGATGAATTGCATATTCAAAAAAATTTAGGATATTACTTTTGTACTTTTCCCAAAGAAGATCTTAATTCAGGAATTTTGATTATTGAAAATGAAGAAAACATTGAAAAATTTGATTATGAATGGGCTTGTGACATTTGTGAAATGAGTGGTTGTTACTAACTATTTTGTTTTTAAAATTGCTATATAGGGTAAAATTTAGAAAAAAATTTGTAGGCCCAATTCCTTTTTAAATTTTTCCTAGCACCTGGGAATTTAAATCTTTTTTTTCTAGTACAAAATAGAATTATTATAAGTAATATTTTTTCAACTCTAGGCCCTTAAACTGCCGAAAATTATCTCATTACTTTAGCTGCAGTTTCCCCTGCTTCAATTACTTTTGCCAATGTTCCTCTACTCATGACGCCAATCCTTCTAGCAACTCTTTGTACTGGGCCTGCACTTTCAGCTATGTCATCTGTAGCAGACGATACTTTTGCACCTAGGGTACCAAGAGCCCTTCTTGCTGTTACAATCGGCTGCCTAACAAATTCATCAAAAATAGTAGGATTCATTACCGGAGTCATATCGACTGCACCAGAATATCTAACCGAAGAACCTACCGCAGTTCTTGGTATTGAAACAGAAATGTTACCTATATCTTCTACAGCGTTTCTATAAGGATGTACTCGGCCACGAAGTGCAACCTTTTTTCCTGTAGCTATTGTACCTTTCAACTCAATTCCGGATTCGGGAGGGAATGGATTAAGATTAATATCCTCTACCTCAACACTTCTAGTTATTGCTTCGGTATATATCTGTTCTGCATCAGCGCCTTGCTTAGAAAGTTTGGGGAGCATGCTATCGTCATGGATTGCCGTTTCCATGACACTTGTATCCACCTCATATGCGTGCAAGAAAACATCACTGCCATCTCTAGCTTCTCGTCCCATTCTATCACGAGCAGAAGATAAAGTTCCGGCATGGAAGACTGAAGCAGCGTCCTGACTCTCTCCTGATAAGAAGCCAACAATTCCATCTAGGTTATCTTGGTTTGCTTCTTTAAAGGGTCCGTCTTTAACTCTTTCACTAATAATCTTTAAAAGTGTTTCCGGATTTTTTGCAGCTTCTATTTCCTCTGCTTTGATAATTCCTTGATCAAATAAAATATCTATAGTGTCTTGGACGTTTGGATGAACGTCCATCAAGTGCGGTGCTATTGGAGATGAAGAGGCGTGATAAAAGAATACCTTTTTACCTCTTTGTAATGGGTGTAAAGCTTCAGCTTCAGAAAACTGATCTGGGTTTGATATTCTACCAATGTCTTGCAAGAATTTGTCTATAGGTTTTGTGTCTACAGCTGTAATTATAGGTCTAGTTACAGGAGGATTTAAATTGGGATAGATAATATCATTTGTAAACGTTTGAGATACACCGGCTAGATGCAGACTCTACAGCAGTTTGCGAACTTTGGATTTCGGCATGTATAGACTCCAACATCCCCGACAGCCCAGATGGACCAAGATCGCCTACACCTAGACCTTTCTTGAGCTTATCAAAAAAACCCATCTAGAATAATCCCATGCTATGACCCATTATTGCTGCTGATCCAAGACCAAAAGCTGCAACACCAAGTGCACCGTAGCCAGCCTTACTCTTTCTCAGTAGGGTAACGCTTTCAGATAGGGCTTTGTCTGATCTTCTTGCAGCTCCAGATGCTTTACGCATAGTGCCTAGGCTTGTTGTTCCAAATTTTTCTGCGCTTCTAGCTATCCCAGCAGCTCCTTTTTCTAGTTTCATTGAAGACTTTCTTGCTGCGTTTGACTTAGCCATATTCCTAGAAACGCCACTCCTACCAACAGCAGTTATGCCACCGCCTATCGCCATGATTCCAGCTCCGGCAACAGTCGCACCCATGGAACCGGTTTGCATTCCCCCTACCATGGTCATAGCGCCAGCTGCCATTGTTCCGTATCCAAAGTTTCTTGGACTTCTAAAAGCATCTGCTCTATTTGAAAGTTTCTTCGATGCTTCCATAGCTACATCTGCAGCGTCTAGGCTTTCACGAATAGCACCAGAGACCTTGTTGCCCTTAGACATGGCTCCAAGCATCCCTGAAGCCCCTGCAATGCCCACCGCTGATACTCCTGCTCCTATTGCAGCTTGACCATAATCACCTTGTTGAAATTGTTGTGCACTGTAGGCTGCTCCACCTACGCCCATTGCTGCAAGACCAATGCCACCTTTTTTAAATCTGCCACTAGTTTTTTCTATAGCACTGGCTCCACGCCTTGCATAGTCAGCATTGGATAAAGATTTTCCACCACCACGAGCAATCTTGTAAGCTCCAACACCAAGGCCAGCACCAATAGTGCCTGCCCCGACTGCATCCATATATCTACCTTGGCTATTCTTGTTGTAGCCATAACCCATAGCTCCTACGCTACTACCGGCTAGTATGCTTGCGGAAATTCCTCTTACACTAGCCATAGCTTCTCCCTTTGGGTTATTATTTAATAATAGTACTCATATTTTTATGTTTTTCTATGATACAATTTGATTGCTTTATGTTCGCTGGCTAGTGACCTAGTCCTTAAATTACAGGAAAATTATGGGAATGTTTGATTACTTTAAGATAGATTACCCACTGCCAATTGAAAGCTACGTACCCAGAAAGTATGTCCCTCATATATTGGCTGCTTTTAGTCAAGATGAGTTTCAAACAAAAGATATGGATTGCGTCTTGGATCGATATTATATTGACAACGCTGGCAGAATATATGTTTCTAATCTTATTGACTTTGAGGAAGATATAAGATCAACTTATGAAAAAATATATTATCATGGACACATTCAAGTTCACATGGGGATATACTTGGACCCTGATGCTTTTGGTACTAAAGTCAATACATACGACCTGTGGTTAAATTATGACCTTAAATTTACAGATAGTCTCTTGGTTAGTGCAACCATGCTATCTCCAACGAAAGAAGAAATAGATGACTTACACTGAAAACTACAGACAGATTTATGCGGAGATTTCCAAAGCAGGTATGCCACATGAAAAAACTCACAAAGCTGCCCTTCGTATAACAGACGCATTAAATGACATCTTTGTTTATACTAAGGTAGAATTTCCATCTATGATGAATCAGATCATGGGCATAGTAGAAGAGTTTACTGCTACAGTAAAACTAGGTGGTTACGATCTAGATGATAGGGATTAGTTTTGCGGGGTTAGTTAATAGAGTCCAATAGACTCTCCACCTTTGCATTAATCCTATCAAAAAGAAAATCATATTGAGTATATCCATGGTATACTAGTAACACATATGCGGTTGTAACTTAACAGTAGAGTACGTGCGCTTCCGACCCACGGTGTGAGGGTGCAATTCCCTTCAACCGCTCCAATCTTAAACACGGAGTAAAAATGAATCATGATCCTAGTAGAAAACCCCCTCTGTATAAGGGTGATAGTGTACAAGAAGCTTTTGTTTTAAATCTACTAAATGAAAAAAGAAATGGTTATTACGTTGAGTTAGGCGCTTTTGATTCTAACTTAGGGAGTAACACATATCATCTTGAGAATGATTACGAATGGAATGGTGTTTCCTTTGAAATACTAGATGACAGACGCAATCAATTTATATCGAATAGAAAAAATCCTTGTTACGGAGATGCTTTAAAGTTTAATTATATTAATTACTTTGAAGAGAATAATTTCCCTAAACAAATAGATTATCTTCAAGTAGATATAGACGCTGGTTACCAAGAAGATGGTAGACCGTTCGGCAACCATTACCTTACTTTACTGGGGCTTATATCTTTACCGTTGACTCAGTATAGATTCTCTGTCATAACTTTTGAGCATGATTCAAATATGTACTTTAGAAATACTGGTATGCGTGACGCACAAAGAGAAATCCTAGATTCTTTAGGGTATACTCTTGTAGTAAGAGAAATTCACGAAGACTGGTGGGTTGACCCGAACGTATTGCCAATTGATAAATACAGAAAATACTTAAGATGGGAGACACTATAATGACATACTCTACTTTAATAGTAGAAGACTTTATTGATGATAAAGATCTAGATTTACTAATAGAATCTTTTGCTGATGCACCTTTTGATTCCGCGCCAAATAACCCAAATTTATTTAGCTATCAAATACCTAAAGACTATATTCATGCATCAATAACTGACATGATTAATACTAAGCTGACTAGTACACTAGAGGAACACTACAAGGTAAAGATATCTCAATACACAAGTGGATCAGTCACTCGCTATACAGAAGGACAATACATAGGACTACATGCAGACTGGGCCCCGGAAGATGTGTACGTTCAAACTCTTGATAAAAAGAGAGTAGACATTAGTTCTGTCACGTATCTTAATGAGGATTTTACTGGTGGAGAATTGATATTTTGTGAAGTGAGTAAAGATTTATTGATAAACAAATTAATGACTCTAGTTCCAAGAAGAGGAATGGTTATCTTCTTTGATGCCCTTAAGTCACACTATACTAATCCTATAATTAAAGGCGCTAAGTATTCTTATACCAACTTCTACTCACTAGAAGATTAAGTTTTTGTATGCAAAGTCTAGATCTAACATACAAAGAAATTTATCCTAAAATTTTTGTATATACTAATTTATTTCCGGACCATAAAAGCCTTCACACTATAATGAAAAAATCAGAAAATGAATCGCAGGGCAAGGGTGTTTATTCTAAATGGACTGATTGGTTTGTGTTTGGAAAATATTGTAGTTCAAGATATTACAAATTTATAATACAAGATATTAAAGAATCTTTTGATAATGGTATTAGTTATGATTTTGATTTATATGAACAAGAGTTATTATTACATATTAGACTTAATGAAGCAGTAACAGCTGCAATTAGTAATTATGTAGCCATTAATGATGTGACCTTGCCAGAAAACTCTTATATATCAGATCAAAATATAGGTAGATATAATCCAGGAGTAGATACTGGCGAAGGCAAGACTATGCAGTACCACACTGACTATGGGATTGGGGAATGGTATTGGCCGGGGGAAAAATTCTTATTAACTGCTACAACATATATGAATGATGATTATGAGGGTGGGGAGATAATGTTTTCTATAGGTGATGAAATAATTAAGTATAAACCACAAGCTGGAGAGATAATTGTATTCCCTTCTGGCTCACCCTTATACCCAGGTGGCGAACCTTACTTTCATGCGGTTGATGGAATAAAAAAGAGTAGTAAATTTTTAGTTAGAATGTATTTGAAACATTCAACTAAAGGTGAAAAAAAATGGTATGATGGTGAAGAAAAATATGGCAAAGAAGAGTGGTACGAAATAGCCAAGAAGAGAGCCGAAGGGCACAACTCTATTGGCGTTTTTGGCTACAAGCCGAGATTATGTTCTGCTCTTGTTACCAAACTTTATGGCATTCCGATAGAAAGTTATGAAGTAAAGGAAGATATTTTTTATGATGAAGATGAAATTTAAAAAGGAAAATAAAATGAGCAAAAGAGTATTACTAACAGGTGCTGGTGGTTTTGTAGGACATCACACATTAGAACATATTTTTAAAACAACAGATTGGGATGTCGTCATTAGCGATTCATTCCGTCACCGTGGAGTGACAGATAGAATTACTTCTATCAAATCATGGGAAGAAAATAAGCATCGAGTAAAACTAATCACTCATGATCTTACTGTTCCATTCTCTGACGTAATGATTAAAGACATGGGTCATATTGATTATATTATTTCTATGGCTTCTGATTCACATGTAGATAGATCAATTACAGATCCAGCTCCATTCATAACTAATAACGTAGCACTTATAGTTAACATGCTAGAGCTTGCACGTAAGATCAAACCAGAAGTATTCTTGCAGGTCTCTACAGATGAGGTATATGGTCCGGCTCCAAAGGGATATGCTCACAAAGAATGGGATACCATCCTTCCATCTAACCCATACTCTGGATCTAAAGCTGCACAAGAAGCTGCATGCATATCTTACTGGCGTACCTTTGGTGTTCCAGTAGTGATTACTAACACTATGAATATTATTGGTGAGCGTCAGGATCCTGAGAAGTTTATTCCAAAGATTATGTATTGTCTTGAGAAAGATATACCAATGACAATACACGGCACTCCTGAAAACATTGGATCAAGATTCTACTTGCACGCAAGAAACCAGGCTGATGCTTTAGTGTTCATCTTGAAGAATCTACCAGCTACATCTTATCCAGATGCGGATAGACCAGATAAGTATCATATCGTTGGCGAAAAAGAGATTGATAATCTTGAGATGGCTCAGCTTGTAGCTATGTACTGGGGCAAGGAATTGAGTTTTACATTTGAGGACTTCCACACAACAAGACCAGGACATGATCTTCGTTATGCACTAGATGGAACAAAGCTTGCAGATGCTGGATGGGTAGCTCCTATGGCTCTTGAGAGATCTTTAGAGTTAACAGTCGAGTGGACTAAAGCTCATCCTGAATGGCTCTGGAGAGTTTAATTCTTTAAATTAAACTACCTTCATATATTGGTTACTATTTAGATGTTAAACCAATATGTGGAGGTATGTTATGGCAGCAAAGAAGCCAGCTAAAAGAAATATTACAACTGTTAAAGAAGTTAAAAAAGATTTACCAGGAAAAGCTGTAATGTATTATGGTGTTCCAGAAAGACCATTTGTTTGTCCTTCTTGTAAAAAAAGTTTAGTTAAAGGAATAGTCTACGAAGACAACAGCTCTATGTATTGCTGCAGGGGATGCATTCCAGCTAAAGAAACCGCATCAATATAATCTTTACCAAAGGTATTAAAATATGGCAGATGACAATGTAACTGCAGCCGGTCGTAATAGGACAATGGTTCCAGCTAATTATGACAATATGAGCGATGATCAGTTGCTGTCTTTTTACCAAGGCGTTAAAACTAACTATGAAAAGCAGTTAATCATAGATCCTGACGGGAAAGCTTTTTTGCCTACATCTGAAGGTAGTCTACGCGCCACTGAAAAACAATTAAGGGCTAGAGGAATTCATCCTGATGATCCTGCGCCGAGTTCTGTTCCAGCAATGGAGGTTAAAGATAAAGGGGATGTTCTAGCTGCAGAGGTAGCAAGTAATAAGGGTGAAGCTCTTGCGCAACCAACTACTGAAGACCAACAAGAAATTGTTCAAGGGGATTTAGAAGCGTCTGCTGGAGAAGCAGGTCCTGAATCTATTCAAGATGCTCTTCAAGAAAAGGCTCAAGAAAAAGCAGAAGAAATTGCTAAAGAAAAAGCAGAAGGAGCAATTGGCCCAAAAACTAGTAATGATGGTCAGGTAAAAGGGACTCCAAAGAATGGAGTAAGAGTACGGAAAGCCAGCACCACACGTTTCTATCACTCCAACTGCTTCAACTTCTTCCGTTGGTGCAGCTGTTAATCAGGCTGTTCAACAAGCTGCTCCCCCTCTTCCTCTTCCCCCTACTCCGAATGCTTCAGCTGTTGCACAGCAAGCTCTTAAGGGGGCTGGACATGGTATGCCACCGGCTGGAGCACACACTGCTACTAAGGTTACAAAATCCATGAATGTTATGGATGAGTTAATGAGTTATGGTAAACAGCTAGCAGGCAATGTAGCGAAGGGGACTAAAGGATCTAAGAATGTTAGAGTAGCTGGACTTGCTGCTTTGGCTGCTGGTGCCGGTTGGGCTGCAGAAAGATTAAAGGGCAATCAACAGAAGGTTGATGCAGACTATAATAGAGAACGACAAATGAGGGAACAATTAATGTCAGATGGATAATCTCCTTACTGAAATTTTAAGAACGGAAAACAAATGAAAAATTATTGGCTTACTGAAATGGTAAAAAATACAAATTACAAGATGGCTCCAGCTGAACAAGAGTTTGTTAATGCTTTAAGATCTATTGCTAAAAAATATGGCAAGCTTTCTAATAGCGACGGCAATGGTATTTGGGTTGGATATGTTGAAGCATCCGAGAACGACAACGCTAGCATTGGAGTTATGTGCAGTAACTGTTCTCAGTATGAGGGCTCTGGAGTCTGTAAGATCGTTAAGCAAAAGGTACAAGATGGCGGTTACTGCCGCCTTGCTGCTATTCCAGATGGCGTAGTCAACGGTAGTAAAAAAGACGACGACGACGACGATGACGAAGAAGAAGACTAGGGCTTTACTCCCCACTTACCTATAGGGCAAGTAGCGTGTAGTAATTTAGTCTTTGCGGGCATAAAGCAACCGCATCTTGTACATGTTTTAGCTACCGTTAGATGGGGGCAATCCTGACAAACAGAGTATCTATACTCTTGTTCATCATCAGTTACATATTCTGTATCTGGATTAGCAAAATCCCATGGACGTACAACGCCAGTCTCCTGACGTTCTGCGTTTTTCTTTTTCCATTCTTGCCAAGGTGTAGTCATAGTACTATTCTACAGGAGGATTAAAGTTTTGTCCATCCCAAACATAGCCCTCTGGAATCAAGCTATCCGTAGCTATTACACTGGGATTACTACTCAAAATTGCATACAACTTTTCAGCAAACGCGTTTTCGTCTTTTTGCTGGTAAATACCTCGATTAGGAAGCTCCCCAACTACTTCATTGTCTAGTATTAGCATAAAATATTTCATAAAATCCATTTTACCATGTTCCTTTTTTATTGTCTAGTATAAGCATAAAGTATTTAATAAAATCCATTTCGTTGTTTAGAAGTCGGGATATCTGCAAACATCGCCACCGACAGCACGATATCCACCAAGATTACATTTCTCTACATCGACTGGCCCCATCCACGAGTCATAACACGCTAATCCGGGGGCAACTCCTTCATACACTAGGTTCCCAGCTGAATCACAGTATACCCACCCGGTCGGGTTGAAAACACTATATGTAGCATAAGGGTAGCTTCCTCCAGAAATTGCAAGAACACCTCCATCGGCTGTTGATGCCCATGAACCCGAGCATCCGCCCAAACTGCCACAAGTTGCACCAGCAGTAGCAGTACAACTTCCACCGGCAGTAGAGGAGCAAGTTCCACCGCCACCGGTACAGGCTCCACCGCTACTGGTACAGGCTCCACCGCTACTGGTACAGGCTCCACCGCTACTGGTACAGGCTCCACCGCTACTGACGCAGCCTGCAAAGCTACCACAAGCTCCATAAGAACCACAATCATAACCTAAGTCTTCTGTTGCCCCTCTAGTCCACTTGTAGCAAGTTCTTGTTTTAGTTCCGGTATTAGTTCCAGCCGTAGTTCCAGCCGTAGTTCCAGCCGTAGTTCCAGCCGTAGTTCCAGCCTTAGTTCCTGGTTGAGTTCCTGCTTTACTTCCAGTTTTAGTTCCACAAGACGCACAACCACTTGAATCAGTACAACTTACAGTACAAGCCACACTACAATCAGCTGTGCAGCTAGCTGTGCAGCTGGCTGTGCAAGCAGCTGTGCAGGCAGCTGTGCAATCAACGCTACAGGCAGCATCATTCGCATAAGAACTGTATCCCCAACCTGTTGCTGTAGACGAAGCCGTACTGTAAGATCCAGCTCCATTTGCATTATTGGCCCTAACTTTAGCGTTGTAAGCAGCGGTGCTATGGTAATGATCAACATTATAGGGGGAAGTTACATTAGTATATGTATTTACTAGCGTAACTCCATTGTATACCTGTATATCATAAGAAGTTACTTGGGCTAAAGTAGTTTTATTAGAACTTGAAGAATTTGCACTATTGCCAGCTGCGTTAACGGCATATAACATAATAGTGTATGTAGTAGATGCTGCAAGAGCTGCTGAAGATGAGCTAACTGTAGTCACCGTAATTGGAGAGGTCGTAGTTCCTGCAGATTTGAATGTAGAACCATTGTCTGTAGAATAATAATAATTTGTTATAGGAAGACCGTTGTTATTCCCAGCGGTAAAAGGAATACTTAGCGACACCCCAGTTGCTCCCGGAGATGACCAAGAAAATGTTGCATTGTTATTATCTTGAGTTAACGATGGAGTAGAAACTGTAGCTGGCGAATTTATTGAAGTTGTTATTGTTCCAATTGTTGGTGCGACTGGTTTAGCCCCAAGACCAAATAGCCTTCCGCCCTTTGCTGGCTGCCATAGAAGAAATAAAAGGCATTATTTTTCCTTAGTAGTTTAAACTATAGCTACCGAGTATAACCCAAGCACTGGCTACTCTATGAAGTGTAAATGTAAATATATCTATCTTCGTTGAAGCAGAAGCAGTTGGAGCAGCGTTTGCATTAGCCCATTTATGTGTCACAGTAGAACCATCGGCTTTGATGACAGTAGGAATGCCTTGTGTTGCACCTTGTTTCACTATAAGCGTAACAGAAACTGCATAATTATTATCTGTGGGTAGGTTTGTTATATCTACAGTAAATGTAGTTGCCCCAACTCCAGCATCAACGTAAAATATACCACCAGTATTATAATTACAGGTGAGTGTGCCTGATGATATTGTTATATTATTTACAACTTCTCGAATCTGCTGTATGTCTGTCCTGCCGCTGATTATGGTTGGACCAGTAAAGCTTGCTGTAGCAGCACTTAGGGTAGACAGAGTGCCAACTGAAGTCAGTGAAGAACCTGTAATGGAAGAGCCAAGAGTGGTAGCAGATAAAACATCTGTTCCATCTACTTTATATGTTTTACCTGAAGCTATGTCAAAGCTATCATCTGTTTTTAAAACATTAGCAGCTGATCTATAAAGAGTCGTATCAGCAGTAGCTGATCCAGAACTCCATCTTAGTTTGCCACCTGCATCTATAGAGAAGTTTGGTGTAGCACTTCCATATGGGGCTATCTCCAAAGCTGTGTCTGCTGTGGTGTTAAATTTACGTGCACGTAAAAGATTGTAAAAATTGGGCATTGGCCTCAACCAAACCTTTCTAAATTAAAAGCCCTCGAGCTTATCTAATATAGTAATTAGCTTTGTGCTTTTTTGTCTACTTTAGTAAAAACTTGATTGATTTCTGTGGTAGTTAACTTGCCGTCATCCAAAAATGCTCTAGACAAACCTTCTACTACTGTAGCGACTCCAGCCATACCGGCCATGAAACAAGCCTTCCATATAGGAACGCCAGCAATTGCACCAGCACCGATGACACCAAGGCCAGATGCTGCAAAGGTAGCTACTATTCTTAGGATTATATTATATGTGGTCTTCATTTAATCCTCATCATTCTTAATCATCGCATGGACATAGTGAACCAAGAAGGCACAACCTGTAGCTATGATCGTAATCTTTCTAGTTTCCCCAGACAGAGTTGCAAACACTACGACGCTACCTGATATGGTAAAAGCTAGTGCTGAAGTCTCCCTTGAGAATTTTTTAATAAAGCCCCATGGACTAAATTTCCTTTTCATTGTTTCCTCCTCGTATTTAAATATACTGTTTCTTGTGAAGTGGTTATCTTCTTGATCTTCGGGACCCTCTATTTCAGTGTCCTCTTCTTCGCCGTCTGGATTCTCATCTTCCTTGCGACCGTTAGTATTGCTGCCATCGCCAGGACCCCCTCCAGAGCCTCCTGAACCCCCACCAGAGCCTCCTGAACCCCCACCAGAGCCTCCTGAACCGCCTGATGGACCAGATGACCCAGTTCCTGCTCCCACGCCAACCGTAGCTGCTGATAGAGCTGCTGTAGCAGCCAAGAGAGTTCTACGAGATCCCACGTCTACCTGGGATCCAGTTGGCACATAGTCGTCAAGACCTTCTCCGTAAACGTCAATTTGAGTTTCAAATTCATCTTTAATTTCATCTGGGGCATCAGAAACTGCAGCTACCAAGGCTGCTTCCTCTGCTACAGATAGGTCACCAACTGGGATAGCATCAAAGATTTCAGCTGCCTGATCTGTGTCAATGCTCTCCAAGACTTTCTCACTGGTGGCAAGGTCGGTAGCTTGGTCTTCTGTAACGCCGTTTTCAATAACCGAATCAACTGCATCAGAGACCTGGTCTTCTGTAATGGTGTCCGACTCCAAGACTCCAACCAGTTCCTCAAACTGTTCATCAGAAAGTGGCTCGTCTAAAACAGCGTCGATGATTGAGCTAAACTTTTCATCAGTAATTGGCTCATCAAAGACGGCATCAAGAGCAGCACTGAATTGTTCAGTTGTTAGTGGCTCCTCAAAGACTGCTTGTACTGCAGCATCAAACTGCTCATCGCTCAGAGTTTTAACATCTTCAAATATTGCAACGGCTGCGTCTTCAAACTGGGCATCAGACAATGGACCATCAAAGACTGCTGTAACAGCATCTTCAAACTGAGTATCTGATAGTTTAGTTGGGTCTTCAAAGACCGTATTTACAGCAGCAGCGAAGTTGTCATCAGACATGGGTCCATCAAACACTGAATCAATGACGGTCGCAAACTGAGTATCTGAAAGTTCTTGATCCAGAAGAGAGCCAACTATTGCTGTTATTTCTTCTGGTGTACCGGCATCTGCAACTAAATCGCCAACAGCATCTGCAATTCCTGCGTTAGACATGGGTCCATCAAATATGTCTTCTACTGCAGTGTCTGCAGCGTCTTGTGTATCTTGAGGAACTATTATTTCTGGAGTTGGATCTTCAGGTATAACAATTGGTGTTGTTTCTTCTGGAATTGCAGGAATAACTTCAGGCGTATCTACTGGTTCAAATATTGTTTCAATAATGGTTGTTACAGGTGGCGAAACTGGCGTAGTCGTTATTGTTTCTGGTTCTGGCGTTGAAACTGGAGTTAGATCTAGGTCTGGAATTGAAACAGTAGTGTTTTCTGTTGGAAGAGTTTCGACAGGGGGAGGGACAACCTCTGGTGCAGTTGTTGTAGTTGTGCCTGTTGGCACTTGTGGGACTGTGGTTGTGGTGGTTGTAGCCGGATCTGATGTTGTTGCATCAGCAACTTCCTGAGGACCATACAAACAGTTCCCTATTCCCTCGCCCACACATGGGGCGGTACCTGCTTGAATTTTAAATCGTACAGAACCATAGCCAGTTTGACCTGAAGTATCAATCACATAAGTAGTATTTGCAGCATATGTCCAAACACCCCAACCCCCAGATTCTATGTTGTTATCTAAATTATAAAAAAGAATACTGTACATATACGGCTGCGTATTACTTGCATCTGGTGCATCCCAACTCAAGGTCACACTTCCATCGTCATTTGCTATGGCTGTTAAATTTTGGATTGAATTAAAGTAAGGTGCAGTAGTTGTGGTCGTTGTATCTGGTACTGTTGTGGTTGTAGTCGTAGTTGTTGTTGTTGTAGTAGACGTTGTTGTAGTGGTTGGTGGCAGAGTTGGGGCTGTTTCGTTGTTTGGCTCAACTCCACCAAAGACCGCACATGAACCACCAGATTGATTGCAAGACAGTGTTGTTCCTATTTGGTCATCAACCATCAGTACCGGTGGCAAGCCTTGGTCATCCAAGTTGAACGATGTAAAGCCTAATTTATAAGTTCCAGTAACAGATACTTTATATGTTGATACTTGCCAACCAGTAGCACCGTAGGAGTTTGTCGAGTAGTCACCTGTGCCAGGGTTAGAAAATCCTAACAGTGCGTACGACTGATTAAAGTTATTAACTGTGATTGCTGGAGTCGACGCAACGGTGACAGGAACAAGAGACGTAATAGATCCATCATTAAATGGAACATAGTCAGTTGCCATATAGTTCCAAGACATTGTGTATGTAATACCAGCAGTTAATTGAACTTCACGAGTAATCCATGCTGCATCAGTTGGATTGCCACTGCCAAAGCCAGATGCCTGTGCTTGTGATGACAACATAGTTGCTATCTGAGATGTTTGAGTTCCAGAAAGCCCAAGTGCAGCCGTAGCTTGAGTAAATGTTTGCTCACCTTTTGGTTGCAGAGCAACAGCGTATGTTCCACCCTTTGGGGAAAATGTCCAACTGCCTGCAGCAACTGCTGGAGCGTAGTAAGGGTTGTCAACTACTTCGTATTGCTGCGGGACAGTGTTCGGGATTGGTTTATTAATCGTTGGACTGCCCATTGCTCCATTTGCGCCATGAGTAAATGTTCTAGAGCCATTGAATATTGTTACACCAGTTCCGCCACCGTTGATTGAAGTGCCAAGTGTCCCAGTTTGTGATCCTCTAGACCATCCAGTTAGCGTGCCGTCTTCAAACCCAGCATTTGATATAGAAACAGAACTGCTGGTAGCAGTTGCTGTCATTGGAAAAACCCAAGCTATTATAAATAATAATACAAGGATCCATGATCCACGACGTGGTTTTAGTCTCATCAGTCAGCCCTCCGATGTTCAATACTAATAGTAAGGGCTGATTAATATTTTTGCGGCGGCCAAAAGGGAAAAGCCCCAGCAGAAATTAATCTACTGGGGCTTTGCACCGGCCTCCGTTGCAAGGAGGCTAGTATATCACACTAATCTATATCAAAATCTGTTTCTGATTTTTTTATTGTGTCTAGAATTATTGCTATAAGAGCTGCAGGCATTGCAAGCATCCACGCAAGTATAATCAAAATAATTATACCTTTAATCATTAGGAGAATATTGTTGGAACACTCAATAAAAAACTAAGGCCAATTAACCACAGGGCTATTGAAAATAACACTAGATAGGCAACAAGTTTTTTTATCTTCATGACAGTGGTAATACCTAAAAGAAACAAAGCAACAGCAAACATTCCTGTAAGCATTTGAAGTGTGTTACTGTTTCTTCCCTCATTTTTGGCTTCATTTAACCAGTAGTCACTATCGGCAAATCTTTTTTGGTACGGATCGTATAGTTCGTCCATGTAAGGTTTGCAGCTTGGTAGTTGCCCTTTCGGGTTCTCAATAAAACAAGGCATCGCAAACTCGTACAACTCGGCAGAGCCATTGAATGTCTTTATGTCCTCATAGATATCATCGGTACTAACACCGTCTACGAGTACACGGACTTGCTTGTCTTTCCATACGGTTAAGTCGTCTCTATACTTGACTTCTGCGGTTATCCACATATTATTTGCGTCAGCTAAAACAACAGCGTATTCAGAACTGGCATCTCCCGCTCTGCCCCCATGAAGAGAAGATTGAATTGCTGCCCAAGCTGTAGTAGTTGACACCAGGCCAAGCATGATGACAATTAGTAGTTCACTTGAAAACTTTTCTATTACCTTATGCATTTATTATGCACCTGGCTTAGGTAATGCTCTCCATGCAGCCTCAAACTTAGCAGCATCTTTAGCCATCTCTGGTGAAAGTTCTATGTGCAACCACTTACCGCCAAAACTTCCAGCGTTATCGGTAGCAGTAAAAATTTTTACGCCCTTTGCACCTTCTCCACGGCTGCAGCGATAGCCTCTTCCATAGCCAGGTTTTTTATCTGTTGCATTTGCGTCAAAAGCATAGTCGTGAATCTCCTCGATACCAAGAGCTTCCGTATTGGCTAGGAACCAGTCCCACATAGCTACGCCAACCTTGCGGTCTGAATAACCAAGGTCTACGGCTGCTCCAGTGGCGTGAACACTCATATATTTTTCCATTCCTGGGTCACCAATTTTCTTGCCTTCAGTATGAGAGTTGCGCATCAATCTAGCGACATAGATGCCCATATTGGTGGCTTTCCATCTTTTACCACAAAGCTCTGCTAGTTTTTTAGTTCCTGGCTGTGCGCCTTTTCCGTCAAAACTTGGATAGTACGAATACTTTCTTGCCATTTTATTTCTCCTTTTAATCTTAAGTATACTATTATAGTAACGACTAAATATACTCACCAAATCTTTTGATTTCCCTGCCAGGAACTCCAACTACAGTAGCGTCGTCACCTATGTGATCTATAACAACCGTTCCTGCTCCTAGCGTGCAATTTTTCCCTACATTTTTAAAGTTAACAATAACACTACCAGCCCCTATAGATGTAGCTTCTCCGATGTTAACATCTCCACAGATTCTAGCCCCAGGACTAACAGTACAGTAGTCCCCTATCGTGCTCGACTGGTTGATGGAGGCAGCAGTATTAATGTGTACATGTGCTCCAACATTTACCCTAGTGGTTAAGACAGAATATGGACCCATTGTTAGTCCATTTTGATAATGACATTGTGTTCCTATTACAGCTGTTTCATGTATCAGGCTTGCAGCACGATCGAGTTTCCCTATGCTTGACTCTATACGTCTTCTTATTGCAGAAGAGTTAATGGCTATGGTGTATTTTAGGTTGGGATATTTATCTAAAAGAAAATGTACAAACGATACATCGCCAAGTAGGTTGCCATTATTCACAAACGGATCATCGTCCAGGTGTCCTATGACATTCCAATATTCATACTTGTCAGAAGAAGCTAAGTATTCTAGATCTTTAGAATGTCCACCAGCTCCAATAATAACTAAGTCCATACAACTACCAGATAAAGAGATATGATCCAAAACTATTACTTATAGTTTCCTTATTAATTTCTTCACCATCTTCGTTTAAGACTGACTTCACACTGGACATGTCATTAAGAAGATCTTTCATCAGTGTTTCACCATTGCCAAAAAATGGCGCGTGTACAGATAACAAAAGTGGTATCTTACATTCGTTTAATACATCTATATATTCTTTAATTAAACTGAATTCATGTCCTTCAATATCAATTTTAATTAAAGAAAAATCTCCCATAGAAATCAATGTATCTAAACCTATTGTTTCAATAGCATTAGATCCTGCATTTCTTTCTGAAACTCTAGTCATTGAGTCGCCAAAAAAATGACTAGACTCCAAAAAAGCGTGCTCTAATTTTGAAGCAGCTTTGTTTATTACCTCTATGTTTTGAATTGAATTAAGATCTATATTTTTTTGCAAAATCTTATGTGCTACAGGATCTGGCTCAACAGCAATTACTTTTCTAGAAATAATAGATCCATATATAGCAGTTGGTCCAACCCAGGCTCCTATGTCTAGATAATCTTTATCTTTTGATAAATAAGTATCTAAAACTTTAAATGTTCCTGGCTCCCAAGAAGAATATTTTTCTGACCAAAAATTATAATCTTTATCTTGATGTAATTCTTCACTATCTTCTACAATGAAAGATAGATTATTTTTATTTACGACTATATTGCTTGTCATTACAGGAACCAACCTTCACTTCTTCTTCCGCCTATGTGAGTAACCAATGGTTCATCATAGATGTTTCCATAAAAACCAAATCTATGATTGTTATCTATAGAATGTACCTTTGTTGTAAACTCAGATTCTCCGCCGTGATCTGGCCAACCCATTTTAATTGTTGAGACTGGATACAAACACGGATTCAAGGTAAAAAGTCTACCATGTTCAAAGTAATCTTCTTTCTGAAAATAATCGGCGAGGTGTTGAAATACAAATCCACCTACTTCTTCTTCAGGAGGATTAACTGATGCACGTACTAAGGCCATTTGAACAAGGTGTGGATTCTGTCTTAACAAAAATGCCATGTGTGCTATGTTTATTGATTTGTTGAATATAAAATCATCTTCTAAATGAAAAACATAATCAACTTCAGGATTAACAGAACTCCAAGCTGATTGAACTGCTCCAGCTAATCCTCTTCTTTGCTCATGTGATACTACTTTAAAATCTGGAAATCTATTAAGTAAAAAACTATGGTATCTTGGATCTCCAGAATCGTTAATTATTAACTTTTCAAAAAAATCATAATTAATGACCTCGTTGAATCTATCTATAGTCTGCTCAATGCAAGCTTGTCTTCCGTCAGTAATTACTACCAATGATATTTTATTCATAATGGCAACTCCTTTATGGGTGCCGGATCATTAATCATCGATCCCGTGTCACCTGTTACTAATACATTTTTTTGAAAGAACTTAACTAAACCATCCAACCCTTCAGATTCATATATAATAAAATGTTCTGCCCAAGCAGCTCCGTTATATAAGTCTGCTCCAGGACCTAGAGCCTTGCATGACTCATAAGCATTTAATATTTTTTTGATGAAATGATCTAACGATCTCCATTGAAAATGTCTAATTTCTAAAAGCTGAGGTCCAAAAATAATCTTATCGTGACCATAATCATCCAATACGGTTTTTACATTTGCCCCAATGTCCCAGCCGTTGTGCTGCACTAAATGATTTCCATTCGAAATTCTTACAAAGCTATCGCCATCTCTGAACTTAAAACAACTCTTATGATTTGTTGGCAGATTCCACTTCCATTGCATTGAGTGAAAAGGAGAAGTTCCAGGTTGATCAAATTCTGTGATTGAATGATTTGTATATAATGCCTTGTAAACGTCTACTCCATCTTGGTCCAATAGTTCAAAAGCTTCTTGCAGAGTCTTGCCATGTGCGTGCCATATCTCATCGATGTCAAAAGGAATAACCCATTGGGCACCATTATCCTTTGCCATAGAAGCAAGATTTGTCATCTTATCGGATTGAGTGTAGGCAACAACGTTGTCTTCTACAATAATTACCCTAATGTCTGGATTATACTTTGCTATATTAGCTTTAGCTTCTTCCATTTTTTCTCTAGTATTATCTTTAGAAAGATTGTCAGCAACTATTATCCCAGCTGCACCGTTCGCAGCAAAATGATACATAGTGTGATCGATTATATCAGCTTCATCTTTAGCCATTCCTATGGCCCAAAAATTAGTTGGCATTTAAAACTTCTTCTCCTACTGGACTTAAACCATTTGTCATATTCCATTGAACGGAATTCTCTCTGTACATCTTAGCTTGAAGTGGTTCATTAGTATCTATTGGATAGAATACATAGCCAGCATTTTCTAGTCTTTCATAGAAGACAGCATCTGCTCCGGACCAACACCACGCTTCGTCATTCCATCCGTTTACTGCGTCGTATGCTACTCGGCTTGTCATGACTTGATTATGATCTAGTTTATCTGCACCTCGTAATAGTGGTTCATTAAAGAATCTAACGCCTCTACCATCAATTCCGCCACCATCTATATTGTCATCAATATCTTTTACGTGTTGTGCGCAAAAAACAACATCGTGATTAGTTTTGTCCACATAAGACATCATTTTTTCTAGCATTGTGGGATAGAAGTAGTCATCATCTGCTAGGTACATGAGATAATCTCCGGTGCAAAAATGTGTTACCCCTGTATTTATTTGAGTAGCATATCTAGCTGTTTTTAATCTATCTTCTTCTTTAATGTTTGAGTTAAAAGCCGTAACATTATCTAGCAAAACGTATTTCTCTATAATACTAACTACTTCTTTGTCGGAAGAAGCATCGTCGGCTATAATTAGCTCAAAATTATTATATGTTTGATTGAGGACTGATTCTATAGCTCTAGCTAAATACTTTGGATTATTATAACTTGTTAATACAATTGATACTTTTTTATTATGCATTTTCTTTTTTCCACTTCCACATATTTCTCCAGTGTACCCATTGCCACAACATCCACATAGCAATAAACCCAGGCTTATTGAATATAATTGCGTAGATAAACCAGGGGAAAGAATGAAGGGCAACTATTAAGTGCCCTTGCCATTTCTTGTTTCCAACCATATAACTGCCAGAAATACCTATTAATTCCATGGCAAATAAAAACCATGTCCATGTTTGTTCACTCATGTATATATTGTATCAGATTATATTTTCCAAAGAAAGGATAAATACATCATAATTAGTCCTATTAGCATGTATAATTTCATCATTGATTTACTACTTTCACTATAAGAAAGAATAACCTCATTAGATCAGTTGTGTCTATGCTAAAAATAAATTCAACACCTTCTCTAGTGGTTATCTTTACACTATGAGCTTTAATTAACTCTCCTTCAGTGTTCATCATAGTAATAGACGGGGTCAAATTAAACCCATCTATCATTGGCATGAAGCCATCAAATGAACTTTCTTCTGACATAACACACCTTGCTATAATATGAAGTCTATTATAGCATAAAACTACGATCGCCTATGGTATCATTGAATATCTATAACTCAAGGAAGTAGTATCAATGAAATATTTTCTCCATAAAAAATCTATATTATTTAAATCAATATTTTTAAATCTAAAATCAAAAATACCATTTTTAAATAAAAAAAACAAACAACCTTTTATCTATTAGTCTATGAACTTTAATAAAGATCTTTTAAATATTTCATCAAAATTAAATTCTACAAAATTTAAATCACTAGAAGATCATTCTTTAATCCATATTCAGGATGAAATGAATGAAGATTATCATTATACAGAGCGGAGGTTGGGGCAAACCTGACCCAAGAATGATATACAGGGTCAATAGACATGGCCATCATGGTTCTAATTTTGTCCACAATCCAGATATCCTAGCTTTAGGTTGCTCAGTCACTGCTGGCTGTGGTATTCCATATGACTTAACTTGGCCACATTTGATAGCAAGGGAGCTGAACCAAACAGTAAATGTTATATCACATCCTGGTGCGTCGGTTCAGAGAATATTTAACAATTTTATATGTCATATAAAAGAATTTGGATTACCTAAAAAAATTTTATTCTTAACACCAGATTTAAAAAGACTTTGGTTTCCTGAAATAAAGGAAGAAAATTTAATTTCATCTTTTGATTGGAGCTATTCTCATAATAACTTTATGTTTAGCGAAAATAAGAAACAAAAACCTTTAATATATAAAGATTATTTTAATATCAATAGAAGCCTTCCTTTAGAGGCAGCTGTTTTTAGTGCACTTACCTCACTTAGCTATTTAGAGTTTTTTTATAATTTGGGAATAGAGTATAATTTTTTTTCTTGGGATGGAGAAACTAATTATATCTACAATAAAATGGACAATAACTTCTACATCAGTAGTGGGGATGAAGAAGATAATTTACATTACCTAACAGAGCACGAGCGTTGTCTAACCCATCGTTCTCTAAATGAAGAACAATCTTTTTTCTGGGATGCTGCAAATGATTACGGATATCATCCAGGAATGCATTCGCATGTTCATTACGCTGAAAGATTTTTAGGAAAACCTCTTTCTAAAAAAACAATAGAAAATTCTAAGGTGACTAAAAGACCGTGATAATATATGGGATTAATGATTCTAGCCACGACGCTGCCCTATCTGTTTTAATAGATGGGGAAATAGTTTTTGCAGCTCATGCGGAGAGATACTCGAAAGTTAAAAATGATTGGGGTTTAAATCCAGAAATTTTTAGTGAAGCCTCTCAATTTGGTAGACCAGATATTATAGCTTATTATGAAAAAAGAAAATTAAAATCTTTAAGAAAATCTATTTACGGTGGAAGTAATGGAAAGTATAAAAATTTATACAAGAATATTATAGATCTTAACGCAAAAGAAATTCAAGTTAGTCACCATTATTCGCATGCAGCTGCTGGTTATTATACTAGTAATTTTGATGAAGCTGCCATAGTAGTTATTGATGCTATTGGCGAATTTGATACAGCTAGCATTTGGGTAGGTGAAGGCAGTAAAATAACATCAAAGTACAAGATGAAGTATCCTAATAGTTTTGGTTTATTTTATAGCGCTTTTGCAAACCTTTTGGGGTTATTGCCTGGAACTGAGGAATACATATTAATGGGCATGGCTTCTTATGGTAAGTTGACTCCTGTATTCAATTATGTTAACAATGTCTTTAGCTCGTATGATCAACAACTTTACAATTTTCATAGGGGTATAAAAAATTTTCCATTTGAAATTAAGAATGATCAAGATAAATTTGACATAGCATACGCCGTACAAAAGGTATATGAATTAAGGTTAATTGAATTCATGAACCACGCTAAAAAAATAACAGGTAAAAGAAACTTAGTCTTCATGGGAGGATGTGCCCTCAATTGTTCAGCCAATACGGAATTGTTAAATACATGGGATGACGTATGGATAATGCCCAACCCAGGTGATGCCGGAAGTAGCTTAGGGGCTGCTCTCGCGGTCAACGGCAAGCATGCTAGGTGGACAGGGCCGTACTTAGGTACCAATATACCTGGAGCTTATCCTGTTGAAGAACTGTTCAATTCATTAAAGAATAAAAAAATATCAGCAGTTGCTTCTGGGAGAGCAGAATTTGGACCAAGAGCCTTAGGCAACAGATCTATACTAGCTGATCCAAGAGATCCAAATATAAAATATGAAGTAAACAAAATAAAAAACAGAGAACCTTTTAGGCCTTTTGCCCCAATAGTTTTAGAGGAGTTTGCAGATGAGTGGTTTGAAATTAATGGTCAATCACCATATATGCAATACGCCGTAAAATGTAGGAAGCCAGATTTAATTCCATCTGTTGTTCATGTTGATGGGACTTCTAGGGTACAAACTGTAAACCAAGATCAGCATAAAGGGCTTTACGATTTGTTAGTAAAGTGGAACGATTATACAGGTGTCCCAGTATTGCTCAATACTAGTTTAAACATTAAAAATCAACCACTTGTTAATGACATAATCGACAAGGAAGAATGGCGAATTAACAACCCAAATTTTGATATACATTAAAAAGTATATTATTTTTTCTTCTTGGGACCCTTAGTAAGAGTAGAAACATTTTTGGGAGGTTGTCCTTTAACACCTTTTTCTGGTGTTCCAGACTTTCTCTTTCTAGTAACTGCACTTTTCTTTTGAGCAGGCGACATAGCCCCTGCTTTAGCAGCTGGCACACATTTAGCATAGCCTGACCCACCAGCACCTGATGTGCCACATGGTTGATACTTGCCTCCTTTTTTGGGAGCACCAATATTGACCCATTTTTGATCAAACCATTTAGTTAATCCAACACCTTTAGGGCCAGCCATCTTACTTTTTCTTTCTTAAATTTTTCTTATATTCGTCTTTATATAAAGAGCCTTTATTTTTTAAATCTTTTTCTATTTCTTTTTTTCTTTCAGAAGATTTTTTTTGTGCGGTCATAAATTATTTCTTCTTTGCTGCTTTTTTGGTCGAGACAGTCTTCCATGTTCCACCCATAGACTTATACTTTTTTGCAGCCCATGCATTAGCATAGGCTGAAGGGTACACGTCAAACTTAGATTTAGCTTGTGATTTTGCCGAAGACCATAAAGCTGCCTTTGTTGGTTTATTTACTTTAGCCATGTTATTTACAATCCCATTTTCTTAATGCCAATGTTTTACGAGTTGGTTTACCATTAGGTTTTTTTGCAGGGCCTGGCATGCCGCTCATCCTTGCACAGAACGACTTACGTCGTGCTGCTGCCTTAGGACTAGAGGCTGCTTGCTTTGCTGACACTGGTGGCTTAAGGTTTCCACCTGTGGCCTTATTGTAAGATGCTCGCCCCTTTGCATTCAATCCACCCTTAGGATTCTTTCCTGCTTTAGTTTGCCACGTTGGAGACTTAGCCATGTTAAACCAAGTACTATTTTTTCTTTGCTGCTTTTTTAGCTGCAATAGCTTTTTGGATAAAAGGAGGAAGCTGCTTTTGTGCTGCAGTCATGCCACCTGTTTTAGCAGCTGGCTTAGCAGCTGGCTTGGTCATCATTTTTTTTGCGGAAGCTTTTTTCATTGCCATAATATTATCCTACTTTTTCTTTTTGTTTGTTGTTTTAATTTTTGAGCTGAACGTCTTAGCATCTGATGCCTCACGCCCATACTTCTTTACCTTTGGAGCAACCTTTGATCCATCGATTTCATCTTTTAAAACTTTGTTAGCATTATTGTATACAGATGATTTTGGTTTCTTTGCAGCCATTTTATTTTCCTTTATTTATTTTTCTAAGTGTCTTAGCAAGGTTTGCTTGCTTGACAGTTCTTGGACTATATTTGCTTGGGTTCTTGGTAACAGCTGCTGCCATTCCTGCAACTGATTTTCCAGCTTTTTTAGCTTTAGCAGTAAAAGCGCCGGGTCTCTTAATCGCTCCAGCTATCCAGTTTTTGTCTGAACTTTTTTTAGCTGCCATGAATAGTCCTTTAATAAGTTAATGGGAGTGATACATATATAGTACCACCCCCATTATCAAATGTCATCTCAAAAAGAGAGTTATCAGCCGATAACTTTTCCTTTAGAGTCCTTGATTGGACGCTTAGCCATCTTCATTTGGCCAGTACTTACTGATGGCTTAGGAGCCGAAGTACCTTTTTTCTCGATGTTCTTGCCTTTAGTGTCTTTAATTGGACGAACGCCCTGCTTTGCCTGACCGGTGCTTACGCTTGGATCTGGAGCAGAAAGGTTTCCGCCTTTTGACATTTTACCTGTGGCTTTTTTTGCTGCCATTTTATTTTCTCCTTGATTTAATACTAGTATTTATTTTCCACGATGAGATTTAAGATGTACATCAATCTTATCGTCGACCTTATCAACTTGTTCATCTAAGTGATCAAGTTTATGATGCAAATGTATGATATCATCCTTTACATTTACAAGCAAGTTAGCCACCACATTGTGGTCATCCTTGTTTTCTTTTCTGCCTCTTTGCACCAAGGAAGCTAGGATAGCACCTAAGGCAGCGATTAAGGCAACAGTTATAGTTGGTTCCATCTTGTTGTCTTAATCAGGGTTTACTTTTTTTGCTTTTGCCAGCAGCTGGGGGAGTTGAGGCGTTAGACATTGTCCCATAAATAAAGCCTGGAGTTAGCTTTGAAGCTGCTCCACCTTTTGGCGTAGAACTACTTTTTGCTTTTGCCATTTTTGGTTCTGCCTTTCGTTTTTGTTTTTTGTTTTTTAGAAACTTTTGCTAGTTTTTTTTCTCCGTACGCATTGAGAAACAAACCAGTGGACACATTACTTGTGCCCATTTTTGGTTTAGTTACATAATTGAAACCACTTATCTTAATCACTTTTTGTATCGCCATTACTTCTTCTTCTTGACTTAACCGGTCACTAGATCTTCTTCTGCTGGGACAAAACTGCTTTCTTCTTGCTGATACTCAACAGCGTCTTCCCCTTTTTGCTGATCACGATTAGACCAATTGCCTTTAATTATCCTTCTGAATTGAGCTTTAGACATAAGTAGTATAGTAACAAAAAAAAGACCCCCTTAAACTTTTAAATCTAAGGGGGTCTTTAATAAGATTGAGATTAAGCGCTCTTCTTTGGTTTAGCCTTAGGCTTTACTGTCTCAGAAGCAGGCTTGGCTTTAGTAGTTGACTTTGGAACCTTGGTCTCAACAGCCTTTGCTACTTTCTTGCCTTCTTCGGTTGCTGTTTTAGCGACCTTGGAAACAGCCTCATCAGCTACTTTTGCGACATCTGAAATGTCTTTTGTAGCTCTATCAATGATAGAATTGATGACTTTATCTTGAGCAGATTTAGGACTCTTTTTCTTAAAAGAAAGAAGAAGAGAGCTTAATTTGTTAGCTAACTTTTTGATCATTTTTTACCTCTTGTTATAAGTTGAATTAATTCAACCTTTATAATACACCCTTTTTTTATCAAAAGCAAGTATTAGACAATATTATTTACCCTGCTGAGATTCCTTGATTAGAGTGTATCGCTCACCCGTTTCTCTAGAGACCAAAGCAAAGCCGTCTGCAGCAGCTTCTTTAATTGCCTCGGACAAAGCTTCCTTGTCTGAGGGGTCTATGTTCACCAAGGGTATTGTTACCCCTGCATATACATCTATGTTTTCAAAATTGCCGATATTAATTTTGCGGTTTACGCCACATATAAATACTGGATTTGTTGATATTGTTACTTCTTGAGCCATTAAGTTTACCACCTGGTTTATTGGAGAGTCTATTGATTGTTCGTGTGCGTTTTGACTTACCTTAGGCATTTTGTTCCTTTAGTAAACCAATAGCTTTAAGGGTTTCTAGTGCCTGTTCTTGTACAGTCATATTACTTGTGTGTATAGTGTGAGTAGCCACTCTTTGTATCATTTCCATTTCTTGTTCTGACTTATGATTTCTTTGTTCATCGCTCATAAGTCTTCCATCTCTTTTCAAAATTCTTTCATCTAGAGTTTGTTGATCGGCATCAAAGCATATCACAATTCCGTTTGGTTGATCCAATATTTTCTCTGCCTCATTCAAGAATCTTACATCAGAAATAATAACTGCAAAGGGGAGTTCTTCTTCATCTTCTGGTACAGACTTATGATAAGACTTATATAGTTTAAGAGATTTAGATATGCCCCACTTGGCAAAACAATCTTCAAAGCCATCTCTACATATATCTCCAGCTTTTTGCAGGAATGATCTAGGCTTATAGCCTTCAGGTTCTATGTTGAGGGAGTAGATCTGCTTTGTTCTAACAACGATGTCTTCGTACCCTGGCATGTTTCCTAGTGGAGAACCACCGTATAGACTGAATAGCACATCATGTATGGCATACAGCTGTCTGTTATTTTGATTTATCCCCATTATAGATCTTTTGATGGATGATAATTCATACAACGGTAGAGCGTAGAATATGTGATCCCACTTCATTCCGTGCATTGATGTTTCCATAGAACCCTTGGGCACAAGGTGCTCAGCCACGGAAGTCTTACCGCTACCCGCTTTACCCGCTAGTCCTATTATAATTGGTTGTTGTTTTCTAAAATCTTGTAACATAATATCAATATTATAGCACTTGCTTATCGGTGTTTTGTGCTTTTCGTTCTTTTAGTTGATCCAAAAATTCATTGGCTAACATATCTGCTTCCCAGACAAAAGCCCTAGGAACCTGAAGAACTCTAAATGGATACTCTTGTCTGATGTCTTCAACCGTCATAAGCAATGGGAGAAGTGAGGCGTTTTTACATCTCCATTGACCAGAAATGTGATTTGCCACAACAGCTGAGTCAGTATAAATTATTGGATCTTTTAAATCTGACATAGAGCACATAAGCAATCCTGCTATAACTGCCTCGTACTCTGCTTCGTTATTGGACCTAGGTCCTAAACCTCTAGCAAACTGTGCAACCTTTTTTCTATTCTTATAGATCACAGCTGCACATGAAGCTTCACCAACTTTTTTCTGACCCTGTCCCCTAGATGCTCCATCGCAAAAAACTTCAATGCTCATACAAAACCTAGTCTACCTTGATATTAGTTGGTATGCCCAACTCTTTTGCTCTAGCAATAATTCTTTTCTCCATAGAATTAGAAGGAACTGAATAAGTTACCTGCAGTAAGTATCGAGATTTGTTGTACTCTGCCTGAGTTGGAAAATCTAAATTTTCTCTAATCGAAGAATAAAATTCTTCACTAGAGTTAACGGACTTATAGTGTCCTATATACATAGTGTCTCCTAAAATGTACTAAAATCTTTATCAGACAAAAACCCTTTGTCTTCTCTAGCTGTTGCTATTTGCATGTTCTGGACTTTGTCTATCAGCTTTCTTGAAGACTCAGAAGATATTCTTGCAGCAGCCTCCATTGATTCAGCTAATTGAACTACTGCTTCAACAGCTGTTAAGGCCATGTATTCTTTTTCTGCAGCAGCTATAGCGGCTGCTTCTCGCTCAGCTTCGTTCTTACCAACTCTATTGGTCTTGTAGACTGTCTTGTATCTAGCTTCTAGTAGCTTGTACTGAGCTCTCGCAATTCCTGCAAACCTAGCAGCTCTTCCGTAGACGTTAGACGATCTAGCAACCAGAGAAGCTAAATCATTGATAGTTAGGTCTACATAATTTGCGTCTGGTATTTCTATAAAATACTTATCTAAATCTTCCGACTTAGAGAATGCATTGACTATCTCCTGTAGCTGAGGATTTAAAAAATTAAATAGACCATTTAATAGATCGTCGTTGGTATCCAATTCATTCTCTTTCTATGTTTGTAATCAAAAGGAACTCTTCCATTCCGTTCTGAAAATAATATTTCTTTTATTTTTAGTTTGATTTTACTGATATGTTCTCTAACAGTATTTGGATGCTCTGTTATCTTAGCAGCTATTTCAGAAGATTTCTTTCCATCTACATACTTCCATTTTATTAGTTGCCTTTCCTGAACAGTTAGGTAGCAGAATGGTGGCTGAGTATCTTCTCCTAGAATCCAAAACTCATCTACGTTGTCAGAAAAGATTAAATCTGTAACAGCATAATCTATCTGATCGATATTAACGCCTTGTATGGGAGCAGAGTTTCCATCTTCATCGTTGTAATCACTACCATTATACAATGGAAAACTTTTTCTTCCTAATTGGTCAATCAAGAATGTATCCACGTTCTTCTTAAGAAGGTAGAAGAAGTAGCTGTAAAGAAATGCACTAAAAGGAATTGGTCCTTTTTCTGAATCCTTTTTTTCATACCTGCTGATGCACTGAAAGAATGTCATTTGAACTGTCTGCCTGACATCTTCATCCGTGCAGTATCTTTTTGTCATATAGTTTATTCCGTCGCATACATTCGTTTACATGTTTGTATCCGGCCTGATTCAATTTGTTCTTCATTAAATTAAATCTTATAAAGTTATCCTTCACAAAAAGAGACATGAATCTTCTTATGTCATAGTCGTTAAAGTTGTATTTTCCATGATACAACATGGTTACGTACTTAGTTAAAAAGTTATTAAAAACTTTTAACAGCTCCTGCTGTGATTTTTCTGAACCCTTTTTTGCCTTAGCTATCAGCTCTTGCATTTCGTTCTCTTCTAAATTGTAGTATTGCTCCTTATAATTGGACATTACTTGCCTTCCCAATATGGAATCTTGTCCATATAAAATTTTTTTATGTCTTCATAGAAGACTACTTGAGGTATTTGAATCTCTTGAGCAAAGTTTTTTGCTGCACTAGAATACTTGCTACAAATAAAAGTAAGCTTATTGAACTCATCTGGATAATACCTTTTGAATCTTTTAAGCTTTATCTTACTCTTGTCGTCGAGATAACCTTTTACTTCCATCCACTCATCAACCTTTGGCAAATAGAAATCTGGAGTGTATCCTTTTGTTCCGTCTTTTGATTGGAAAAGTAAAAACCTTTGGTTCAAATTCAAATTCTATTTTATATGCGTTATATATCCTGGCTATATTAGCTTCCCAATTAGACCTCATAGAGATGCCAAGATCTTCTCTTAGTCCACTCTTGGTGTTCCTGTAAGCGTTTCCCCTTTGGTTCTTGTTCTCTTCCTTCAAAACTTCCATGTCAATAGCGTTACTAACTAGCTTCTTAAAGTCTGGATGTGATTTCATTTTTGTCCTGCAAAAAAAATATTGCTCAGGAGTGGAAATCTCTGTTGTCATGGTGCTATCCTTATCTCTGTCAAGCGTATAACTATTATACTTTATAATTTAAATAAATACAAACAATAACCACAAAAACTTGCTAATAAGGCAGAAAGGTGATAGAGTATCTATCATGAACACATTAAACACAATTATCAATAGCATGAGCCAGTCAATCAACGAGTCAGTTATCGAGGACCTTACAGTTCTTGGCTTCGACCACAACGAGGCAGTAAAGATCGTCGTTGAGTCAGACTTCGACCTCATTACCTCATCACAGCTAGACCCTGTGGATCAATTTTAATTAATAGTATATAAAGGAAAAACCCCCGTACAGAAATGTACGGGGGTTTTTTTATGTGTATCTTCTGAACTTCTTTAATCTTAAAGCTCCTACCCCACAGGCCCCACTCTGGGAGTGGTCGCAGAAGGAGCATACTCTTTCGTTTGTAGTAGGCAAGAAATTGTTGTCCTGCACTATAACGTTTATTCTCTCTACGAGGGTCTTCTTGATCTCTAGCAGATCTTCATCAGAATAGGTATGAGACTTCAGCTTGTTGGTTCTGAGGTAGTGTAGGGATGCTGTGATTTCTTTACCAGGGAACATGACTGATGCAGCCAGGGCATAGATCCCCATCTGCAAATTGGTAGACACATTTTTAAGGGCTACTTCTCTCTTGCCAGTCTTATAATCCACTATGTGCACAGAGTCTCCAAGTACGTCTATTCTATCTATGAAGCCTATTATAGAATAGTTTCCTATAATAAAATTAAAACCTATTTCTTTTCCATATACATTGAATACTCTATCTTGGTTTTGGTCGTAGAATTCCTCCAACAACAGGTCCCCAACATCTATTAGATCCTTAGATATAATGTTAGTTGGATCATAATAAACTTTATGCTCTTCATATTTCATCTTCATTTCGTCTAATGAAAGTGGTGCTTCTGAAGAAACTGTATTCTCTAATACAGAATGTATTATATTTCCAAGAACAGCAGGAGAATTAAATTGTCTTGGCTCTTTTTTAATATAAGAATAGAAATACTTAGAAGGACACATCTCATATGTGTCGATCCTTGAATAGCTAAATTCAGAAAGAGTTAATTTTTGAAAAGAATCTAAGTCACTTATTTTTTTAATTGTTAGATTCACTTTTATCTTTCGTCTTCTGGATAGGTTATTATGTTGCCATTCTTGTCATACTCTATTCCGGTTTCATCTATTGTGTGCCCAGTTTTAATGTTTCTAAATAAGCCTTCACCAATCGATACCCAACCGGAGTCACCTATCTCCATAAAGTCATCCTCAATGTATGGCCACATCTTGATCTCCTACTTTTACTTCGCACTCAGCAAATTTCTCTATATTTAAATAGTAATTCAAAATAAGATATAAGTCTTCAAGTTCTTTTTTGCTTGCAAAAATACCGGCTACACCACATTTGATAAAGAATTTATCCTCATACTGATGAATTCCTTCACCGTATTCAGATATGCTTACGTTGTTTCTAGTAATTCTTCCTGTAGTTTCCATAATTAATCCTCATCTACTATTGTTATAGGGTTCCAACTTGGATCTCCCATTTTTTCTCTCATATCTTTTACGTAAGAGTCCCAGTCTCTTTCGTCTTCAGACTTCTTTTCATAGGTGACCTTCCCTTTAAAGGGGTTTGTTTTAAACCTAGTCATTATAAGTCTGCCCTGCTTAGTTTTCCATCTTAAATTTCCATTTTTGCAGTCGCAAAAATCGTCAGGATCAGGATCAGTTGTGCCGTCTGGGTCATATCTACCTGAGCATGATCTACACTTTGTGTATCTACCCTTGTCCTGACATCTATTGCAAGAGGAGCAGAATGTCCAGCATAGATTTTCTGTTGGATTCTTATAAGTTCCCTTTATAGTCACATAATCTCCTTTAGTATCTCTTCTAATTTTTCTTTTTGTTTTATAGAAGTAGTTTTATTAAACTTTAAGTTAATAGTTTTATTATCTTCTTTACATTGGAGAAATACATATGATCCTCCATTTGACTCATTAATTATATCATATAATTTATTTATATCTGATTGCTTAAGACCACCATTTATTTTGAGATAGATTGGTTTTCCACCAGCAAAATTTGAAAGATCTAGTTTGTCACATGAATTTAAAACTATTTTACTGACTGCGTTTTCTTCGTCTCCATCTTTATTGATGGAACCTATTATGTTAATAACTTCTCCATCGCTAAAGTATTCATCAGAATAATTTTTAGATTCTCTTGGGAATACCAGCACTTCTATATCAGAGGAGATGTCTTGTATATTAAACTTGTACATCTTCGCACCCTTTTTTGTCACAAGCTTTTTATAACCAGAAATTATTCCAGCTATAGAAACTCTAGAGGACGCAGGCAGTTCTGTTATCTCAATAATTTCATGTGAAATATTTTCAGAAAGAAGATCCCAAATTCCATCTACCGGATTCTTAGATATGTATAATCCAAGTTCATCTTTTTCTTTTTCAAGAATAGATAGTTCAGTTCTTCTTCCGAAGTCATCATCTAAAACGCTATCTATCAGCTCATCAAAGGCTCCAGCCTTAGTGAGGTGCTCAAGTGTCCCCTTCTTTAATACCGCTGGATTAGTTCTTCTAAAAAAGTCATGCATTGAATCATAAGGTTTATCTTCGTTCCTATTGGATAAAATAGCTTCTGAAACTGCATAGCCTATGCCATTAATGGCTGCCAAACCAAAGATAATAGTATGTTCATCTATGACTCCAAACTCTTCTGTAGATCTATTTATAGAAGGTGGAAGAACCTTTATGTTTCTTTTTCTACAATCTGCCAGATATAAGGACTGCTTTTCTTTATTTCCAACTACAGAGCTCATTAAAGCAGCCATGTATTCTACCGTATAATTTGTCTTTAAGTAAGCTGTAATATAGGAGATCATCGCATAACTAGCAGCATGTGCTCTGTTAAATCCATATCCACCAAAGTATTCAATGTCCGAATATATTTTATTAGCCTTGTCTTCTGGTAGAGAAGACACAGCTACACATCCTTCAACAAACTTTCTTCTAAATAAAGAGATCTTATCCATTTGTTTTTTACCAATAGCTTTACGCAAATCATCTGCTTCTGCAGAGCTAAAGCCAGCTAGCTCTCTAGCCACACCAAGAACATCTTCCTGATACAGCATGATACCCAATGATGGTCCTAGTACTTTTTCTAATTTTTCGTGATCGTATTGAACCTTAGATCTATTATGCTTTCTATCTATAAAAAGCTTGTCCATCCCAGATCCCATTGGCCCAGGTCTGTATAGTGATATGAGTGCCATTATGTCTTCTATGTTTTGTGGCTGCAGTTGAACCATCAACTCTCTCATACCAGATGATTCAAGCTGAAACACACCTATGGCGTTGCCCTTGCCAAGTTCTTCGTATGTCTTCTTATCGTCTAGGGGTATGGACTCTATGTCTATATTTACGCCCCTACTCTTTTTAACTATCTTTACACATTGGTCTATAACTCCAAGGTTTCTCAATCCCAAGAAGTCAATCTTTAGTAGTCCACACTGCTCAACTCTGCCCATGTCCCACTGTGTGACAACTGGGCTATCCACTCCCTTTTTCATTATGGGAAGATAGTCTGTTAATGCACCTTTTGATATAACTACTCCTGCAGCATGTATCCCAGTTTGTCTGACTAAACCCTCTAGTCCAAATGCTGTTTCGACTATAGTCTTTGATTCTTCATTGCTAGAGTATTCTTTTTTAAACTCTGCAACTTCCATACACTCTGATAAAGATTTTGATACACCAAGCACTGGTGGCGGAACAAGCTTTGCTACTCTATCTCCAACAATGAATTCATGACCTAAAGCTCTCGCAGCATCTCTGATGGATTGTCTTGCTCCAGTCCTATTAAATGTACAGATATGTGCAACATGATCTTCTCCATATTTATTTCTTGCGTATTCAATAACTCTATCTCTGTGTCTGTCATCAAAGTCGAGGTCGATGTCCGGCATGGACTTTCTTCCTTCTACTAAAAATCTTTCAAACATCAAACCAAATCTAATCGGATCAAGATTGGTAATATCAAAAGCGTAAGACAGAACGCTTCCTGCAGCAGAACCTCTACCCCAACCTACTCTGATATCATTCTCCTTAGCCCACCTAACTAGATCAGATACAACTAAAAAGTATTCAGGAAAGCCCATCTCCTTAACGACTCGTAGCTCATGATTAGCTCTATCTAATATATGATTAGGCAGCGGATCTCCATACTTCTTCTTTAGGCCTTCCCAGGCAAGTCTTTCAAAGTATGTCGTTGAATCTTCCATTGTTGGTATCGGGAAATTTGGAAAATGCATTTCTCCAAATTCTAAATTAACTTCAATCATGTCGTTTACATGCATGGTATTCTTAAGAAGTTCATCAGAAAAAATAGAGGCCATTTCATCGTATGACTGTAAATAAAACTGGTCGCCAGAAAAAGAAAACCTATTAGGCGTATGTATATTTGAGTTAGTTGCTACACAAAGCATTATGTCATGGGCGTTTGCATCGTGCTGATGAACGTAGTGACAGTCCCCTGATGGAACAACCTTTGCTCCAATGTGATTAGCTAATTTAATTAGATCAGGTATGATAGTGAGCTGTTCTTGAATACCATGATTTTGAATCTCTATAAAGTAATTCTCTGCACCTACGATTTCTTGCATTGAGGTAGCGTGCTTTAAGGCTGTGCTGTAGTCTTTTCTTAATAGGGCTTGAGACACTTCTCCATTAAGACATCCTGATAGGACTATTATCCCATCTGAATGTTGTGATATTAGATCGTGATCTATTCTAGGTTTAACATAATAGCCTTCAGTAAACGCTCTGGATGACATCTTAATAATATTGTGATACCCAATATTATTTTTAGCTAATATAGTTATATGATACGGACCTCTTTGTTCCCACTCATTTTTTGAGGGGCCTGATCTTTCCTCTTCGTCTCTATCAAATCTACTTTTTCTAGCCTGATAAAATTCTGAACCAAGAATTGGTTTTACTCCTGCAGCCTTTCCAGCATCGTAAAAGTCTAACCACGAATGTATATTCCCGTGATCAGTAGTAGCTAATCCAGTCATTCCCAATGACTTAGCTCTTTCTAGATATTGTTCTACACTACCGTGCCCATCCAGCATAGAGAACACAGTATGGTTGTGTAAGTTGGTCCAGTTTTTCAACCTAATCCTCTTCTTCTTTTAATGGCTTTTAATACATTTTGTACTTCACTTCTATAACATACTGTTACTGTTCCGCCACAGTATTTACAAACAGCTGAGTGGCCCTCTTGGGCAAAGACGCTATTGTACATATACTTATCAGGCTGCTGATTACCACATTCTGTACAAACGCCTACTGCATCATCTTCGTTACTCATGTTCCTCCTTTCTTGGTGCAGGACTATACGCAAATCTAATTGGTGATGGCGAAGATTTTTCTTGAGTTTCTATAAATCTTCCATTCACTTTTACATACTTATTTCTTTGTTCTAAGGAGCACTCCCCGCATCCAACACCAACTGAGTTTGCTCTTTCGCAAGTGTATGGTCTACCACCGATTGACATTTGTCTTCTCTTTATCCAGTCATTAATGTGAGAGGATGATTTAGAGAAATTATAATCTCTGCACTGTGAAAGTATCTCGTGCAAATACTTGATAGAATCTTCCGTATAGGTAAGTATTGAACACAAAAATAGTCTTGCTTCATGCTCCAGGTAGCCATCATCAATTGCCTGTTGATGGAGTCTTTTTACTGCAGAGCATTTATTCAACAAGTTATCTTTATTAAATATCTTAGGAGTTTCCTTAAGATCTTTAAACGCTTTTGCCCCATACTTATTAAAGTATTCTAATGGGTCGTCTTTTCTTTTTTCATGTTCTTCTATATCATAAGTGTATTGCCTATACCACTCATTAGCTTTATAATTAAATTCTTGTTTAGATACTTCTAAGGAGGAAGGACTAGAACTATATTCTTTAATCACTTCTATTCCCTTTGTGAATATATTTTCTCTTCCATTTGGATTCAAAAGAGTTTTATAATACCCAGTACTCTGATGCTTTGAGCCAGCCAGTCTCCACATTCTTCTAGCATCATATACGCTAAAGTCTAAAGTGTTTAAATTTAGCTTAGACTTTAGATCGTTGGCAATAAATCTATATATCTTAGGAAGGCTATTGGATGGATTTATGCCTAGACAAATGGGTTCACACTCTATGTGAAATCCTTTTTTACCAGTAAAATAAACTAACACAGAACTCTCTGGTATGTACTGAGTTAAATGATTATATAATTTAATACAATCTTCGTAGGCATCTGCTATAGAATCGCTATCTATGTCAAAGTAAAGCGGACCAAGCCTTATCGCTTCACTTATGTCTTGATTATTGTAAGCAAAGACTGATGTATATATGCCGGTATTATCATTGCTGCTAGCATATGGCAGTATCTCTTCCGCCGTAAGTATAACTGGTTGGCCGTTCTTCTTATCTCTAATCACCCTATTTAAAGATGGAACAAATCTAGCTACTTCGTAATATTTCCATTGTGAAAGAAACTTATTTTCTTCAACTTCTATTTTCATATAGTGGTATTTTACCAGATTCTTGCTTTGAATTCCATAGAATGATCTTATTATTTTCTATCATTTCTTCTGAATGAGTTCTATAATATACAGATTCTTCTATGAAATACTCCATTTTTTTTATTGCAGTAAATCTTTTTAATAAACGATCATCAGTTTCGTTCATCTTTTTCCGTCTTCCATCTGTCTAGCTTTATGTTTTCTCCATCAACGATGTAATGAACCTTTGATGCAACGTTGTCTGCTAGGTGAACTATCATATCCATGTATGTAATAGGAATAGTTTCTGGCACGGGAGACCATGGCCCAAGGTGACATCTCACTAGTCTTAGAATTGATTGTACTATATCTTCAGATATAAAAAGAGTTGAAGACTGAGATTCAGAAGCATAGTTCTTATCGTCTTCTTGACATTTTTGGACTAGTCTTGCAACAGTGTACGGATGCATTGGATCGTAGTGGAAGGAGTCTTCCCCCTCAAGCTTAATGCCCTTAGTAACATCATGCAATATGCAAGCTGCAAAAACTATATCAGTGTCCTCCCTAGATAGGGAGTATGATTCACACATTATCTTAGCTGCTCTAACAACTCTTTTTGTATGAAGGACATTGCCACCATAGTTGTGCTCGTCAGCTGGATGGTATTTTCCAGAAAAGCTTGATGTTATAGACCAAAAGCTAGAAGCTCTTAGAAGAATTGCTCTTACAAAAGATTTTATAGACTCATCAAATATATAATTAATTTCTTCTAAAATTGGCTCAAGTATTTTGTCTTCATCTTTTCTTGGTACTACGCTATTATTCTCTGATAGAATTTCATCAAGTATATTATTTGACATTTATCTGTCCATCTTTTTTTGTGCTGATATTCCATTTAGAACAGACTGCATCGTGCGGGCATGAAGTGCAGTATGAAATCATACCTCTTCTAGGTAGGAATAATTTGTCTTCATGCAACGTAGTGCACCATGCATCTACTGTTTCAAGATCTTCTTTCTTACTTTCAAACTTAGTAAAGTTTGGTTTAGGATTTAATAAGTCATAGTAACCAAACTCTGTTATATCTATTTTATTGCCGTACTTACTAAAGTAACTCATATTCATCACAGCAAAGTCTGTTGAGTACAAGTATTGCTTCTTAAATTTAATATTGAAAACCCATTTAACTACATACACCTTTTTATTATGATGGTATATTAAATCAAATTTGTCGGTCACAGCAACCTTATTATTGACCGGTACTATGAACTCTTCATCTATTGCTATGGGTATAATTCCACTGTCTGAAAAGTTTTCCGAGATAGCCAACAAGGCTGAAGCTGCTCTACTGGTGAGGCTTGCATTGTTGCCATAAAAACTTTCATGTTGCTCGTGCGTTATATCATATGCCGTAGTACCTTTGGGGTACCATATCTTTTCCCATCTGTTTAATAGGGAAGCATACGACGGAACTGAACCTGATTGTTTCTTGTAAAAAAAGAAATTAACAATACTCTTTAAGGCATTTTCATATCTTATGTACGTAAGATCTCTTCCACCTATCTTCTCGGTGAGCTTGTCTACGTGTCTGTAGTCATATAGTCTTCCACATAGCTGATAATCTTTTAATTCTTTAACTGTTAGTTTTAACATAATTTCCTAAATCACTCTCATTGAATCAGCTAAATCGCTGACATCAAAATCTGAATCTTGCTTGTAGTTCTCTTGAGTAATTGCTTCATACTCTTCATATGTTTTTCTTTCATCCACATATCTCACTAAAGGAGAATCGTAAACAAAAGTAGATCCTGTAATTCTATTTTTTGGTATCTGAAGTTGCATGATATTTTCATCTTCAGAGTCATCACCACTAGCTAGCTTTTTATCTGTAATGAATATTGTTACTGCACACTTTTGCTGTATAGCTAAAGAACCACCAGTGTCAGACTGTTGAACAACTTCTCTTTTTTCTTTCATTCTATTTGAGTTTTCCTGAGCAGTGATAATAAGCACGCAGTTCATATCTCTGGCCAGCTTCTCTAAGCGAACCATCATCTCTTCAAACTCGCCCCATCGAGGTTTACCTTTTCCACCTCTTGTAAACATAGATTGGATTGTATCTATAACGATAACATCTGGAACACGATCGTCACTTCCCATGATATCTCTAAGCCATCTCTCTAAATCTTCAAAATAAGGAGTCTCAGGGTCGTGTCTAACCATGAACCTATCCCCCCATTCATTAAGCTTATCTCTAAAGATTCCAAGATACTTACTTTTTTGTTCTTCGTTCCAAGTTGCTGACTCTTTGTAAACATTCTTTCCAATTATTTGAGTCATTAAAACTCTTTCCCAGTGAGCAATTGCTTCTTCAAAGTTTACATACAACACCTTGTAGCCTGAATCAGCCCAGTGATTAATCAGACATTTTGCGAATGTACTCTTGCCCTTTCCTGATCCTGCAATTATTGCATGCACAGCGCCTTTGAAGAATCCACCTTCATCAGTATAGCCCATAGCTCTATTTAAAGCTTTGTATTGAGTTGGCAAAAAGTTTGGTATCTCTAATAAGTCTTCTGCTCTTTTCGATATGTCATTAGCGGTAGTTACACTATCTAGAGGGTTGTAATTCAATTCGTTTTCAAGATCTTTAATATCAGAAGTAATCTGCGCTATTCTTGATATGTCTTTTTCATTCTTTTCTCCCTTTTGAGTTATTAAGATCTGAAGTTCTTGTAGAGAATCTAATTGTTTTCTCTTATTGGCCTTGTGTTTAACCAACTTAGTAATAGACTCCGGTGTAGACAGCTCCATGGACATTAGAATATCCATCATTGCGTCAACCCCAGATGTTCCACCTAGAGCAGAGTAAATGTCTGTCTCTGAGTCTAACCACACTTTAAAAGCTATAGGGTTTACTTCGTCTAGTTTTGTCGTATGATGATATGCCAGTAGTGCTTTATAAAACTCATTTATCCCAGTCTGACCATGTATGGTGCCTACTATGTCTTCTGGTAAAAAAGCATCGAAGAAAACTATTGCATCTTTTTCTCTAAGCGAAAGAGCAAATATCTGATACTCGACTGGGAATTCTTTTTCTTTTTGTTCCGTGTCTAGTTCAGTTTCCATCTTGTTTTCTTTTTTCTTTCATTGTTTTATAATAAGCTTTTCTACTTTCAGAGTTCTTCTTCTTAGCCTCTAAGTAAAATTGATTATTTTTTAATGTTCTTTTCTGAACACGTACTGGCACATTGGGTGCACTCTTTATGGCCTGTAACATTCTATCATAAACAGACTCTTCTGATAGGTTGTCATTGTACCTAAATACGATAAGAGCTATCCCTAACTCTTTGCACATCTGCATCTTTTTTTCATCTCTTTTTTGTGCTTCTTCAAATTCATACTTTGTATCAAAGAATCTTTGAGTATAAAAAAAATGCTGCCTACCATGATACTCTGCAGCTAGGTTGTACTTTGGGCAATAAACATCTAGTCTTAGCTTATCGCCTAGGTGATGCTCGTTAACGATTTCTTCTCCTGGTAAAAGTTTTTTCATAACTAGAGTCAGGGCAGTTTGGCCTCTTGACATCTTTTTATTTTTATCTTTTATCCAAGAAAGACCTAATTGTTTTATTCTTTTATTTAGGTCAGGAACTGAATATGATAGTTCTGCTGCTATTTGAGTTGTAGATAAATTGCTTTCAAACAAAAGATCTTTGAGAAACTCATCATCGTCTTGTTGTTCTTCCCATTTTTTCTTCAAGTGCACCCTCTTTATTTCTATCAAATGCTCGTGCTACAGTTAGTGTTTTTCCAAAGTCTAAGATTGACATCTTTGTTTTTTCCCAAAGCTTAGGAGCTATAGCAGAAGCAAACATAGGGCAATCAAGAATGCACATTTGATATTCACCATCGAACTCAGACACTTGAGCTAATATTGAATCTACCTTATCATAAAAATCATTGTATGGGACTTGTATGAAAGCAGAGTCTTTAGAAAAAAACTTTCCAATATTTGATTTATGCTGGAAAGAGATTACCAATACCTTGTTATGCTTGAAGTAGTACTGCATGAATGTTTTAAATATGTCATAGTCTTCATTGATATAATTCTCAAGGAAGCATGAATCATAAAATACTTTATCCTTTAGGCCAACCTTGCTAAGCTTATCCTGTTGTGAATAGATGAAGTCAGGCTGTATTCCTGCAATATACTGAGGGTCATTAGAGGTGATGCTAGTTAGTATTGATTGAACAAAATTCTTTGGTGGTTTTTTATCGCCCTTAATATCGCCAATAATAGAAAAAAATGAAGATCTCGTATATGATACAAAGGCAAATCTTTTTTTCTTTTCTATAAGATCTGTTACTTTTATTATTGTTTCTTTAGTATTATATGTTTTCATTTTAAGTTCCAATTTACTAGTACAGGATTAGGGTCTATTATAGACTCGATATGTTGAATGTTATGAAACTCACCTTTGTCTATGGACATATATCTCTTATGCTTAATGATCTTATCTTCATCTCTGATGTAACCAAGGTGCTGCATTGCTAGACCTGAGTGAACCCAATAGTTCTTTTGTCTCAACCAATCAGACACATATGTTGGCTCAGAACCACAGGCTAGTTTTTTATCTAGGAATGTGCCACCATTTGTGTATCTAAAAATTCTAGAACTATTATTTGGAGCCCATAATTTGTCAACCCTATACTGTGTTTCGTTCCACATATGATAGAACCTAACATTGACCACATCATAAGGGCTTGACTGCAAAACCTTTTTGAGCTCTATGCCATCTTCGTGAAACAACATTTCATCGCAATCGATTGCTATAACCCAATCACCCTCTTTGGCTACTGTTTCTAGATTCTTCCAGGCATTAAGTCTAAGGTGACCTTCATGCTTCTCGAACATTGTTTCACTGTTGCTGAACACCTCTGCGTACTTAGACGCAATTTCTATTGTATTATCTTCTGAGCAGTCATCTGTAAAGACTATCTTATCTACTTGAGTGGAGAGTCTTTCAAGTACTTTATGTAAGAATCTTCCTGATTCATTTTTTCCCACCATTTGTGCTATTAACATTTTTCCTCTTCATAAGTAAAGTGGAGGATTAGGAAAACCCAACCCTCCACTTAAGATGCTGAATATCAGGCCGTGAATTCTTCTAATTGCTCACGTGCTTCTACTGACGAAATGCGCTCAATTTCTGTTGACTTAAACAGAAGCTCTCCATCTGATCCACGGCGACCCATGGCTACTTTTTGTGCTTCTGCTTTATTGTTGGCTTTGACCAAGCTGGTTGTTGTAACAGCAAAATATTTGAACTTATTGTCTGACATTTTGTTTTCCTTTTATTGATGGCTTTCGCCTGTTAATGTAACGTCTGTAATTATATCATCGAGCACTTGCGATATCAACTTATGAGCAGTATTATTTTTAGACTATAATTTAGATCTAATAGCTGTAGCAGATATAGCTTGAAGTTCAGGAGAAAGATCAACTTTTTCTATTTTGTATCCAACATCTCTACCATAAATTATATTGGTAATGTTTGGAAATTGAAGAACAAAAGGATTTTTTTCTTTTGATTCAATAAACTGTTTAACTTCAGAATAAGTAAAGGGATCTTTTTCTGAGGTATTATAAGTAGATCTAACTCCAACTACAACTTGATTAGTTCTTTTGTGGGCTTCTATCTTGAGTGCAGAGTGTCCATCATGCCAAGGCTGATAACGGCCAAGCAACAAAGTAGTTGGCTTAGTCCAGTCTACGAGCTTAAATCGATCAATAACAAAGTCAACTTCTTGTTCAATAGTAAGATGTGGCTTTATTCTAATGTCATAATTTATTGGATCTTGCCATATAGCGTTAGTATCTTTATATTGACTTTCATCTATTCTATCTACCCATATAATTTTATCGGCCTGACCAAAAGATTCTCTTGTAGCCTCTGTAGGACATATGAAGTCAACTACGACATCTCTATCTTGATCAGAAATAAGTCTGGCAATAGCCCCAACTCTTCTCGCTTGTTCTATACGGTCCTCTATAGAGAAGCCGAGATCAGAGCTAAGATCAGCTCTTACTGCATCAGCATTAATATGAATTGCGTTAGTCTTAGCTGCCAATTGAGTAGCTAGCGCTGTTTTGCCAGCTCCCGGCAAACCTATAATTAATATTATCATAAGATAAACCTATCTTTTTTAGTAGTAGACAATCCTATAACTCTATCATAGGAGTTATAAGCTAGTTGCATTATATCATCAAACCTAGAGGTCATAAGATATTCTTGCATTTTGATATCACGGCTAGAATGAGGCTCTACTTCATGAGGATCTACATATTCTGTAGCAGGTAATAACTTAGCAATGGACTTTGTTAAAGAATTATTGTTATCGCCGGCAATAGAATCAAACGGAACAACAAAGATATCATCAATATTATTGTATATAAAATCTGTCATTCTAATATAGAATAAAAAACATTTTTCTATATAAAGATAATCATCTTCAGTATAGATATAATCCTTTAAAGGATTTAAAATTCCGTTTACATTATTGTGATGGATAAATTCAGATATATAAGAACTGACTGATTTTAAAGGATCTCTAAAAGTAGAAAAAACAAAATGATTATCACTAATTGCCTCTTTAAAAGCAACTTCCTTATGACACAAGGGAAATGGCATAGCTGCTTGGGAAAAAGCTAAAAGGATCTTTCTTCTAAGATATCTATTGCCTTGTCTTGGAAAACCGTCAACAGTAACTTTAAAAAAACCTTCTTTTCTAACTTGAAAATCTATGTTATCTATATAGAGATCATCAGTGGTCTCAACCCATGCTCTATTAATTTTAGACCATCCACCGGAATCAGGAGCTAAATATTTTTTCATATTTGTACCCTAATTAATTGGATAATGAATAGTTATATATTCTATGGCATCTTCTATGTTTTCTAAAATTTTAGTTGACATATACTTCATGTATGGGCGATCTTTATTTTGATTAGAACACATTACTATCGTTGGCTGATCATGCATTTTAGCCCAGGCCATTTCGTAGTCAGTTCCTATGTACGCACGATCTTCTAACATATACTCAACCAAAAGTATATCAGACTTCTTCTGCATGAAAAGATTTTTTTGCACGATTTCTTCCGGACACATGTTGTTGGCTTCAGGTATGGAGGTTGGATCCAGCACTTTGTACCCACGCTGAGACAACATAAAGGTCGCTTCTTTTCTCCACCCTTTTGCATAATCGCCAACATAATCCATGGCACCTGCCAAATACACTGTAATACTCATACTGGCCAATGGTACTCTAGGTTTGATGGCTCGTCAAAATATTCAGAGTAATATTCATAATCTTTTCTAAGAAGATTAGATCTATGAGATCTATGAAATACATCTTCGCCAAACCAAGAAGGGTATATTATTGAAGAATGATCTACGTCTTCAAACTTCATATTATTTTTATAACCTCTATCTATCCATTCAAGAATAGTATAGTTTTGATACAACTTTAAAGCTTCTTCATATCCAGTCCACATTCTTGTAACTGGATGATTGCGCCAACCCTTAGTGGGAGTTCTTTCCATCAATATGTTAAGGACCTGGAATGTTTCTACTCTTTGTTTGCCCAACCGACGGTAGTCTAAAACCTTTACTGATTGCACAAAATCAGGATATGGTAAAAATGTTTGCATTATTTTTCTTTCTTGAATTCCTGGAATGTCTTGTCGCCTACACCAAAGTATTCTCTAGCTAAGCCAGCAGAAACTATGTCTGTATTTAGACAAGCTCCTGCTTCATTCCATACTTTAGCAAGTATTCTTCCGTATTTCTCATTTTTATCAAGAATTGTTTCTATTTTAATTTTGCTACCTGCAGCTGTGATCCATTGATCAGTAAACTCTTTAGCAGCCAGCCCCATTTTCTTTTCTTCAATATTTTTAGTACGGCTTTCCGGAGTATTAACACCATAAAGTCTTACTCTACCTTTTCTAAAGGTATCAAATCCTAAGTCAATAAGGATATCAAATGTATCCCCATCAACTATTTTTTTAACTTCTGCATTATAGATCCACGGGTTTAATTTTTCATTCATTTTATTTTCTTTCTTTTTATTGCGGAGAAAAGTTTGCACTTATAACAATTCTTTCTTCCTTATTTAAGTGCAAGCTAGTCATGTGAGGAATAGCTGAATTAAAAATTAACAACATTCCTTCTTCTGGCTTTATTTTAACTTGATATTCAAATGTATTAAAAGCTGTTACAATGAATATTAACTCTGCACTATTATCTGGCACATTAGTATACAATGTTATGGATAAAAAATCATTTAAATTTTTCATATTAGGTCTTTTATGACTATGATACATAGTTGATTGACCGTAGCTAAGTACAATCGCCCAAATAGCATCGCACTTCATTATTTTGCCAGATACTTCAGAGACTTTGTCAGTAATAAATGACTTTAGTAAATTACCTTGTTCAGTTTCAGGGAAAATACTATCTTGATATCTATTGTCTGTTATGTCTGAGGATCTACGTGTATTGCTAATTTCTTTTATTTGATTATTTATTATTTCAAAATTAAAATCTTTTATCATATACTTCTTTACGTCAAGATTAATTAACTCTATTGGATCGCAAACTTCTGTTTCCACATTAATCTCTTTCTATTCCTATGTGATCGCATGCTTTTCTAAATATTTCTCTACTTATAGGGAAGTACTTGTCTGCGTGACTGATGCCTTCTCCTGGCTTTGGCGTTGATGCATGCCAGCTATGACCAATCGATATTGATCCATCATATACTACGTTGTAGCCTAAGTATCTTGCAAAGTAGGAGCACCAAGTTTCTTCATAGTAGTGTGGCGTTGGCAAAAAAGCTCCTATTGCATCAGGGTATAGTTCTCGATACTTTTTATTATTAGTCATATCATCCCATACATCTCTTCTTACAAAATAAGCAGATCCTGATACTGTAACGCAATCAATCTGATCCTTATAAAGAGAGTCTTGCGGATCATGCTCTCGCCATCCTCTATGCTTAGGTTGCGTATTGGTACCGATTATTCCTGCATGAGTTATATAACCATGCTCATCTCTTTGCTTTGGCCCAAGTATGTGAATGTTTGGATTATTAGCAAATGCTTTTTCTATATTTAAACAGTCTTCGCTGGTCATCCAAACGTCACCGTTTAATACTCCAACTATTTCTGAGCTACTGTTGGAAGCCATGTAGTTGATTGCAGAAGAGTACCCTATGTTCTCTCTTAGGAATGTTCTATCAATTAGATAGCGTTCCTCATTTTTTCTAAGCCAAGGAACAAAGTCATCTGTAGAATCATTGTCCATGATATAAAGGTTCCAGTTTTTTACGAGCGCACCATTTGGATTATAAACATCTGAGTGCAAAGTATCCAAAAATCTCTGCAACAGTCTTCTTGTATTATAATTTACAACACATAAATCAATCATGGGTTTCTCCTAATACCATTTCTCTATGAGCTTTAGAAATAAGCGTTAAGTTAAATGCTTCTTCATAGTTTAGCCCAGAATTTATTAAGCAGATAAACTCCTGTTTAGCACCCTCTAGATCGTACAGGCAAAATTCCTGCAACCTATTGAGGTACTGCATCCAGTTAACTTCATCTTTTTGTAAAGACTTTTTTCTAAATGATACGTTAGCTAATAAAGTTCCTATCAAAAAAGAAACTATAACTGTCTTTGTATGCTTACCATTTTTCATCTGCATAATCTTCTTCTGGACTAAAATATGTTTCTCTAACGTATAATCTAATTTCATCTGCTATCTGAAGCAAGGATCTTTTCTCTTCTTTGTCCACAGAATCTTTAGCCATAGAATCATACATGGAAATTATATGATCAAATCTATCCATGTCAGCAACATATACTGCTTGCCCTGGAAGTACTTTTACATTAATTTTTTTCTTTGTATTTAATTTCTTACTCATCGCTTTGTTTCTTACTCTTGATCTCTGCGCCCATTACATCTTCTTCTGGCACTTGATAAACGCAAAGGTTATTTTTGTCTGGCTCAAATGTAATGAATAAAACTTTCTTTTGCTTTAATGAATACCCTTCCGGCGGTGGTGATTCTAGTGCAATCTTCTTTGAGGCGCAACCAAAGACTTGGCTTAGTCCCTCATATGTAACAATGTAATTTAATTTTCCAGCTGCCATTTTTCTATTCCAGTTAAAGATACTCCACATTTTTGGAGAAAATTATAAACGTTATCCCAATCCTTATATTCAGAGTTTACCAAGTAGTATACTTCTTCTATCGTACTATTGGCTATCATTTTAGCACAAGTAAAGCATGGTGGTCCATTAACAAACATCTTTTTTGGACTTAAACTATAATCACAATGAAGTAGGGCGTTCTGTTCTGCGTGAATTGCTATGCAGTTATCATAATTAGATCCAGCTTGTGAATTTTCATGTAGTCTTGGACATCCACCATCGTTACAGTGCTGAAGTCCACTTGGCCCACCATTATATCCTACGCTAACGATGCGATTATTATCATCTATTAAAACCGCTGCGTACTGTTTTTTTGCGCACGTAGAAAAAATCTTAGCTGTTTCAATACACAATTGCATGTACTTCTTTTCTTTTGTCCTATATAATATCTTAGGTAACGTCATAATGGTATCTATTATCATCAGATGTTTTCCACTTATTTGCATCTTCAACATCCCATTTTCTAGTGTTGACAAACCTATCAATTAGATTTCCTTCCTTAGTCGTAAAGGATGGATCGAATAATCTGACTCTATTATTTGGCTGTATTGCGTAGTTGCCATCATCTCTGAGCATGACGTGACCACACTTGTGCTGACCAGGGTTTGTGCTAAATCCAAGGTTTATAGTATTGTCATCTGGAGCATGCCAATCAAGAGTGAATAGATACTTTGTGTCAACAAACTCTCCAGATCTACTTACGTATTTCATTCTCATATTTCTCATAGCTTGAAATTCAGTAACAGCTATGTGAGGACTAAAAGAGTTCCATAGAACAAGTTCGTGAATATCAACTTCAGGAACTCCTGGTCTTTCGCAGAAAGCATTTATAGGCATGCGCCACCAAATCCCTCCATCCTCCATTAGGAAATGAAATAGTGGGCTTCTCCCTTGAATGCTTGTTACTCCAAAAATCATGCAAGGAAAATATTTACCATGAGAGTCTAACTGATCTCTCAAGAAGTTCCCTCTAACATAGCACTCGATCATCGGTACATTAGCGTTAAGTTCTGGCATTGTGTCTATGAAACTTTCTTATTAGTACAATCAGACTATGGATAATATCAGGCCACATGCAAAAGATAATACAATTGATGCGCTTAACATTATGATTCTTGTTCTATTGTTTTTTTCAATGTGAGATGCAAACTGTAAGCCGTTTGACCAATTGATCAGTATAGCAAACAGTAGCGAAATAATTATGTTTGTTACCATTTGAGTTAATGTCCTGTCAACAAAGATTTAAAGCTTATCGGGAATAGTGGCTCTACAATTTCTTTTATGGCTTTAGCGTATTCTTGTATCTCAAACTGAGACTCTTCTGCAAGTCTCTGAGACAAGAACAGCACAACAGACTGCAAGGAGCATGACCATCTATAGACTACATACATAGAATATGCTGGCAAGAATAATCTAGCCTGCTCTGGGGCTATCCCATTGTCCATAGCCATGTTGTACAAGGCCTCACCCTGCTCTGCGTGTCTAGCTAGGGTGTCTGTCAGCAGAGAGCCCACAAAGGGGTCTGCCAGGCCGTGTGAGCCTTGTTTCTTATCCTCTGGAGCTAGTCTCCACTCTTCAACTTTTGGTATGTAGAACTCAGGGTCCATCGTTATATATCTTCTTGAAGATTCATTCCAAGAATCCATAGTATGATCTGATCCAACGACGTACTTCCAGTGCTGACGAGCCACCATCAATGGAGCTTTAAACTCCAGGGTAACAAATGCATGACGAAATGGAGACATGTGGTTTTCTCTAGCCAAGAAGTCTATAAGTCTTGCATCGCTTTTAGACATCTCATGTGATTCCTTAGCAAAAGATGCTCTAGCAGCATTCACTACGGATAAGTCGCTACCCATTTTATCTACAAGTCTTACGTAACCTTTGTCTAGTACATCAATGGTCTTATTCTCAATAGACATTTAGTTTTCGCCTTCTTCTTCTTCATCATAATCTTCGTCTTCATTCAACAGATCTAAATCCATATCATCTAGTATAGCATCTGACTTAGAAACATGTATGAATAAATCCTCAGAAGCCTGATAGAGATCTGCCATATATTTTTCTGTATCTTCTGCAACAGTATAATCTTTTTCTGTATACAATCTATAGATCATAGAGTTAATGCAGATTAAAGCATCCATTAAAGATTCTTGAACTAATAGAAGGTTCTTAATATCGATAACTTCTTGGTCTTTAGAGTCGTTCAAACCTTCTATTGAATTAGAAGACATAATTTCTGAAAACATTTTATTAATGTCGTCTTCTTCATACTTAGACATTTTTATCCTATCAACTATTATCCTTGATGAATTTAACTTCACAAGCGTCGGTTGTACAATATGATTCTCCTATTGCGTCAGCTGCCATGCCAGCGTAGACTCCTGTTAGATCAATTGGAAATAGCTTCATTAGCCCTTCTTCATTATACTCTTCTTCTGATATCTGAGTGTATGGCATCTGCAGGTATGTATCATTGCCTGTAGGCAAGAATGACACTGTCTTTAATTGACCATCATACATGTGCAGTACTGTTCCGACATGCTGCTTTTCTGTCTCTGCATTAAAAGATACCGTAACAGATACTGAGTTGTCTGACCAATATCTTTGAGCTGCTGCTGCAAGTGCTATTTTTTCAAATATTGTTACATCTTTTTCGCTGCGAACTGCATTAGATTTAATTGGGAAATAAACAACACTAGTTGTATCTGGTGACTCTGCTGCTGGCTCTACTCTATAGTTAGCCATTTTAAATAATGGAAGCATTGGATCGTCGTTAGAGAATCTAATAGTTCTATTGAAGTACTTACCTCCTGGTGTCCAGTGAACTCCAGGAGACTCTCCAGCAAGTATAGACACTGTGCCTGATGGCTTAACAGTTGTCATCTTAATTGACTCACGTACGCCTAGCCATTCAGAATAAACATTATCGTATCTCTGAATGGTCTTATAGCCTTGATCCATCCAGTCACGCAGAATGGGCATACCGTTTGTATCAGCAAAGTCAGCAACGCCAGACATAGAAGTACCTATTCTACGATTGCGTTGCATGATTGCATTGGTCTCTTCCCAATGTGTTGGCAGTAGTGTCACTGTTTTTGCGTATAGGTAAGCGAACTTTAAAGTTCTCTTATAGTCTTCTAGTGAATCATGTCTACCTAGGTAGGTCTCTACAAGTGTGCAACATTCATATGACTCAAGTGACTGTTCAGCACAGGGGTTGAACCCGGCGACTCTGTGATCTTTATTGTTAACTGGATCAGCAAGGCGTCCATACTTACGAGACATGTCCATCCAAATAACACCGGGCTCACCATTTCTAGCTATGCCGTCAACTATGGCTGACAAATCTTGTCCTACTGATACCTCTACTGAGTTATTGGACATCCATCCCCAACCAGGATTCTGAGCATCATATGAATTTCTTTCAGGAAAAACTTCTGAGTTTTTTAAGTTGAGAAAATCCTGATCATCTATTCTACCTATCAGTAGTTCAGCTGAACGTCGAACGTTGCCAGACACTACGCATACGCCAATCAAGTTGCCAATGTCTGCTATGTCTCTACGTGTCAGCTTATCTCCTGCACGTCCAGCAAATATATTCTTAATAGCTTTGTGCAGTTTCAATAAAGGAGCTGGACCAGAAGCTGTTCCTCCGAATGTTTTAATAGGACTACCCAATGGTCGAATCAATGAGTAATCAAACTCTATAGGGCTTTGATCTTGCTTCAAATATGAATTGATTAAATCACCAACAGATCTAGCCCAGCTTTCACGGTCGTCTGCAATTACATCAATCACGGTTGGTTTATTCGGTTCGTAGATTGCAAAGTCTTTGTCTGCACCCTTATCATCAAAGCCAACGCCAACGCCAAGCATCGATGCTTCCATTAGGAATGTAAAAGGTTTTGCTGGATTAAATTTAGACATTTCCGCAGTGCTAACAAATGCACAGTTCTGAAGAGCGGCTGAGTTCTTGTGAACGTTAACTGTTTGAGTGCCCATCATCCAAAGACCACGACCTGGTGGCGTCCACTTCAAATTAAAAAGTCTGTCGAACGCCTCTTTAGCAGAAGCTGCTGCACGAGTATCGGACCAAGGAAGTCGTGAGGTTTTGCAGTGTTCTTTTTGAAGCGAATACATACCATTAATAACACGTTCACAAACATCAACCCAAGTTTCTTTTGTGCCATCTTCTTTTAATCTAGAGTAGGTACGTAAAAATGTAATTTCACCAACAGAATTTCCTGCAGCATCGGTGTAGCCAAATGGTGGCTTCTTCTTCCTATAGCCCTCAATAAAATCATCGTTTATCTTAAACATAAACATAGACTGATTCTTAGTTGGTTGCTGTACTTGTGTATCTTCCGTGGTGATTGGTGTGCTCATTGAACAATTCTCCTGTTATTTAATGCTTGTAATATATTTTGGGTTAGTTTTGTTTAGTTCTGCTTTTTTGATTTTCAATATTTGCTCCAAAGAGTATACCTTATATATTTCTTTTTCGATGAAATATCCGCTTCTCCAGTTTAAAACTTTTTCTATATTCATTGGATAATTTGTAAAGACATTACAGATTATAGCGCCTCCATATATCCTAACTAAGTTTTTAACTTTCTCTAAAGCTTGTTGCTTCTTTTCTTCTGTTGAGAATGATTCCTTTTCTGTTCTTTCATAGATCCAATTGAAAGCTTGTCTGGTCAATGGAGAAACATCTATCTGATTAAATACTCCAGACTGAAGAACTATTTTTCTATTTATCTCTATCTCTAAATCTTTTTTGGCTATTGATTTGAATAGGTCAAACCAATCTCTTTCATTAAACTGAGGCCAACCACCAACCCAAAATAACAATACGTGCTTCTCGTCTGGTATTGCTGACTTGTTTATCATGGGCGATAGACACGCACACGCTACAGATTTTTTGATAAAGTCTTTAGCCTTTTGTTCATCGCCTAATTTTTTTTTCTGGACTGTCCACAGTTGTCCTATTTTTTCTTTCCAATCTGCTTCACCTAAGTATATCGTTAGATACTTTTCTGCTATGTCAAAAGATAGCGCACCATCTGTGGCCAACGCTTCTATGGACTGTATAGACATGGTTAATCCCCTTTACATTTATCTAAAGATATAAAACTTGGTTATAAAAATCGAATCCCGCCCCAAAATTAATAGGGCGGGAGTTCAATAAGATCGCCTGCGATAGTATATCACAGGTTTATGCTTGCTAGCACTAGTGTGCTATGAGTGGTTGAATTTATTCTTTCTAATATTTTTTTCTATCAATAGATGAGCTGTTACTAAAAGCCAAATGGATGTAGGAAGTAAACTTTTTGTTGGATGTTCAGTTGATCTCCAAAAAAATCTAGTTAGTGTTTCCACCTTCTTAGTCTTAATGGCGTAAGCATCGTAGGCTGCGACCGCTGCTAAGAGAGCTAGCCAAGCATACAACCCCGATACTCTTTCGTCTTTATCCAATATTATTGGAGACGAATAGTAATTAGAGAGCTTTTGAAGAGGCAACGCCTCGCCATTCTTGAACTTTATTTTTTCCATACTCATTATTATACCCGGTTGGAATTGCTTGTCCAAACGTAGCATTAAAAACTTTAGCACTCGCTACACCATGTTCCTCTTCAGGTCTAAAGACTCCAAAGGTATTAGGTGCACCTTGTGCGTCAGTTCTAGGGGCATGTCCAGTGTTCTTCATAGCTTCAGCTGATGCTAGACCCTTGAATGAATACTGACGAAGCTTGTATTCGTTTTCTCTTTCTGCGTGACCAAATGTCGCTCCAAAAACAGCAGATCCGCTAAGGCCTTTGAATTCACTTGGGCGGAATCTAGTTCCGTCATAGGTTGCAGTGCCGTTAGGAAATGCTCCAGAAAGTGGGTGAATGTAGAATACGCTACCTGTAAAGATTTGTGACATAAATACGTCACCTGGGAAGTATCCAGTGCCAGGTACGTGATGATTATCTGGTGCACCAGTTAAAAGGTGGCTAGTATTATATAGTGGATAGTAAGAATACGTTCCAGTACCTTTAACCCTACCCGTCATTGTTGTATATGGATTGACCATATCGTTGGAGTTTACACCCCTTAAAATAGGTCTTGGACCTACGTACGCAGTTGCCATTTTGCTCTCCTTATAGAAACCTTACAGTGTTATAGTAAAAAGATTCAGGCCTTTTTGCAACAATTAAAGATTATAATCAGCCTGAATAATTAGGTCTGAAAGAACTGGTGGTATCTTATTGTCTGCCATCGACATGGTTAGCTCTATATAGACGTGACTGGAAGTCCCAGTATTTGAATTTGGACCATATGTCCCTCCACTCGGATAGAAAACCCTATAGGAAGAAATCTCAGAAACCTGAGACTGTGAAACGTTATATATTTTAGGTGATACATTTAAAATCTCATTGATGGTTTTGCCCTCAGGTGCAGTAAATTTGATAAAAGTTTTACCCGTAGGCATGAACTTGTCGTACCTAATATCTATATTGGACAGACCGTAAGTGTAGACGTACTTGCTATTCTCTATCACATAGCTTTTTTGTCTAAGCAGCACCCTAACGGCAGTTACATTCTTTTCAGCAAAATAAAAATTAAGTGGACCAGAATTATGGATAGTGTCAGATCCTACTGTCGACCAACCACCGGGGGCAACTTTTCCTATTGCGTCGTACTGATCATCATAATAGCCTGGATTAACAGGTAGATAATTATCCTTATCAGAAAGAGATGGATTTACTGAAGTAGTGTACTCTACTTTAATCACGTTAACTCCACTAGCAGGATATGGTACTAACGATATGCAGTTAGTCAGCGATGAGCCCATTGAGCCAGAAGGAATTCTTATGTAGAGATATAGACTAACTCCCAATGGATTAGCCTCATTTAAAATTACATTTCTTCTCCATATTTTATCTGGTTGATCCAAAAAAGCATACTGAACAGGAGTTGTATCTATAACTGCACCATTAGAGTCTCCTCCGGAAAGATTATTATCTATTCTGGTTTGAAGGAAATCTGGTATTACCTGGCCCTTTGTGGCATTAATGAACTTTACCTTTGAAAAAGAGGATCCAGTAATCTTGGGTAGGGTCACCTGATTGTAGTACTCATTGTAATCAAGTAATTGATCAGCCCCTATAGAGTATTCTGTTCCAGCAAATGGAGTCAAATCTATTTGTGATTTAGAATAAAGAGAAATTTGGTTAGTGCTTAGACTCTCCATGGCCCTTACTCTATCTACTAGATCATTTAAAGCAGACGTTAAAAATAAGTTTTCTTTTACAACTCTCTCTATTATCTCTGCTATTTTCTTATCTAGAATACCGTATTTATTATACAGATACAATAAGTCTGAATAGTTTTGTTCAACCCTGGTATTGAAATCTGTACTAGAGATTGGACCATGGTATTGTTGAGATTTTTTTTCTGTATATATAAATTCTGACACTTTACGTTATTCCTTTTTTCCAATTAAATCTTCTAACATATTTATTTTATTATTTAATAAATTTATTATAGATGAATTAATTCCATATTTTTTAAATTCTAGATTTTCTAAAAAAGACTCTGTATTAACAGTTTGCTCGTCCTGGTTATGGTCGTAGTAACTATAGGTATTATACACCCTGGATGATAGATCTGTATCTATATAGTAGTCCGGGGTAGCTAAACTGAAATCATTTGCGTAATCAATGGATATTTGATCAGCCTCAGCACTAAGCTCGTCTGCCATCTTGGAAAGCCTTGCACAGTCTACAACGAATTGATCATAGTATAAGTTTAAAACGTTTGAAGGTATAGGCCCTCTAAATGTTAACCTTTGTCTAGATAGGTTTGGCTCTAATACTAAATTTTTTCTGTTTAATTCTGAATAACTCTTTGTCATGATATACCTAGTGTCTAAATTTAATTCTGTAAGAATTTATAGATGGTGCTGAATACGCGTTGCCTTGTCCTCGCATCAGATCTGCCCTTAACCTTAACGCTGTAATTCCATTGTTTAAATTTTCATAATAATACACAACACTGCCAACACCTATTTCTTTTTCTCTTCTGTATACTATTTCTTTATTGTTTTCATAGTTAATTATTGAGAAAACATTATCTGTATTAGAATATAAATTTCTTAAATCTTCTATTTTTACATAGAATAAATAATCTTGGTAAACTTTTATTCCTGGCATACTTAAAATAGATAGTCCATCGAAAATACTAAATGATCCAATGAAGGAAGTTTGTGCCCCATTGGATTGGTTTGTAGATTTGTTTATAATGATTACTAAACTGTTCTGCCCAGAGCGAAGATTCCATGTTATAGACTTGGACAAAATTCCTGGCTCTATTTTTGATAACAATGATCCATTGAGGTATATTTCTATATCCCAGTACTGTGCATCAATTGACTTCAAGAAGTTTTTAGTAATTAAACTTGTTGCCTGACTGTGAATATTAGTAGCCAAATGAATACTTCCATAATTTATTTCACTTGATCCAGTAGAAAAAAACTCTTGGCTATTTGGAACTGATCTTGTAGAAAATGTTGGGATTATATCATTTCTATATCCAGACAGAACCTCTTGCCAACCAGATTGATTTAAGGAACTTCCTGAAACTATATTCATCTTTATCTGATTGCTGTTTACATTCTCTAATATATATGGAGTAATTGGGTCTATCCCGATTGGCATCTTAGCGAATCTGTATAAATTAAATCCTATATTGTTATAATCATTTTGATAAAAATATGATTCTATTGGATTCTTATTTTCTGTAACCCTAGGAATTCTAACTAGCTCTGTATCTGTGGGTAATATAGAATTTTGTATTGGGTTAATTACATTCTTAGATCTCAATGTAGCTCCATTAAAGCTGACAATTTTTTCATTCAATGAACCACTAGCATTGGTTGGAGATATAGGAAGCCAATTAAAATCGTTTAATTCGTCTGCATTTGGCACATCTTCTGCAATGTAGTAATTTATATTACATCCTGACGGTATGATGTCATTAGTCTCTATAGATACTGCATCTACCATAATGGTACTATTTTGTTCTGCCGGTATAGATACCGGATTGCTGACGTATATAGCAGCGGAATCATAATATGGAGACCCTATTATCAATTCGTCTATAGCAAAACCATATACATACTTTAGTGTTTGATCGACATTAGTGCTTACATAGTCTGGTTCAACTTTAGTTAAATATATTTCTACGCTAGAACAAACTTTTGGATCAAAATGAAAAGAAAAAACATCATAATCAGATGATCCAGACTTGCTAGCAAAAACAGAGTTTGCCCTGTCTTGACCATCAACTAGTAATATTGACGTATCAACTTGCTTTGTAGATACCAATCTGCCTTCAACTACAGATATGCCATTTTGGCTAGAGCTATCTATCGGTACTGATATTTTCAATACGCAAACGCCAATTGAATTAGAATTGTATCCATCGGTTCTGTCTGATGATACATATGACCACCTAGAATTATTTAAACCATTAAACACATTACTAAAATCAATATTTTCTTCACTCTTTTTTTGTCCATCAAAAAATAATTCAACGGTTGCATTATTGGGCTTGTTGAGTATATTAGCAATGTAGTTAAACAAGCTTGAGTTTAATTTTGGTATCGTAACTTTTCTTACTTCTGTGTCTACTAAAGCTGAAGTAAATAAAATATCAGTTGTTTCGGTGTCATTAAAAGCATTGCTAGTGCTGTAATAAAACCCGTCTGTATTCTTTAATGAGAACAGATGATCGTCTAACTTCTTCTCAACCTCTGCTCTTTTAGATCTTAAGTTGTCTATTCTAAACTTATAAGAAGAAACAGCTTGGTACAATGCTTCAACTTCTTCATGAAAACAATCATACAATACATCGACATTGAATAATGTAGTTGTCATTATTCTATTTATCTTTTCATGATCGATGACATTAGAAGCATTGAGGTCATCATAATTAAGACTTACTGGCTGTCCAACCTTGTTTCTATTAAAGTATTGACCATACAAGACTGATATATCATCGTAGCTTGGTTCTTCACCAAGTGAATAATACATTTTAAATATAGTATTTAAAAATCTTGCTTTTTGTATATTATCTATACTCATCTTATTTAAACCTTATGCCTATTTTGTATGACCCTAAAATTGGAGTAGAATTTCCAGTCTTTGTTTTCTTCATTATTGCTCTAAATCTTATTGATTTTATTGGACTTGGAATTTCTGGACTGTTATAGTAAGCTATCTGGGGAAGCAGGTTAGTATTATCTAAGTTTTGATTGAAGGATAGTATTTCTGGTATGCCAACAAAATTCTTCTTCATTGGAGATACTTGTATCCATTTTAGTCCGTCGTCTACACTTATATAGTAATCTATTGATGTGGAGGATTCATTTGACTGAGGGACATATTCCCCTACCTCTAAGCTTAATAGGTCAACATCATTATTGACATAAAATGGCTTAGATATAATCTCAGCAGACTGTAAGTATATTTCTTTTCCTAAGAAAATATCCCTAATCCCTAAGCTTGCTCTTTTAGCTGGAATGTACTCATAGTTTCTTTTAAGCCAAATTGATTCTGTGTTATTATTGTTTTGTGTTTTTGAAACAGTTTCAATAACAAGATTAATTGGACTCGATGTAACTTTTGTGTAACACGGATAGCAAAGAAGTTTAGTTGCATCTTGAAGGGCTAAGACCGGCAAGGTGTCTGCATTGTTGTTTGATACGGTAAATGTATAGTCGTCTACTATGGCAGAAACAGTGTACACGCCATTAAAGGATGCTGTTGAAACTAGCCCATTGATAAAAGCATGGGACCCTACAGAAAAACCATGTCTCTCTAGACACTTTATTGTAATTACCTGCGGCGGACCTGCAGTTATTGTGACGTTTTGAACATCAATTTTTATATCCTGCAGTAGCTGATTATCTTCAAGGAAGACACATGGGACAGTGCTAGCATTGGCCACCATTGTGCCCTTGACTGTTTCTAGGACAGATTGACTTATGTTAACGCTAGCGGATCTTTTAAAAGTATAAAACTCTATTCCCCCAACAGTTTGTTTGTCATAAAAATAAACAGACTGTGAACCTTTAGTTAGCTTTATAGCTGGAGTGCTTATATTAGATGTAGTTAAATATGTTAAATCAATTTTTACAGATTGATTTGTGTTTGACTTAATTTGATTTGGAGTTTCAAGTGCCGGCACTACAGCTGCCTTGTTCCATCTTATTGATGTTGCTCCCTGAGGCAACACCCCTGCAGCTTCTGGATTAAACCTGGCTTGATTATGCCACTTTTTATCTGACGTTTGATCGCTTACAGAACTGTAAGGTGTCCAATATGCGTGTTTTATACTTACTGTTTGGAAAACAGGCTGCTCAAATGTAATATAAACTCTATTTGCCAATGTCTCAGGGAATCTAAATATGCCCTTATTGTAAAAATAGTTTTTATAATTTGATATATTTGCTCCTGATATGTCAGCCCCTATAAATACTGGACCATCATTGATCACCTCTAGTGGTGCCTCAGTTGTATTTGTATTATGTAGCTTGATAGAAGTTACTTGAACATTTTTGATTTGAGCATTGAGGTCAGTAGCATCATATCCAAAAAACGGTATTAATGAAATGTAATTTATATAATCCCCATTTGAAGATGATGATTTAAGTTCAACTGTTAGTTTTAATGGCTTAGTTTGATCAAAAGAAGACCAATCTACAACCTCTGTACCTGAAGAATACTGAAATTCATAAGCAGGCTTGTTAGCCTTGTCTACGTATAATGCTTCGTATTCAAAAAATGATACAGGGCTTTCGTCTATCATCTTTGTTGGATCTGATTTTGTAACCGTAGAATCTTTTTCAAACAAAAATGGTTTTACCAAACTTCCAAGAGACTGGCTAGTATATATATAACTGCAACCAGCTAAACCGTTTGATACACCAAGAGTGTCATTATTTTTTTGTACGTTTAAATTATTAAAATTCTTATTATAAACGGAAATACTTGAGCGCCACTTTTTAATTTCCTTCTTAGGAAGAGTAGCTATTCCGTCAGATATATCACAAAGAGAAATGGTTGTAGACTTATTTGCATCCACAAGATCCATGTTATTTAAAAGATCACCAAGGTATGTTATATTATTAGAAGTGCTTCCTGAATACAATTCGAGAGCACCTATTTTAGATTTTATCCTTTGCATTGAGGACTTTTCTGACTCTATTGCATCGTGAAGATTGTTAAATGAAGAGACATAGTTAGCAACGAGAGAGTCATACTGATGGTTGATCATATTAATATCATCCGTTATTTTTTTAACAAACTCGTTGAATTTTAATGACGACGGTATCTCACCCTTATTGATTAAATCTAATTTTGATATTGGACCAGTAATAGATTTTCTTATTGTTGATATAAGATTTTGGTATGCTGTATCAAAATCTTTTGGAGAAACATTCTTATTTTCTACGTAGTTAGATATAAAGGTTTGTACATTATTTATTACCTGAGCGTAAGCCAGTGTGTCTGTAGATAATTGTGCCATAATATTCCTTATATTAACTTTGACTTAAATATGTTATCATATCTAATAAAATTATTAGTTATTGCGTCTTCTTTTTCAGAAGAAAATTTAAACATTAATCTATCAATAGAATAGTTTTCCTGTGAATTATTTAAAGTTCTAAAAACAACTCTGTATCTAAATATATCTGGTATGTATTCATATATAACTCTAAGCGGCATAGTAATATTTTTATTAAATATCAATGTATTATCATAGTGTATAAAACAATAGTCATTTCTATCTTGGAACGATGGCACCTGTGTGTCAGTCAAGATGTAATTACTTATGTTTTTAGCTACAGTTCCGTCATCAAATATGACCTTAACTGGAGAATAAGAGGAATAGTCAAAGTTGCCAAATGAACTATTTGAAGAAGTAACCGTGCCAGCGTAAAAGTTGTACGACGCATTAGAGAACTTTGATCTATCTATATAAGGCGTTTGAGACAATGTTAATGAGTTGTCATAATTTAAGTTGGTAAATCTTTCGCCATTTTTTCCTTCTGATGAATAAGTTGAAAGAATCGGAGAAGAAAGGTTTTTTGAAAATAATGATATCTCTTTACTAGTTGCTTCATTAATTGGCTGGTAATTACAAACATATATTGAATTTGGCTTTCTACTTGTTACAAAGAGGTAGATGCCAGTTACGGTATAGGATGATGATGGCAGAAGTTTTCCGTCCTCATATAGAGAAATTGTTTCCTGCTTTGGCGCAAACCTAAATTTGGCTTTTCCATCTGATGTGTTAAACATCATTAATTCTGCTGTTATTTGCTTTTCAGTATAGGGCATGATTGGATACCAGTCTGACTCTGTAACTGGATTATCTTTTACTGTGACGCTAAATTCTACAGATGTTGGATCTGACATATCGCCAGAAGAAGACGACACTGTTGTATTTAAGTAGTCAACCATCATCTTGACGGATAGCGGCTTACCTTCAAGCCTTATCTTTTTACTTACAAAGTTAGACCTCTTAATATAGGGAGTCTGCTGAGCTATGGTTACTATATTATCAGTTGTAAACAAGGATATATTATTGATGGAAAACATATATTCATATAGATTTGTTTTTTCTATATTATTCATACTATCTAAAGCATCTGCTTTATTGAATGAAGAGTACGTTTCTTTTAACAAATGAACATTATTTTCAGATATGTTTGAATCACCTAGTGGCAGTATTCCACCAGAGTTATAATTTCCTATTGACTTTACATTTGAAAGCAAGTTTGATTCTATATAAGTACTGGAATTCAATCCCCTAAACTTAGCCCCCAATGAATAGGACACAATAGCAAAAACCATATTGGAAATAAAATCAGAATTTTTAAATAAATTTTTAGATTCAAGATCAGATGGAGAAACATCTTTTTTTATTTCTTTTAATAAGTTTATTTGTTTTTTAGATTGTTCTACTGGATAATACTTACTGTAATCATAATTATATATATTTTTGTTTCTTAATATATAATTCTTATTTGAATCTTTTAGAAAAAATGTTATTACATAATCCTGTAGTAGATCATGACTTTTTTTCTTTTCATTTCTTATAGCTTTTGTCAACATGGCAATAAGCTTGGAGTTTAACTCAGATTGAATTGTTGGAAGCTTTGTTCTATTGTAGTTTTTTTGTTTAAGGAAAATAATAAATCCTTTAATTTTTGTTTTAGCAAAGTCTATATCTAAATTTCTATCTACATATATAGGTGCACTCAATGCAGATATCTTATTTGTTTGATTATCGGAAGTGTTTGAATTTGTAATATCTCTATCTAGAACAATTTGAGTTATATACAAGCCCTGCCCAATGTTTGGGGAAATCCTTATTCTTTGCGCATCAACGCTTCTATTTAGCTCTACGGACACTGCTACTTCTGCACCAACAATACCAGATGAGTCTGCGTTAAAACCTTGAAATTGAGCTTGAGAAAATATAGAACTATTAATAACAGACGGTGATTTAACTGTCAGGTTCCAAGAATTATTAGAGTTTCCAGTTATAATATTTTTAATGCCTGTATCACTACTAATATTTTCTGTTGGGAAATTAGTATAAAAATTAATTGATTTAATATCTGTTTCATTTATGCCTACCAATGATTCTTCTATATTAGAAGAAAACTTTAATGAACCAGTAAAAGAATCTACATGCGATCTTTCTAAGGTGCCAAAGCTACTTCCATTCCTATCTGGAATTTCACTTAATGGCGCAGTGCTGTCATATATATATGAGTTTTGATCATTGTCAAAGTTCTCAACAAAATGAAGGTTGTATAAATCATCTTCTCCGAGATAAAAATGAATAGTTATCTACATAAGAGTTTAAATAAGCTAAATCGTTTTCTATCTTTTTAATTTCCCCACCAAATATATTCTCCATAGAAGAAGATAAAATAGATAGAGTAGAAGAAATATTGTATAAAGTTTTTAATTTTAATTCTATATCCCTAAACAAATCAATCATTGGGGCTTTTTCTATTTCACTGAGAAGAGAGACATATACCGGAATATAATCACCAGCTGAAACAAAAGATGATAACTTATTTATCATTCTGCCAAGTTCTTGTTTTTCTAATCTAGAATCTTGTAGGACTGAAAAAACAGACTTCCTAGAGTTTGAACCGAAAGAAGATATAAAATTGCCTAAATTATTGAGCATCGTAGATCCCTCTCCAGTTTTTTCCATCAACATCTTGAATGTCAAAGCTTACTCCAGCTGTTAGGTTGTTCCTAACTATGCTGTATATTTCATCCCTAGAGTTAAAGTTTGACATCACTTCTTGCGGTATTTGAATTATAACATATCCACCGTTAGGATGCAGGAATGACATACCAGTATATATATCTGAATAAGACGCTACGTCTAGATCGTTAGAAAATTTGTTAGTAATATTAACCGAATGCTTTAGGCCACCACCCTTGATTCTCATGTCTTCTACGCTAACGTTTTCAAAGGTATAGGTATTGTTTACGTTTATGGTAGCTATGTGCAAAGCCAATGGATTGTATTTGGTGGACTTTGCATCAAATATAGTTGAGTCTTTAGTAAACTTTAATGGACCATCTGGCGCAAAACCAGAAGGTACAGAGTATTCATTGTTAACAAGTTCTTCACATCTTACTGGAAGAAGATAGATAAATATTGGAGAATTATCTTCTGCCCCCAAGAATGGATTAAGAGGAATAATTTCTCCATTGATTTGATGAACCATTAAATCTGGACTCACTATAGTGTAAGTAACTTTAATCTCTTTTGGATCTAAAGGAACTATTTCTTTTTTAAAAGTTATTCTACCAGTATTCTTATCAAAATCTTTTATTTCTTTTGTTGGAATATCTATCCATTTTCCTTTAGAGTTTTTGATTGAAACAAAAATCCAAGGCCTTATAGGGCTTGCGTCGGTATAGTTATCATTGACGTATAGATTCTTGTCATACTGCTCCTGCACACAATGAACAGATCCGTACCTTAAAGAGATTGTATTGTCAGAAATAACTTTTGGATTTTCATCATGTATGTCATAGTATCCATGCCCAAAGATTGAAGAGTTTGGAGTTTTAATTTGAGTCGTATCGTAGTAGCACTTTAATGTCTTACCCTTATACTCTTTCATCCAATTGGTAAAAGTGTAGCTAGAAGGTATTGTTATATCTTTAATAAACTTTCCGATGCCAACATTAACAAACCATGTGTCAAATTTGCTTAATGTTTTTGGTGGGGAAGATATTTTAATCTTTGATTTACTTTTTACTTTGACCGAGTATACTGGGCATATGTATCTTGTTGGCCTACTGTCTTCCGACTGTGGTGCTCTAACGGGAGTGCCAACTATGTTGTTTTGCGTTCCGCTGTCCATATCGGAGTCATAAGCATTAAGGCCAATGAACACATTATTCGCACCGTAAGCCATATATTCAAAATATGATATTTTTTTGCCTAAGAACTTTTTCGTTAACACATTATAAAATTGCCAATACAAACCATAAGGAGCTGGAGTGGGGTAATCCCAAATTAAGTTTAAGAAACCAAAATTTGTAACACTATTAACTGTAGTTGGTGCATAAGAACTAAAATTAGGAAAACCTACCGGCAGGCCTAATGAATCTGTCAAGACAACGATTCCATCTTTTACACTTATAGTATTTTTGGTGTTCTGTCTACTTGCTATATTATCTGCATCAGCTATAAAATAATTAGATACAGTTACTTGGGGAGAAGTTTCTCTTGAATCATAAGCTATTCCTAATGTTGTTTTAAGAGAATAAAAGTTAATTCTTCCAGTTATTTGAGTTAAAGAAAAATCACCACTAGAAATAGCACTGGTACTTGCTGTACCATTTTTCTTAAATGACGAAACTATAGAAGGTGAAATATCATATAAGCTATTTGTTTGAGTCAAACCATTTATTTCTACATCTATTTCCTCGTGCTTGAACGATATGCTATCACCAAGTTTGTTAACCGTAGAAGAATACCTTAACTGTTCAGATGGTGTATGTGAAACTGTTTTTGTTACTGTAACATTTTCTACAATCTGTGACATTGTAAAATCAATTTTACTTACATTTATTGATGATACATTTGATTTTTGAATCATATTTGAAATTGTAGAAAAATCTATTAAAGCCTCGTCAGCAGAACTTATTTCTGTATAGCCAGTTATCGTACCTTGAGCCTTTCCTTCGAAAGTAGAGATACCACCATACACGGCAGGTATTTCCGTACTGGGAGAAGAGATTCCAAACTCTATATTTTTTACAGAGAATCCTTCTGCATTAGGACCAAACTTTTCATCATTTATTTTTCTGCTATACATTCTAATGCCAATCCACTTAGCATCTGAGAGGGTTGAACTAAAATTTATAGTCTTTGAACTATTTGAATTTATTACCCCATGAGACCCTGCTGTAAAAACTGCAAATACACCTGGTATATTAACTCTTTCTTTTTTTCTTTGATAAAATTTTTGTAAATCAAGATCGCTAGTAAATACTTCCAATTCGCCAAGTCTAACAGCCCATTCTCCAGTTGAAACTGTTACTGAATGAAGAATTTGGTCATTAGCTTTTTGTGGAACTTTAAAGAAAATATAGTCTTCTAATACTGTTGGGCCTGGCACTCCGGTAAAGCTAATCCTTCTGTATTCTCTACCAGTAACTCCGATATTTGATATATCTGAATATTTGACAGCTGCAGATATATACTTTTTAGATACACTTGGAGCGTCTTCTAAGTAGCTGTTATACTTCTCTAAATTATTTTTCATTAAATCTAGCCAATAGGTTGCTAATACTGACTTTGTTTGAGAGTCAACTATTCCGTCTACAAATCCTAAGTCAGCAGCGTGTTGAAGCAGTCTTATTTTAGATCCAGTAGAAGAATCATATAGGCCATTGATCGTTACTGCGTATCCCATTTTTAACAGAGTATACTGGACATACTTAACAAAACTCTCTGAATAACCATTCCTAGTACTTGGTCTAGAAGTTGTAAATGTTGTAGTAGTTGAAGTCGTAACCGCACCTGCCGTTCTTCCTCCTGTAGTTACTGTTTCAGCTGCTTTGTAAACTACTGGATTTTGTTCTATAAATTTGTCTGCTACAAAACTTGCTGTAGCGGTTGCAAGATAAGAGAGGTATTGGGCAGCTGTTGGCGTTGCTCCAAATACTGCTTTAAGATATTGTTCTAACCATTGATGGAAAAAAACAGAAAGCGTAATTCCATTATTTTGTTTCCAGACTAGTGTTGCCCAAAATCCAGTTGGATTTATAGACTGTCCGTTTGAAAAATTTAAACTACCTGTATCAAATGTTCCGTCAGTATCTCTAGCTGCTATAATTGCAGCTCTTATGGTTGCGCCAGAAAGAGCTGTGCCCCTTGTGACAGTAGTAGTAGCGGTAGCAGTAGCTGCTCCAGTGGTGGTAGTAGTGGTGACCCCAAATGAATCTTTTCCTACAAAGTATTCATCCCATCTATTCCCAGCATCTATGTCTCCAGTGTAATGAAAATTATTAAACGAAGATGCTGTTGTTTCTTGATCGGCAGAAACTATATCTGTTTTAGAAAAAACTTTTCCTGGATAACGATATTTATTAAATGGAGAAAACTTTTGTTTAATTTGTATTTTATTTTCTTCTACTTCTGAGATAGAAAAATTAGACCTAGTTATTCCACCGGTGTTTCTTGCTGATTTAAATACAACATTTTTAAAATCAGCTTTTCCACCTATAGCAGAAGAAAAGTTTGTAGACCAATTTATTATGTATGTATTAACAGTCTTTGTTATTTCGTTAATTGAGATACTTGTTTTAAAACCAAAATTATAATCTTTAACGTCTTGACTTCCAGGTAAAAAGTCAGTTGGAGTCCTAATGGCAGAGTTAGTTTTATTATTGTACTCAGATGAGCCCAATGCAACATAGGGATAAGTTATACTAGAAAAATCAATCTCACTAGAATTTATTGTACTGTATGCATCGAGTGATATGCCAGAAGATGGAGCTGATATGATTTGATTAAGGGCTTGAGTATTAAGTTTAAAAATTTTATAGCTAGAATTTGCTTGACCCAACAACGTATCTCCGCCTGCTGATAGCGTAGAATTGTAATCAGTAAAATTTAAAAATTTTATGTTTGGATTAGTGCATTCTAAATAAAATTCTACATTACTAAAGTCAGCGTTTATTATGCTTTCAGCATCACCGCCATTTAGTGTGCCATCAAAATCTGCTATTAGGACTCCAGGCAAAGAGGGTGCTATCTCTCTGCAGAAAAATTGATCCGTGCTTCCTATTGCAGCCTTTAATGAAAAAGAATATTGTTGTTTTTCAAGATCAGAAAGAACAGTTATCTTTCCATTATTTACTGCACCATTAATCGTCCATAAATTTCTCCATGGTGAAACATTCCATAAAACCGTAGACTGATTAGTAGTATTGTTTGTTGCAAAGTTATTTACTTTATTTTTGTTAACATCAGAAAGATAATTATAAAAGAATTTATTTGGTCCAATTATAGCAGTACTGACTGCAGTGCTTTGACTGCCAACTGTTCCAACGGGAAAAGCATTAGTGTCGCCATTGTTAGAGACATCTGAGATACCTGCTCTAACGATATCATTTATTAAATAGAGAAAAGGGTTAGCGCTTATAACTAAAGACGAAGGCAGTATGTTTTGCGTATTTGTTGATCTTTTAACTATAACGGCATTTGATCCAACAGATACTAAGGCAACTGAAGAAGATTGTGTTGAGGGACTAGCATTAAAAGTTCTTAGTGGAACAACTGAATCACTATTCAAAACTTCAGTTCTTTTTCCAAATATGCTGTACCTAGGGCTAGTTGAAGACTCATTATATTCAGAAAGATCCCAAGCATTCATGGTCGTGTGGCCAGTCTTATATGTATCTTGTACGGTCAGGAATCCAGTTGAAGTATTGGTTATAGACAAATCTATACCTAAATAAGAAAGATTAGAAGATATCAGTGAAGCGTCTATAAAAACTGAAGCATTAGAAATTAAAGCTCTATTGACCGCATTGCCTTGAAGCTCAGTAATAGCTTGTGTTGGTGTCCACACCAAAATATCAAACCTACTATAATCAATTGTATTATCGTCTATGTTTACTAGCCAATAGCTTCTTTGAGATTTATTGTTAGTACTTGCTGCAATAGGATTTTGAAAAAGATAATTCTGAAGATTAAATACTGACTCCTCCATGTTTGCAAATACGTAAGCATTCTTTGCGTCAGAAGCTTGACCAGAATAAAGCACTCCGACATTTAATGTTGCCCTTTCGGAGTCTGCATAAACGTTTCTTACGTTAGAATAATTGTAAGTAATCTTTGCTAATAGTCTCCAGTTAAATGATTGAAAAGTTCTTGGATCTTGTATGGCTTTTCTAGGAGCATAAATTTTCCAGCCATCATTGGATATTCTTGTTTTTAATAATTCATTTTCTTTATAAGAAAATAATTGTGTTGAATACACTTTTCTTTCAGAAGAGCTTGGATCTATTACTTCAGATTCTTCTATAACATACTTATAGTATGGTATTGTATTTACTTTTTCTTTATAGGCAAAAAATGGATTATAAGGAATGTTATCTTCATTCTTTTCATATTTATTATAAATAAGATAAAGATCTTTTGGATTAACTTCTTCTAATAAAACTATTATTCTATACAAATCAAGGCCTTGATATCTTGTACCAGACAACTCTACGACTGATCTATTGTTTGTATATTTTTCTAATATAATTTTATATTTATTTTTTCCATTAGAATCTAAAAAGTTATTTCCGGAACCATCTACTACTTGTATTCCAGACTTAGATGGCTCTCTAAGTTCAGCAGATTTTTCTATTCCATTATAATTTGATACGGTTGAGTCCAACAATGTAAAAAAATTGCTTACATAATAACTATGTATAAACATTTCAGACTCAAAAGCTACTTCTCTACCAGTGTAATTAAAGTTTATGTCTGCTTGTTCTTCACTTGCAATGTAGTTACTTATAGAAACTTCAGAATTAGCTACTATAGGAGAACCAAATCCTTGATTCATTTCTTGATTAGTTTTTAAGTATCTTAAAACACCAAATTCATCAGCATACATTGCTGTATCTATTTCCGACGTGCTTACTGGAACAACATTTTCTGGTATCAATCCAGAAAGGTCAGAAACAGATAGGTGCATTTCTGGAGTAATCTCTGTTGAATTAAACCAACCTAAATTAATTGAATCTTCTGGAAGATGTACAGCCTTTTTTACAGCAGGCTCATTGCCTTGGTTCGTAACATTTTTAAAAGCTTTCACAAACTATTCCTCTTCATAATCTGGATGTAGATCAGAGTACTCAACAACATAGGGTGTAGCGCCTAATAAACCCATTTCATATTGGGTATATCTAGAAATTGGGTACCAATCGGGCAGATTCCAGGTTGGTGTTGCACTGCTGTTATAGTAAACCTGTTCTGTTAAAGTGTTTACTTTAAATGCTACGTTTGAAGCGTAATGTTTATAGTTAGGATTTACATTAAAACCAGGGCTAAGAACAGGCTCATCTAGGGTTGATTGTGTAGAGTCATACTTTTCATACCAGCAGACAATATCTCCGCTCAAAATAGAAGTTGGTATTCCAGCATCTGTGTTTAGATTAGTTTCAACTGAGACAAACCAATATCCAGGAATAGCATCATCTTGGGCTATAAAATTGCCAATATTAAAATAGCCCTGGGAGTCAGAGAGTACTCTGCCGGAGTTATAAGTCTTACCTGGAACTACGTCTGTAGTGCTATAGGCTGTATCAAATAGGTCTTTTAAATTTCTAGATTTTCTCCAATAAACAAAAACATTTGGATTTGTTTTTCCATTTATTCTTACAGTTTGAACACCATCTGCTGTAATAATTTTTGCATCCACTTCTGCTGTCAATCTATCAATTGAGCTTGGGTTTGGCTTTACGTAATAATTAACTGTAGCGCTATAATTGTCCTGATCTTTTATGTACAAGTATGAAGAACTTTGATATGGAACATTTGCTCCAGTGTACTTGATCTGAGATCTAGCATAGCCGTCTACATTAGAAGTAATAGTGGAAGGAGTCGATGATATGTTAGAACCAGATATGATGAAATCTTTATATGGTTTTGGATTTCCGTTTATGTCTTTAGAAAAAACATTTAAAATCATAGAATCTTTTCCATCAGCAAGTACTTGTTTAGGAGAAAGAATGTAATCAAAAGTATCATAATCATATTCTTCATGAGAAAGATAAATGTACCCAGAATCTAATGCCGAGTATAATGGATTAAGTTTTAATTCTGGCAATTCGTAATCATCATCTTGAAGTGCTGACTCATACGTTATGTAAGTGCGATAGCTTGCATTTGGAGTACTGAGTAATGAAACCTTTGTCCTATAATCATTGTCGACAGTATTGAAATATTGATTGTCTATATTAAAAACGTCTACCACTCTATACGATGCTCTGTAAGATCTTCCAATTTTAAATGGTTGATTTTCTGGGAAAGATATAATGTTTATATAATTGTCTTCCGAAGAAACACCAGAGCAAACAGTTTCTCCTGTATATGTATCGACTATTGTTACGTCAAATACGTTTGAATATGCTAAATACATACTGTTTGTGTTTTTAGCTGTTATGTATTCGTAATTATAATGAGAATACAAGCTGGGTGTAGCTTCATCGAAGAATGAAACTTGATTATAATTGACGGTAGATCCACTAGAATCTACCGTTGAAACGATTATTGGAGAACCCTTTCTAGCAAGCTGTTCTAGAACCACCTCTGGTTGATTAAGGCTTGCGTCAACTTTTGGATCTGCATAGATGAATCTTTCGCCATCTTGGAAATACCAACCACTTCTAATCGAAGGAGATATATACTTTGTAGCTTCATAGTTAAGAATAGCCTTTACTGGCAAGCTTGATATCTTATATATGCCTGAAGCAGAATCGTAATAGTTTAAAGAAACATTTTTCTCAAGATCATCTGTATAGACAGTCTTTTCATTTTCTATAAAGTTATAATCAGTCCATATTGTTACGTCATCATTCTCGTTTATAGCTTCTACAGAAGTAAAGTAAAGATTTGGAGATGAGGCGTAATCTCCTAAGCCAAAGTCTGATCTTTGAATGGTGTAATAATCTATTACATTTGAATTTTTAGTCTCAAGTAAGTCTTGATTTACATTAGGGGATGCGTGAACGACTCCATTTTCAGACATAAAAAAATTGTATTGATCTATTGAATTCGCATTAAATTCTTCCCATACAGGATATTCAAACGGGTACACTGCGCCGTCTTTTGATCTAATTACAATTGAACTTGGTGTAGATGCAAATGGTATTTTCGTTTGCGTAAAGAAATAATTGACCGTTGAACCAGAAGTGTTATCGTAATCTCCATGACTAGATGGAGAAGCTATGGTTGCTCCAATTAAAGATATGTTTATGTTTGGGGATGAAGGTATGTAGTATGGTTCATTTTCATCTCTATTGACAGAAATTCCACCGTATATCTTTGCAGAATCATATATTGGAGCTTTTTCATAAGAGCCTACCAAGACGTTGTCTACATGTATATATAATGGAGTTGCATTAGTCGGCATACTGAAGTGCTTCAGGACGTCTGTAATAGACATTGTTATGTTACTCTTGCTGGACCCAACAGAAGGGTAGTTGATTATGGTGTAATCCCCATAATATCTTACCTTCTGAGTTTGTACTATTCTATTTTTTGCAGCGCTGTATATATTTGAATTTATCTTAATTTGACCATCACTATAAGTTTGGTTGCTAAAATTTTTTACAACAACCTTAGAGGAATTGTTTGCCATAGATCCAGATGAAAAAGATGCCCAGACATAATCTCCAGTTGCTCCACTTGGGTTCTTTGATGATATATAGTTAATGGTTGCCTGCTGAACTGCATATAGTGGTATTTGAGTTATAGTGTATGATTCAGTAGCGGAAGGACTTATAGTATTTAAATATGGTGTGGCTGCGGTGTCTACAGAATAAAAAATAATTTGATTTGATGTTAACCCAGATGGGCCGAATATATCTTTTGTTATATATTCCGGAGAAGATGATGAATCAGGAGCATAGGCATTTTTGACATAGTCTGTTAAATTAGCCTTAAAAGTTCTATCTGCGCCTATGTAACCATGTTGATTTAATTTTAGATAAATCTCATAGTTGATGGTAGCAGTGTCGTGATCGTAGTATGGTTCACTATAAGACAGGTATGTGTCGTATGCAACTTTAATTGGCTCGTAGTTATCTGTCGTTACAGTATCATATTTATATCCATAAGCTCTTAGACTAAATGAATATTCTTTTGTTTTTTTATCAAGCTTTTCTAAAACAAGTCTTGCGTCCTCAAAGTCTCCAATTCCTGGTTGATAGTTTTGAGTAGCCATTGGGGTAGCGTCAGTATATTGAGGGATTCTAGATACGCCCTCTGAAAGTACACCGGCGTAATCCCAGTATGCCTCTCCCCATTTGATGTAACCGTAGTTTGAAGGAAACCTTTTATTCAAATCTTCTACAAGATCAAAAAACTCTTGTTTTGGATTTCCCTCTTCATTAAAATACACCAAGCTATTTAGTATGTCAGTAATCTCTAGAATCTCTGGAGTAGCTCCCTGATATTGAGAGTTAGGAGTTGCTCCATAAGCTCTCCAAATATCTAGCTCTCTTCTAAGTGTTCTCTTGAGTCCATTTGCAGATATATCAGGAGGATTAATGTATACATCTAATATTCTATTTTTAAAGTTTTCATTTGACTCAAGATATAACCTTTGAAGCCCAACTCTTAATCCAAATTCATCAAAAGTATTAAAATTTTGAATAGGTATCTGCCCTATTAACGTGTTGTCAGTATAGAGTGTCGTATAATTTTTTAAAGTATATAATTGGAATGTAAGAAAGTTATAAAAGAAAACATTGTCAACTAATTTAGATGTAACTAATTCATCAAAACTAGATAGTCTGCTTAGTTCTATGTTATCTCCTCTAACCATAATAAATCCAGGTTCAATTGGCTGACTAACATAGAGCCAATCAACCTGTTCTAGATCAACTGAAGCAATAAAAGAATCAAGCTCAACCCTTGTTATTAATCCATCAATTCGATCTAAAAATTCACCTGATGCAGCATTCAAAAACTTTCCAGCATTTGTTTCTGGGAGGGCTAATAATGGAGTAGATTTTTCTAAAGAATCTTGATATATTTTAGTCCATCCAGGGAACCTTGATAGCATACTCCTAGTATGATCAGTTATTACCGGACTTACAGTCTCTGCTATATTAATTTGAACCAATAGCAAAAAATTTGAATCAGATAAATCTGTTTCTGAGTCAAACGTTATCTCAAATTTGTTATATCTATTTACATTTCGTAAAAATAAAACAGTTACATTTTCATTTGAATTTGATATCTGTCTCCAGTCGGAATCATTATCGCTTTGTTCTGCGCTTGTTTTTATCTTTAACGAGAAGGTTGGATTTTCATTTCCTTTAAGGTTTGAAAAAGCATGCTTAAAACCAACTATATCTATTTGGCTAGACATATCAACAAAACGTTGAAAGATCACACGTGAGCTTGGCGTCAATAACCTGTATGGAGTTGCTCCATTTACTAGGTCATAATAAGAGAATTCGTCATCTTCTTCGCTGGAATTATATATGTAATACTCTCCAACATCTTGGTCAGTAACTATTTCTCCATAGTTTGTAACAACGGTGGCATTAGGCAAGGACGGAGTTGCATTGGGTAAAGTTTCAGTCCCAGTAAATGTATAGTCCCCTAATAGATTCTGCCCATAAGGGGATCTATACGTTGAGTAATTGGTATAAAACTTATTTGCATATAGGTCTATAGAGTCAGTAGTCCATACGTTAGAACTAACGTTGAAATCTTCATTCCTAAGAGCTAAAAAATAAGTTTTCATTTAATAAAATTTCTCCTAGACTTCGTCTAACCAAATTGAATATTCTGAAGTAACACCATTTTCTGGATGGACAAACATTAAATGTTGACATGGTCTACTCATCGAATGGAAGTATTCTTGTGCATATGTATTATAGCTTTCTGGAGAACCAGAGACTCTTAATATAGTACTTCCAAGGGTCATTTTAGCCTGTTGATGGTAATGTCCCATAAATACATCGTCAAAACGTTCAGGAATAGCACCGTCTTTCCATCCCATTACCTTCTTATAGTAACCGTGAGTGGCGCTTGGTGACGGCATTTGGTCACCATGAATTAATAATGTTCCATAAGAGCCAATGTAATCAACTGCATACCAGTTTCTTTCGCCTTTTCCATCTGGAATATTGAAAGATATTCTTCCTTCAGACTCAAAAATCATTTCACAGATCTTATATAGCAGTCTGTCCATGTTCGTTTCTGGGTCGTGCTGCTTTCTCATGCGTCCACCTACGGCACCATGATTACCTATTACGGCAGTAACGTGTACGTGTTCGAAGTGCTCAAGGGCAGTTTTAAGGAAATTCCCCAGGATCTTTGGGCCATTAACCCCAACCTGTCGATATATACCAGAGTCAATAAGGTGGCTTTGTCCTGGGAAGATTTCCTCACCCTCTACTATGTCTCCCAGTATCCAAACGTGAAGGTTCTTAACTGGATGGTGAGTTCTTTGTATGTTTGTAATCTCAATCAGCTTATCCATGTAGAGGTCCATTCTTTTATCTAGGACCTCTGTATTATAATCTGGAGTAACTTTACCCATCTGCCAGTCTGCTAGTACGGCTACTGCAGTTTCTGATGTTGACAAAGACTTTGGAAATGACGGCTTTGGTATCTTTGGCAGTTCAAATTCGTTAAATGCATCAAAAGCTGCTTGATAAACCACATGAGATGCTTCATCTCTTACATTCTTATATTTGTCGATTAGTCTTGCTAGTCTTCTATTTTCTGATCTTAAGAAATCAACAGTGCTAGCCTGCACGCTAACTGATGGTTGAACCGCTAGTTCCAAAAATATTGACTGCTCATCCTCATCATCTTCCATCAGATCATAATCGGGAACAAACTGTTGAGTATTGACAACGGTAAAGTAGCGAGCTGCTTCTTTTTCTTCAATTTGTCTAGAGTCTACTTTTTCTCCTAAAACTGCACCAGGAATATCATCATCCCCACCTACAAGAGCTTCTGCATTGCCTTTATTCTTGGCTTTGACTATCTGAGTCTGTGTTACTAGATAGGTTGTTTCTGGCATAAAAATTCCTTTTGATAAAAGTTAATCAAGATATTATAACAGAAAATATCGATACAGACCCTGCAATCATGTACTCTCTTTCAGAATTTATTCTATATATCCCTTTTGGAATTTCTTGACCATTGACACTTACGCTAAGAACGTTAACTGACTTAATGAGATCTGAAGATGTCCTTATCTGGGATTCTATATCACCAAAAGATAAACTACTTCCTATGGTCATGGAATTTAAATATCTTTTGACAAACAAAGAAGCTTGATTTTCTACAGAAGTTCTAACAGACTGACTTAAGCCCGAAGGCAGCACTACATTTACTGCAACGTTAACTGGAACTCTATCTGCTATTCTTATATTTAATTTTATTCCTACTGGCTTTTTTGAAGACAACGCAGCCAAAATGTTATCAGCCAGTCTTGCGTCTATTCTTTGAGCTTCTGGAACAACTATAATATCACAGGAACCAAGTCCGTATGAAGACTCTCTTACTCTCACATCTCTTACTCCAGATACTCCAAGGGCATTTAATCTCATTGATTCATTGGTTCCATAAGATGATTCTTTTATTGATCTACTAATTCTGAGCCTATAAAGATCATCTGATTCCATGTTCATCATGGAGTAAACCTCTTTGGGGTTTGAACAAAACACTAATGTTCCATCTGATGAGTTAAAGTTATGCTTGGTCAAAGTTCCTATAGAGGCTGTAAAATCATTTCCCTCAAAATTGGCCATCAACCTACCAAATACTCTGGTGGTTCCTGCTAATATTATGACGTCGTCTACAAGCTTATATTGATATTGTTTAGTGGAAAAGGATGTTACGTCATTATAAATTAATGTATTTTTTGGTATTAAAATATCAGACGCTTGGGGTGAAGATATATAAAACTGAATATTGTAGCTAGCTCTATCCTGCTCTGCTTCGGATGCTATTGTTCTTCTTCTGACTGAATACAGTTCGCCAATTAAATCAAGAGCCCTTCCCTTTGCTGTTGACAAACTGGCTTGGTCTATGGCAAACCTTAGGGCCTCGTATAAGTCCCCTATTTCGACTGCTAAGGCCTCTGCAAAGGCTCTGGCTATGGCACCAGGGTGCGTAGCGGTAATCCCCGCATTCTTCTGCAGAGACTGTATGATCTGTGTTAAGATTTGATCTTTACTTTTACTGTATACCAGGGGCATCTTATCTCCTTATTATAGATCTTGCGTAACGGATAGCGTTACTGGTTGATTAGCGTTGTCTAATATGTGTACATCGAACCTAATTGAATTAGCAGATGTTGGAACTGCTTCAATTGTTATGTTCGCACCCCTAAAAATTCCACCCTTACTTGGGTCTTCCAGGGCAGATCTAATCATTCTTTTGCCAATTTCTCCAGTAACCATAGTCTGAGGCATTCCGTATAGTACAGAGAGATCGCAACCAAGTTCGGGATAGGAAGCAAAATCTCCCGTTTCTGTCATTAGTCTTATATATATTTGTTGAACATTCTTCTGTCCGGAGTCTGCAACTACTGCTAAATCATTGTTTCCAGTTAGTTTTATATCTCCAGATAGATCAAAGTATAGGTCCGGCATTTTATGTATCGTTTCTTATCCAGGGGAAGTTTTCTAGGTTATCGCTGATAGATCCATCTTCTGAATCAATCTTACTTTTAGCCTCACTGAAAGAATATCCGCCTTTAATATACATTATTAAAGACTGAACTTTGCTATCAGAATTTGTTTTAGCATAGGAATCTATTAAATCCTGTGTATTTTTGGGTATAATTATTTCTCCAGCGCTTGAACCATTGTCTTCAACTGGGTTTTTAGGAGCTGAAAAGCCATACTTACCATCTATAGTAGTGGGAATATTCAAACCAGGATCCTCTAAATTCTCTAAATTATCTAGAAAATGAGTAGCGTTGTGATAGGCTGGATTGTTTGAGAATGAATTTGTTTTAATTAGAGCAGGTTCATTGTACATGTCTGAAGCTGGGTTGAAGGACATTCCGTTCCACCTTAGGCCATCATCGTCCCTGGAATAGAACTTGATATTGTCAGCAAATATAGAAACACTTCTAGTGTTAGAGTTTATAACTATTCCCACGCCGGGACAAGCAAATATCTCTATCTCACCTGCGTCTGTTACCCTTAAGAAAGAGTTGTTGTCTGGATGGTTTATTCCAACTTCTCTATTTGAAAATTCTTTTCTTCTTTTAATTTCATAGCTTTCATCAAATAAATCATTTGAAGTAAATTCTGGATCGTAATCATTAATCATATTTAAGCCATAAACTTTGGTATTCCGGTGTCAACAACATTGTTAACAGTGTTCTTATAAATAGAATTTTCATCTATAAAATAATTCATTATATAAGGCTGTTTCTCAGAGACATCCCTAAAGGCCACATAGCACCTTGTGCCTGGGGTTGGGGCAACAGTTTGTATGCCATAACTGAACGGGCACGGGACTTTTGAAAACATGGTACCTACAGTGTTTGAATACTTTTCGTCCAACATAACTACTGCTGTATTGTTTGTTCTGTCATAACCCATAATTGTACCAGGTCTAGCTTTTGAATCTTGAAATTTATTTAAAGATACTTGATCATTTATTTTTTGATCAAATTTAGGATAATTAATTGCCATTAGAAATTTGGATCCTTTGTTTCTGTTCCGTTGTTTGCTATTATATTTCCAGAGAACCAACTGTTTAAATAAGACTCTCCGGGTTTGTTTTTAAAATTTTTAATAATCCAAGCTTTTAAAGTTTCTTCTGTTTTACCAGTATTAGAAACATATGCTTTCCTTATTGTTGAATATTTGACTTTAGCTAATGCACCAATAACTGATTGTGGATTTCCATTATTATCTTTTAACCCCAACTTATAATCACCCCAAGCATAGAACACATGTCTATCTAATGGTTTGCCTCCGTTTATATATTTTTCTTGCTTGATTTTGATCTATTACTACTAATAACATGCCGACTTGATTTAACGGTATAAATATTCTTTCATCTGTTGTTTCCAAGCTTCCTAGTTGTTGTACTTTGGTTCTTAAGACAGCTGGATCAGTGTCATTGGTTGTGCTGTACGCAAGTTTTAATCCCAACACATTTGTTTCACTTGGGACAGTTAGTCTAAAAGTTTTAGTTCCATGAGCTGCTGGCAGCAGGTTCATTTGCAAAAATCCAAAAGAAAAATCTCCGGTACTTCTATCTCCATTTATTGAACCAGGACGAAAGTTTGATTCCCTTTCTGCTATGCCAACAAATAACGCAGATACTTCGTCAGAATAAAAACCACTCATCATCATCAACTGCATTAACTCATCTCGGGTCAATGCTGTCTGCTGATCGTTCTTATAAGATTTTTTAAATTTACCTATTGACTCTGCGCCTACTGTGCTAGCCATACCAGAAGAAGACGAGATTCCAGTTATTGCAGCAGCTATTTCTGGAGTGATAAAAGTTCCTGCTCTATGTGGACCAAAACTAACATGTATATGATTTCTATGATTGTTATCTGAACCAAAGTTTACATGTGGAGCTATATTGGGATATTTTTTTCTAATAGCAGAACTCTTATCTTCTAGTCCGGCTATCCTTTAATCCTAACTCTGCACTGATTTCATTGCTAATCATTATTAAATCTGGATGGAGATCATAAGAAAGCGTTTGCATGTGAGTTAGAAGAAGATCTAACGCTTTCATGTAGTCAACTTTTTTAGCTACAAAATTGTTTTTTCCTAAAGTTATTTCTTGAGCTTTACTTACGCCTAATCCCATTATGTCAAATCCTCTACCAAAAGCATGGTCGCTAACGCTATTGGTATTGCCTAAATCTTCACTAGTCAATGCTTTAAAATTATTACCTATGATACCTCTTTCGGTACCTTGTCCGCCTCTAATGTGCAAGCTGTTTGTCAGCTGTGACATTAATTCTATTAATGCTGCAGAAACTTTACATAATTTTTTGCCAGTTCCTAATAATGTTTTATCAATTGTAACCGAACCTAATTTACCTGTTCCATCTGCTGTATATCCTCCACCTTGAACAATGTCGAATCCTAATGTTTTAAGATCTTGTTTTTCTGAATTTGTATCAAAGTCTAAATTAAAATCATAGAAATTTGCATCAAAATTAGCTTTATTATTTAGTTCTTTTAATTTTTTAGCATACTCTTGTTTTTCTTGTTCTGACAATTGATCTACTACAGCTATTGCTCTTGATCCACCGTTGTACGCTTCAGCATCCGTAGATAGGACATAACCCTGAAGACTATGCGCTAACGCCTCTCCTTGAGATCCCGTTACAGTACCTGTACTAGAATTTGTTCCACCTGCAGCAGATCCAGAGTCAGTAGCTGATTTTGAATTTATAACAGCATCCATGGCCGAACTAAATCCACCAGGTGCATAACCAGTCGTCATCAAGGATTGTTTTGCAATTTCTTGTCTTGCATCTGCTCCAGTTAAATACGTATTTGCATCCGGATTGTTGGGGTCAATTATCTTTACGTTGTCATCTATATCTCCAGCCATGGATATTATGCCGTGCAAAGAGGACTGCACGTTTTGTATGTATCCATTTATTGCAAAAGCAGGATTGCGATAGATGCCTTCACCCTGAATAACTTTTAATGGATCTGAAGATGTTAAAGTCTTGCCAGTTAAGTCTTCTCTAGATTGGGTAGTATTGGTGTAGGTTGGTTTTCCATTTGGATAAAATGTTTCAGATATTTTTGTTGCACTAGACTGAGAATTATTTAGATCATCAACATTAAGATTGATATCACCTGACATACTTACCTCCTCCTCCGACTGTATACTCAGAAACTGGATTAAGTTGAGGCATATAGTCCTTTGGCGTTTCTACTGATTTCTGTTGGTACTGAGTTCCTGTCATATAAACTTGTGCTAGGCCTGAAGCTATCAATTCCCAGTTAAGAGTAACTGGTCTTCCATCTTCATGGTACTCATCCCAAGATACAACTGGCCATTCAGAAGCTGTTTCGTACAGTTCATTAGTTATCAGAACATTCATTAAAACATTAAATAGTTTCTTTTCTTCTAAGGTCATGGAATCAAGAGGATCGGAATCTCCGGCCTTAACAAAATGTTCTAACAAATCTGTCATTCCATCAAGCGATGCATAAATTTTATTAAAATTAATAAACATTATTGAATCTTGATAGAATTTTTTTCTTACATTTTCTTTAATAGTTTCTTTAAAGTCTACAACAAATTGTGTATTTTGTTGTGCAATAAATATACTTCTAAGTTCTTGAATTAAGTTTTGATAAACATTTGAATCTGTTGTAGAAAAGACTGTAGCCATATATCTATCTTCGGCATTTGCGTAGCTTCCAGATTTATATGCAGATGTGTAGTTAGATGGTATATTTTGTTCTGATCCGGGTTCATAAGCATTATCGGTAGTTATTATTTTAGATGGATCTTTTGGATTGATTCTTAGAACTATAAGTTTGCCTTTGACTGCTTGCTGAACATAGTTCATAGCCTTTCCTGCAGAAGAGTTTTCATTGATAAACGCCGTTTTTGTTCCATCACTAGTGTTACCTGTTCCAAATTTAACTAATTCAGCTGCGTTTATTCCGTCAAATCTAACTGTATAAGTATTTGCTGATGCTTCTCCGCCAAATATAACATCTTGTACTTCGAAAGTGTCACCGTCTTTAACATGCGTAACTTTGACTATTGCTTTGAAGGATTCGTTTAATTCAGTTTTATCTGGGCCAATTCCAGAATACTTTAAAATTTGAGAATGAACAATTGCATTTTCAAGACTTATATGCCTGATTAAGCTTCCAATTTCTTTTTCTCTCCAACCCATACTTTTAAGTAGATCATCACTTCTAATGTATAAGTTGCCTTCTGCAGAACGAGTATTAGACCTAACTCCCAAAATTCCTGGAAGTATTTTTATAGAATGATACCTACCGACTACCATGCCTTGATTAAAGGATAGCCCAGCATCCATTGGTTGACCGTTTTTATTTAAGTACTGAATATAACATCCGTGTTGATCCAAAACATTATCTCTAATCTTCTTCCAACCATTCCAGATTCCGTCACTTAACAACGCCATTCCTCCAGCAGCAACTCCAGCCGCCGTACCACCAGAAACTACACCTGCTACAGCTATGACGCCAGCTGATATTACTGGCATTGCGAGAGCACTAAAGACAGCCATTCCAGTAGATCCTGCTTGTCTACCAGTGTTTGCTTTAGATAACGCTTCTAGTCTTTCTCTTGCACTTGGCAATTGCTCTGCAGCTTGGTTAGCCATAATGTCTTTAACCAAAGCAGAGTGTCCGTGAGTATATTGCATGGCACCTGTTAGCTGCGTCTTTAGACTTTGAGACAATGAGTCAACAGATACATCACCATTTGTAGTTAGTAGAGAATTGCTAGATGGGTTACCAAGTAAGAACCTTGAGCTATTTCTTAAATCTTGCATACTAAAGTGTCCTGATATCCAAGATGACATAAACCATCTTGCTGGATCGTTAACTGTTACAAATGCATTTGGAGTAATAGAAGTTACAAATCCCATTTGAGGTGTGAAGTGATGGACTACTTGTTCTACTTCAAATATTCCATACATTCTTTCATAAACGTCTGCTAGATACACAAGGTCAAATGGTCTTATGTCTGCATTACCTATAACTATTAACTCTCCACCATAAATATCTTTTAATGATTCTTTCAAATGTGAGAGTGCTACCCTCTTTGCTGTTAGCTCATCTGGTTCACCTGAAGCTGATTTTGCTATTCCTCTAAATGTTTCCATTGGATGCATAATAGGATGAAGAATTCCAGTTATTCCTGAACCCTTGAGGTTATCAAAAAATATTCCTGTTTCTACAGTTTTCTCAACTTGCCTTTCAGGCGGAGCTGCTTTATCTAATGCTACAGTTACCGGATACTTTCCATCTGAAACTGCAGTTATTTGAGTAGCAACGTTTCCTATATTTTCTTTTATAGTATTAGAAAGTATATGCGTGAAAGAACTAATGTAATGTATTCTTTGGAATGGTTCTCTGACTTCTACAACTGGCTCTCCATACTCTCTGGTGAATGGATTATCGACTGCCCTTAAAAGCGTGCCTGGTCTGCCCATGGAATAATAAATTGAATCATTATAAGCTTTATTTAATATATTAGCTTGTTGAGTAAAGTTTTCTAGTTGAGTTAAACCATATCCCATTTGTTGCATTGACATTTGAAACATGTTCATAAGCCCGCCAAGAGCAGATGTAAAGGCATTATATATAGGCCCTATGTTTCTGTCCCAAAAGTTATTAATATCTGTCTTCAACCCTGTAAAGAAGTTTGATGCACTGTTTCCTTCTTTAGCGTGTTTTTGCAATAGCTTAGTAAATGCACCACTATCTGATGCGTAGTTAACATCATAGTCTATAAAGGCTTGCCAGATTACATCGACTGGCCTAAAACTCCAATCGTCATCATCTCCACCAAGCAGCCAAGATCCAACGGACTCTACAACGGCACCTCCGACAGCACCGACTACTGCTACAGGGCTTCCAACTGTTGCTACAATTCTAGCGGTGTCCCCTCCAACTGCTCCAGCTATTGCAGGCGCTACACCTGAACCTATTTTAGCACCTGTTGCTCCAACTCGTTTTTTGTCTGGTCTTAAGACTAACCACGCTCTTGCATATGGATCTTGCCACATCTTTTGTCTAAAGACTCCAACCATTAATAGGTACAACTGCTTAGGAGTTTTTATTTTTGCCAAATATTCTTCTACTTGGTCTTCAGTAATTTGCGTATCAAAATCAAAGTTAGGATTGTTTTTTGAGGCTTCTTCAATTCTTCTAAAGTCTGCTGCTGATGCTGGAGCAGTGGTCGTAGTAGGAGTTGGTGATGTAGTAGAACCGGCTGCTGCCTTTGCTTTTGCTTCACTGAATAGATACATCCTCGCATATTGCTCTACAGTAGATTTAATGCCAGCAACTTTTTTGTATACCAAAGCATTTAATGCGTCAGTTAAACCTTTTCCTTCATTGATTATTGGCTTTGAATTTTCATCATATCCATCAAAGCCTTGGTTGACATATTCTTTAATTGCAACATCTACAGCTTCTACTCTTGAGGAATTTTTATTTACCCAGTCAGCCCCCAGCAAAGTTTCAAATTCTCTTGAGCCTCCATTCCCTTTGCTGACGTTGAAGTCTTGCAAAAAGTTTTCCGTTTTGCTACTTAACAATTGGAATATCATATCAGTTGATTCTTTATCATCATCTGGATCTAAATTATATATAGCTTTCCATATATTTTTTGTTGAAGAATAATTATGATATCCAATTCTAAATTGATCCCAAATGTTTTGAGCTTCGCCAACTGTTCTTCCGTTTCCAGCTATAACTTTAACTTCTGAGTCAAACTTTTCATCAAACATAGACCTTGCTTGGATAGATGTGGTATCTATTATGTCATATATAGCAGAAAAATGAGTAAAAGTTTTATCTCCTGATTCTTTTGTTGCTTTTTTATCTTGTTCTCTTTTGTCTCTTAGAGTATCTTGCTTTAGGTCATCGTAATTAGCATTTGCTACACTGTCAAAATATTGCGTATAGTTTCCGCCACTGGACAAGAACTCTTGCATTTCTGCTACTGTCCTTAAAGCCAATGTATCATCAATACTATAAACAAAAGATGGCCTAATTCCAACTCCAGATCTATCCTTAGATATAAAGCTTTTTCCTATAGCTGGTAAATCATTTGCTTCTGGACCTGTTCTGTCTGGGTTTTGTCTATCTTCAACACTTCTAAAGGATCCAAAACCTATTATCATTTGATTGTCTTTATCCGGCGTATCAGTGCTATCACTGCTTCTTCTGTCTAAACTTTTAAGAGTAAATGTTTTAGCTTGGTTCATGGAAGTTGTTACGACTCCCAGTGGAGTTGAGTCTGGCACAAAAGTAAATCTGCAATCTACAAGATCTAGTTCTTGTGCACCAATTGTGTCATACTGTTTATCATTGTCGGCTCTAAGTTGAGTATCATTATTTAATTTATCTGGTAAATTTTCTGATGGAAAAACAATCTTTCCATTGTCTTTTATCAAAAGACCCAAGAAGTAGGCAGCATCTGGAGAAACAATAGCGTCTATATCTGTTGCTCCCCAAAGGAAATATGCTGGTGCACATACTACTGCTTGTTTTGTATTTTCATTATAAACTAAAACTTTTCTTTTCTTATAATCTGCAGCGGTCCCAACTAAATCTCCGTCAGTAAAGTTATAGGCGCTGTTAAAAGCTTCCCTTGCTTTACTTCCTGCTTCGCCTGCCTTATATGGCCATTTCATAGCAATATAGAATTGTTCGTGCAAAGCATCTTTGGGCATACCCCACTCAGCAAAAGTTAACTCAGTGCTTGGATCGTAGGAGTCTTTGTATGCAGGATCTAAATCAAAATAAAAATCTTTATAAGTTTCTGATAATTGTACTCTACCATTTGCAAAGGTAATGTCAGATGCTCCTCGTCTAGCTATTGGCAGTGGCATCGTTATAACTTGCGATGCAGATATTCCACTAATGCTATTTGTGTTGAGCCCAGATGGATCAAATGCCGCACTGTTCTTGAGTATCTCGTCTAATCCCATTGACTTAAGCTTATTGGCGAAAGAAAAATTAAAATCTAAACTCTTAACGTCGCCCTTTGTAGTAACTAAGGCTGTATCTCCAGAGCTTCCCTCTTGATCAAGTAGAGATTTTTCTACTAATGAAATATTAACTATATTAGACATTCTATCTTGTACGTCTTGTAAACTGTCTATTTTAATAATTTTGTCAAAGTCAAGAGATTGCAATGTGCCAGTTGTTCTATCTGTAAAGAATGGATATCTAAATCTTATTGGAAGCTGCCCAACCTGTTGGTGATCTTCTTGTATTCCTCTTTCTATGCCGGACTGTCCAAATGGTAAATGAAAACCAACTTGAGTTTTACCTTTTATTTTTGGCAATTTTGAAACTAGGCCGTTTGCGTTATAATATTCTGCTCTTTTATCATCGGTTAAATCTATAAGCTTCCCACCAAGACCATTTCCGTTGGTAGAGCCTGCTTCAAATATGCCAGTAAAACTTGCCATTTGTTTTGAAAAGCTTGCCAAATCGTCAGATATACTAGACTCTCTTAGTGCCAAAGCTGCTGCAGCTTCTCCAAGCGGAGAAGTTTCTTTATTGATTCTAGATAAGATATCATGAAGTTCTGAATCTGGTCCAGAATAGCCAGGTATATTAACTCCATCTTTTTCAGCTTGCTCTTCTGATGGGAAACCTGTAGAGATAGGAACTACTCCAGATGTGTAAAGCCAATGTGGCTTACCATAGAATATAGTTGATCTATCTTCAAATGGCCTTATTGCTACAATATAGTTTGGCAATAGTCGTGCACACATTTGAAACATATCCCAAACGGATCTCATATATGTTTGTGCCCTAAACGAAACCTCATCGTATAAGTCATCATCAGTATTATTGGTTAGTCCCATGGTAGCAAAAAGGCTCTTAAATCCCCTTCCACCCATTGTGTGTAGCAATTTACTTCCCAGTACTGCTGCACCGAATGTTGGATTGATTATACTTGCTGCTACTATTTGAGTTTTACTATCTCCAACGATTCCTTTTACTGCTCCAGATATTCCGCCTGCTTTTTGTTCTTCTGGAATTGAATTTAAACCACCCTGTCTTGCTTCCAAAACTGCAGAGGCATCGGTTGAAGTGGTTGATTCTTGTATTAAGTTAGACCAACTTGACCCAGAAAGTCTATCAAGATATCCAAACTTTTCATCCATCATCTTAGCTTCATCAAGGCTGGCCATTGTAGTCCATCCATCGTCTAAGTCTCCGCCCAGAAATTGAGCTATTCCAATGCCGTTGCCTGGATAGATGTTTCTTTTGAATATTTCTAAGTCTCTTTGTGTACTAAAGTTTGACCACAAAGATTGCATTGCTCCAACGACGGGTGTTCTAACACTTCCTCCAGCAGACTGCATCCCTCCAACAGAGCCAAATGGATTACCTCCAGGAAGAATTCCATTTATCCCTGCTTGCAATCCTCCAGTCATAATATTCATTGCGCTATTTCCAGCAAGTCCTATTGTTCCAGTTACTGGATTATTGCCAACTGCATTAAAAGCATTGGTTACGCTCTGTTTGTAAGCTCGAGATTTTGCTGCTTCAGCTGCAGTCAGTGGCTCATATAAAATTGATCCAAAATGTCTTATTCCAAATTTGTTTTCAGAAAACACTGCTCCTCTAGTAGCGTAAGCAAATGCTTCTTTAGTTCTAGAAGTTCCCATTGATAATAGACGTATCATCAAGTCTCTTGGCTCTGACATCCAAAGTCCAGTATCTACTCCACCATCTATTTTTCCACTATCACCCTTTTTATTTATAGAGTTAATGATAGGGCTTAATTCAATTGCATCGGATTGACAGATTATAGTTATTATTTCTCCGGTTTCAACCTCTGTAATAATTCCATTAAAAACTGTTTGCAAAGAATTGGGATTAGATCCATATCCAGCTCTTAAGTGAATTCTAATTCCTGGTTTAATTCTCATATTATTAATTTGTACAATATAAGAAGAATTCATATTTGACTTAAGATTAAAAGATCTAGTTAATAATTTGTCTACTATCTCTGCGGTACCTGAGGTTAAGTCTGGTTTGTCTATATTGTATACTTGTCCGTCAGTAAGCAATGAGGCGACAGTCATCTCTGGCTTGCTTAATTTAGAGTAAGTGTTAGACAGTCTCAACACTAATGTGTCTCCAAGAATGTCTTCAGATTGAACTATCGAGAAATCAATAACAGATTGTAATCCAAAAAAGTTATCAAATAATTTTACGCCAGCAAAGAAGTTTGAGTCATCTATAAGCCAAAGCATGTAGGTTGGAAAAGCTCTTAACATTCTTCCGGATATATCTCTATATTGAGAGTCCATCATCATTTTTTGCCAATGCTTACCAAGACTACCCATTGAACTATTAGTTGCAGCTGACTGCATCTTATCGGTCCCCGGATGTGCTATTGTAGTCATGTAGCTATTTAGTGACTTTGCTCCAGAAACTCCGGTGTGCGATTCTTGGGGATCATTGTCTAGGCAAGTTGGATCAGATATCTGAGTAGTTAATGTGCCTGTTGCTTTTTTGCTAATAGGATCTCTTTTTACATTTTCTTCAGCTATGTAAAATTTTCCATCAGAACTATTTGAATGACCAAATATGTAACCGCCATCTGGGGTTTGATATATTGCTGGTATCTTACCAACCGATTCAGAATCTGCAGCAGGGATGTAATGTGTAATTCCAAAATGCTCTGAATCATCTGGATCAAAAGACACTTGATTCATTGCATCGGAATTACTATCCGCTGCTAAAACAAGCCTATTAAATGCTTGAAGCTGTTCTATCGAACCAGATAAAAGATTTCCTACTTTTAATTCTCCATCTCTAGTGCCAAATTTTAAATCACCAAAATCATATAAAGTATTTTCATCATCTGTAAATTTTTCCACCATATCTTTTAAGATGTTTGGATATTGGCTAGCTAATGAACCGCTTCCAAGACCTTGGCTTTCTACTAGCGTATCATTGTTTGTGTCAAGGAATGCAATTTCAAATATCTTAATTGCTTCAAAAGAATTAAGCCCTCTATCTTTGACTAGGTAGTCTTTAACGTTATTCAAGCTTTCCTTGTTCCCTATCAACATTTCTTTAACTTGATTAACTATAGGTGTATACTCTGCAGTAGTCATGGCTCCAGACTTATTCAGTCTACCGTTTTCTACGCCGGGAAGCTTATAGTTATCAACCACGTTATTAATGACATCATTATCAAACATTTCAAACGATCTAAAATAAAAATCTGGGTCGAAAGAACCCACATGCTTATTTGTTTCCTCGTCTATTATTGCTAACGGCATGTCTGGGTATGTGTTAATGGACGACCATTTTTGTTTTAATCTTAAGAATGGATTTCTTTTAGTTCCAAATTCTTTAACTAATTCTATTTGAGATTCAGAACTAATTGCTTCTCTTTTTTGTTGAAAAATATCAAAGTCAACAAAAGACAATTGAACATTGTAGACGTGAGGGAAAGAGGGTATAGTATCTACACTGTAGGATAGAGGAAGAACATATTTAATACCAGACAGTGCTGTTAATATGTTTTTGATTCCCATAAACCCAATAACTCCAGCTGCTTGCTCTAAGCGAGCTAATCCACTTAGGAAGTCAAACATTTTTGTTATTTTAGTTAATTCTTTTTCTCCAAATATAGTCAAAGACATTGAAACAAAAGAGTCATTGCAGCCAATGTATTGAAACGTTGGTTCGTCTTGCATTTGCAGTTGCATTCTTGCAAGGTTATTGGAAAGTGTTGTAGAAACTGAATTTACTATAACAGCTTCAGGATCCAATTTAACTTTCATCATGGGAACTTCCCATTCTTTTATGTTAAACTTTCCACCCTTTTTATTTGCATTTGCTTCAAATATTGCCTGTATACTTAAATCACTAAAGTATCTTTCGTACAGACTAACGTTAAAAGCGTCTGCATATTCTCTTTCTAACTTACCTCTAATGTTTCTCCATTGTTTGGAGTCTCTATCGGTTATGGGTGGAGTAAGAAGTTTTGCTTCTTTGTCAGCAGCGTTGTTTATACTGTAAGCTAGATAACCCTTTGGCGCTTTTGCTAATAAGTATATTTCCCATTTATCATCTTTTAGTTTTTGGGTTTCTTCTGCAGAAGGTTGTGCTGGTACTTCAATATCATTAGGCGATTTATTGCTCTTGATATAGTTGTACTTAGGAGATGCAGTTATTCCATTTGAATTTAAATAATCTATTGCAATTGCATCATACACTTTATCAAAGACATTAGAGCTATTAGCTCCTGCTAAGACAACTTCAACTATTTGTTGAGCTATTTTTTTCTTGTATGTACTTACATTTATATCCTGAGAAAGTTGCACTACGGTATCTAAGTTTCTATATAAAGCTGCTTCAGATATATCAATTCCAACTTTACTTAGAATGCCTTCCCAAAAACCTCTACCAATGTCAGTTAAGTTTTTTTCTTCGGTAGATCTAAATGTTGAAACGTCAGGGGAGAACAACTTCGATTGAACTTGATTTGGTATATAAAATTCAATACTATTTCCGTTAGACCATTCATCTGCTATATTCATAGAAAGAGTACTTGAATTAGTGTAGTTTTTTTGTCTTTCTTCAATCAATCTAAAATCTGCTGCTGAAGCTGGATCATTTGTTGCGTCGATAATTGTTTCAGTAACTTCTTCTTGTACCAACAAAAATTCTTCATTTGAACTTTCCGAAAGAGAGATAGCTGCTCTTCCCATATAGTATCTAAATTTTGCCCAGTCAATAGCTTGATTAAAATCTTTAATCATCGGTAGGAATGGTTTGTGATTAAACACATTCAACTGAAGGTCTACTACAATAGCAAACGGATAATTAGGAACTGTAGATATAGATATATTTGACATAGCTATACCAGTGATGCCAAATACGCTATTCAAGTATTGATTTCTAATAGGTAGTATCGGTGCATATTTGAATG